ATGTATTATGAAAAAGAAACTTGTATTTGATTACTTTCCGTTATTGAGATCCAGTTATGACGCAAATGAATTGGTGACTGAAGGCATTTTAAAAGATGAATTAAATGTGTATTGGAACAAACACAATATATTCAAAGATATACAATCCAGTAAAGAAACTGCCGAGCACGGTTTTATCAAACGCACAGTAGATATTGAACTGCTAGATGAAAACAAATTATTATTAGACAACACTCAAACTTGGCACAACGAAGAAAGCATCAAGTTAAATGCTGAAATTAATTTGAACCGTAAAGAAAAAGATGTATGGAATTTACAGTTCCTTTATAATCTAACCACTACAAACAATGATGATTATCAAAGTTTCAATGAAAAATTTGGCATATTAGATGAAATGTTTCATTTTAAATTAAATGGAGAGGCACTGTTAGTGAATGAAAAAGTTGAAGGCGGTAGAAGAATTTTTGCTGAAAAAGAATTTTTATATACAGGTATGCATCCAATAATGTTTGAACTTGAAGAATACGGCACAGGTCTCGCACCAGACAGTAGATTTATACAGATTGTGAGGTTTACAATATGAAATTAGCAATCACTGGACACACATCACCAATGGGTAAAGAAGTGTATGAACACTATAAAAAAACACATGATTGTTTAGGCATAAGCAGAGCAACGGGATATGATTTAAACAAACAAGAAGATCAAGACAGATTAGTATCAGAAGTATTGGCTAGAGACATATTTTTAAATATTGCTCATGTAGGAGCAATGCAGTCTACTCTATTGATAAAATTAAAGCAACGTTGGTCACCTGAGGCTCCTCTTAAAAAAGTAATCACAGTTGGTTCTTTAGCAACCAAAGTTCCAAAAAAATTATTAGATCAAGTAGGAATAGATCAACAATATCTAAAAGACAAACATCATATAGATGCCGTTAATAATTCTTTAGCAAATGAAATGCCATTTGGTTCACAATTACAATTCAGTAATGTAAGAGTTTTAAACTTTGGCGAAAAGACTGGTGAACGAACTGGAGAGCCTACCTGTTCTGGAAAAGACATTATTCGTACAATTGATTATTTGATTGAAGAACCTATGTATGTGTCTCAATTGGATGTTAGACGCTTTTAAAATATAAAATCTTTAAAAAGAACTAGTGCGTCCTCAAACTGTATGTGCTTATTATCCTCAATAGTCAGTAAATGATAACTTAAAGTCCAACGTGGCTCACTGGTATTAAAGTTGTGAGTTGAATGGAATTGTCCCACATTAAGTAAACTTGGATGTTTTATAACTGCTTCATGTACAACATCACAATCTTCTACTTCTGCATGATAAAATTTATCAACTGGAATGTCAACATCTATATCTTTAAAATATACTTCTTTGTGATATTGAGTGTTGTCTTGTTCAACTTGTATAAGTGATTCATCTTTTACTTTGTACCATCTCACAATGCTGTCTTGTGGTCCCCATGTAAAATTAATATTAGAAGAATTGTCTAATGTAGGAGCGTCATTGTGCATTGGTAAACCACCGCCGTTAGGTCCATTATAAAATGCTTCACAAACATTTGAAGGTTTAAGTCCAAACTGCTTTAGCCAGTCAACAAACTTTTCATCCCAATGCTCTCTTGTAGCACACCATTCATGCCAGTTTTCGCCACGCATATTTTCAGGCTTTGCTTTGAAACAATCTGGAAACCTATGCTCAAACGGCAATTTTACATAACGGTGGTATATGTTTTTATTCATATGATACTTCCTTGAATATATTTAATGCTTGATCAAACTGTAAATGTGTATAATCCTTATTAAGTAAAAAATAACACAATGACCAACGACCTTGTGTGGCATCAGGATTGTATGTAGAATGAAGTTGCCCAACGTTAATCAAACTGGGTTGGTTAATAACTTTTTCACACACCATATCGCAATCTTGTTCACTTTCACAAATTAATTCACTGTGTTTGTTATTGTTATCAAAATGATCCACAATGTCTGGATTGACAACTTCTGTAATGTGCGAACTGTCTGTGATATCTGTTTTAAATAATGATTCATCTTTTATCTTCCACCATCTTGTGGTACTGGTGTTAGGTCCCCACGTAAAGTTAATCTTTGTAGCATTAGTAATAGTGCTTGTATCATTGTGTATGTGCACCTTTCCTTTGTTAGGTGGTGTATAGATACCTTCAGTTACATTGGATACAATTACATCAAATGATTCAATCCAATCAATTACTGATTGATCTAGATCCTTTTTAGGAACAAATATAACTTCCGACTGAGATGGTTCATGTGAAAAGCAACTTGGCTTTCTATGTTCTACAGGGACTTTGACATAACGATGATACATTTTAATAGTTAGACAAATGATCTATACCTATCTGCTTTCTGAACTTGTCTGTGAACACACAGTCAATTCGTAAGCCATATTCTTGTTCGTTGCTGACATCACCACCATGCCAATCTTGATCATTCCAAAATGCCGCATTGGCATTGATGTATGTTTTGTTTTTTGCTTCAGGATCCCATATGTAGAATCCTCTTTTTGTGCTGTATCTTATGTGTATGAATTCATTCTTGTGATCAGTGTATCCTTGATTGTCTCCATGTTTGCCATCAAGGTCTCTATGTTCAAATGGTTTGCCATCGTGTTCACAATGAAAGAATATCACTCTGCCTATGCTTTCTATGATGCCCGTGTTTACTAATTCTTTTATCCAAGCAACAACTCCTGGAAAATATTTTGCTTCTTCTGTGATGTTACGTTCAGCATTTCTTTGATCCCAATCTCCTTCTTCCCAAAGGAAATAATAAATGTAAGGATCATTTGCTCCTAACACTGACTTTAAATATCTTGTGAATTGATTGCGTGTCTTGTAATCTTTTATATTTGCGTACAAGTCGTCGCCATTTTTTCTGATTGGATCACTTTCTGGTAGTGCTTTATATTCTTCCAAAGCCATGTAAATTGGTTTCCAATTTAATTGGTAACTCATATCTTTTGGATCAAAACCTGGCGACATCCAAGTGCCTTCTTTGGCATATTCTCTTGCCAAAGCAAACCCTCTACATATTTCTGGATGTAAATTTTTAAATCCTTTTATGTCTATGTGTTCGTCTAAACCAATATATGGGCGACCGCCAATTCCTCTAATCATCAAAGTATTTACTGTTTAAATACAAGTATATTATGGCTTTTGAATTGGTACCATATTCGGATAAATTTGACCTAACAGAATTCTACGACACTGCCAAACAAAAAGGATTTGTCAACAACAGTTCTAAAAAAATGTTGATAGACTCTTTGTCTAAAGAAGACAGATGGCAAGTTTGGTTATTGTGTTGGAAAGGAAAAGTTATTGGGTCAACTGCGGCTCATTCATTTCCTGAAATGGGTCCTGACAGTTATCGTATTGCTTGTAGAATTTGTACATTCACAGATGCTTTACCTAAAGAATATCAAATGGTGCGTACAAGAGATACTATCAGAAATCATCAAACAACAACACAACAATTTTTCCAACCAGCAGGTATAATGTGGGCAGGGTTTAATAAAAATTATTATGTAACGACCAATGAAAACGCAGAAGGCACACAAAGACTAGTTCATTCTATTGTGGCACCTACGTTGGAAAGTACCGGAGTTTATACAAAAATTACTGAAATGGATTACAGAGGTACACGTCAAACTGTGTGGCGTGTGAATGCTGATATCTACTTTGAACAAATGAAACACGTCAAGGCGTGGCCCTTTATAAAATGAAATACTATTATAACAATGTACCTGGCAAAGGCTTATGTAGAAACAATTTAATCTACACCAGTCTTATTAATGAAGATAAGACAGAATTTTGTATGTGGTTCAACAATGATACGGACTATCACAAAGGACAAAATGAAGTGGTAGATCCTGCTTTAATGGATATGAAGTTTAGAAGAGAAAAGGACTTCTTATTATTATTAGATGTTGACCATAAAGAAATAATACCTAACATAACAAGAATTGATTCTGAAGAGAAAAAAATTTATTTTGAAATACAAGGAGATGATTTTTGGGAACAGAGCCATGGCAAAAAGTTTGATGATGTTGTGCCTAGATGGCAAGAAGAAATGTTGTATATGTTAGAAACACACAAAAAATTAGGCATCTACAAATACAGTCTACACCCTAGCAGTTATTGGGTAATTGATGGTGAATTAAGAAATGTAAATTACTTTTTTGCGTATAGAGAAGATGAAACACCTATCACAGTGCAGGAGCATTTAAGCCATATATCCAAAGAGCGACAAAAAGAATTAATGCCTAAAATGAAAAAAATGAGAATTAAAGCCACTAAAAGTTATTCATTTCACAAGTTACAAATACTATGCCTAGAAAGTTTTAGAAATGTTTATCCGGACAGTTTCATAGATAAGGCAATTTCCATTTATAAGTAATACTATGCAGGATACAAAAACAACCAGTCTATGTGAAATATGTTACCGTCATTGCGAAGCAGAGCGAATTACAAAGCCTGATGGAATACATTTAATCAAACATTGTCCCGAGCATGGCACTAGTGATTATCTAGTGGAAGTTGATAAAGAATTTTATGATAATTTAGTATATGATAAAACAGGATATTCTATACCGCAAGGTATAATGATAGAAGTAACTGATAAATGTAATTTAAATTGTCCACATTGTTACCATCAACCTGATAACAAAACAGTTGATAAACCAATAGAACAAATACTATGGCAAATAGAAAACAGATTTAATCCAGATGCTGGTGCAGTAATTTTAGCAGGAGCAGAACCAACAGTGCGTAAAGACTTACCAGAACTTATAAAACAAATCAAACAATTACTTAAAAAACTAGGAAGACCAGAAGATGTGTGTATTCTTACAAATGGTGTAAAACTTTCTGATAGGAAATGGGTAAAACAAATTGCTGACGCAGGCACAAACATGGTTATGATAGGAATGAATCATCACTCTTATCAAGGTATGAAAGTCCATCAAAAACAATTAAAAGGAATTGATAATTGTATTGCTGAAGGTGTATTTGTTTATTATGTTGGCTACACACTAGAACACGTGGATCATATGGAAGAAGTATTAGAAGAGATACAGGCTTTAGGAAACAAAGCATGGCAATACAGAATAAGAGCAGGATCAGACATTGGTAGATCACCAGATGAACCTCAATTCTTTTTGAGTAGGCACGTTGCTAAAATAAAAGAAATTTGCGATCGCAAAGGTTGGACTTGGGAAAAGAAACCTGCAGATGATAATTTATATCATTACATGGTTAACATAAATGGAATACCACACAGAATTATACAATGGAGCGATCCTAAAACAATAGATATGGAACAATTACAGTGTGGTCCATGGTGCGACTTTGTGCCAGGCAAACCTGTGACTAATTTCCTACATCAAATTATGTTGCGTGATGCTGTGGTCAATGAAGGCAAAAGTTTACACGATACAGTGTCTACTCAATACACATTCCAACCAGAAAATGTAGATTATGAAATCACAGAATGGACTTGGAAAAGTTGGGACGAATCAAAAGTAAAACAAAAAAAATCTATTTAGGTTTATAATTTAATTGTGTGGCATCAATTGTAACACTTTGAAAATACATTGTTTCACAAAATAACATCTTAATAATCCACTTGGAGAGTTCTTTAGGATCAATTTTATTGCCTTCTATGTACTCGCTGATTTGTGTATCTGTACATCCTAATATAACATTTAGTATATGTGGACCATACGTATTGATACGATTTTCTATTATTTTATTTTGCTCTTTTTTGGCATTGCCATATTTTTCCATAAAGTCAGTTGCGTCCGATTCGTTGTAACAGGATTTAGAACTTAAATTTAAAATTTTTTTATCCTTATTACCTTCCCACGTTTGAATAATTGCTTTAAGTATTTCAGTTTGTCCGTCAAACTGTTCAGGTTCTGTCATTGGTAAATCGCCATCGGGCCAAGCACAATTAATGAATACATCTGCTTGTTTGGATTCTTTTATTATAACTTCTCTTGCTTGTTTGGTGCTTATATCAAAGCCATTACTTCTTGAATAACCAACAACGTTATGACCTTCCGCAACTAGGTCATCATATAAACACTTGCCTATGCCTTTTGTGTGTCCAGTTATTCGGACTATCATTGGATTATATTAGGTTAGCCCAACCGCCGTTTTCGTAACCTTGGAATTTGTTATCGTCTGAATTGTATATAACCATACCGTTTGCGGCTGAAAGAGCATTTCTTTCAGCAGTCGTTAATGAACCAAACTGTACAAAGCCTGATGTTTTAACGTTACCGACAACATCTAATTTTTCTGTTGGAGTTAAAGTGTTTACACCTAAGTTACCGTCTTTGTTGATTGTAACTGTGTAATTTGTTACACCGTTATCTGGAGTTGTACCCATAACAATGTTTCCTGGAACAGCACCAGCACCGACAGTTGCTTGTGAATCAACACCTGCTACAATAAAACTTGATTGTGTGTATGCTGAACCATCATAACCATAATGTATGTAACCAAACAATGAATCATCTGCTACACTTACAGTTGGAGTTACAATTGAACCTCTTGATGCGTATGCTTCAATTGAGTTGAATGTGTTGGCATTACCGGCATCTGAATAAACTCTTAAAGCATTTCTGGCTGTGTGATCTGTGTTGTATATTTCTAAACCAACACCTTGAACTGAACTGTTTGTACCTATTTGAATTCCATTACCTGATAAAAGATTAATAACACTGCCATCAAAGTCTAATACACTGTTTGAAATTCTGTCTGAAGCACCATCAATTCTTACTGAGTTGTCATCAGCATTTACAGTACCTTTGTGAGTACCTGTTGAATTACCTGTTAAATCACCTGTTACATTTCCTGTAACATTACCTGTTAGGTCGGCTGTAACTGTGCCTGAACCAACATTAACAACTACTGTGGAATCTCCACTTACAATGTTACCATTAATTGATACTGCGTCTATGTGTGAAGCATCTATAGTTTGGAAAAAACCTGTTCTCCAATTAGCACTGCTTGTTCCTATATCTCTTGTGTTAGATGCATCTGGAGTAAAATCACTAGCCACTGATAGATATTGTGCTGATAGTGTTGTGTCTACCTGTACACCGCCTACAGTAGAACCGTCTCCTACGAATAATTTCTTTGTATCTGTTGTGAATATAAGTTCACCTGCTAAAGGTGTTATTCCACCTCTCTCTGCGTCTGTTCCACGTCTTATTTGTAATGCCATTTGTTATATGCTCCTAACGTATAATATAGTGTATTTATTCCGCTTTCAAGATTGACGGAGTTACTATTTCCGCTTTTTTAGGAAGGTTTTTGTGCGTTTAGTAATATCTGCTTTTACCTTGTTGGTATCTATCCTAAAATCGACGTTTTTGATACTATTTCCATAGTGTTCAAACAAATCCTTAATGCTTTTTTCTAGTTCTTTATTGGTCAATTTTTGACGGTTCTTTTTGACTCTGATTTCCCAATTCTTACCGTCCCTAAATTCAACCTTAATGGACAGCAAGTATTCAATTGGTATAGACTCTATTTTAAGGTCTTTGAATACTTCGGGCCAGTGTGCAACCACTTCCTTAGGCAACGTCTTTTTACGAAACTTAACCACTCCAGACACTATGCTCTACTTAGACTTTTTCTTTGTTGGCGATAAATCTTCCGCTTCAGCACGTAATCTTTTCGCTTCTTTGTACATACGATCAGCATCACTTCTCAATTGAGCCGCTAATTGTTCGTCTGTTAAAGGTGCTTCTTTTGCCGCTGAAGATATATCTGATGAAGCAACAACTGTCGTTTCGTTATTACCTTTCACTGCTAAATCTTCTACTTTAACACCTTTTTGTTCAGCGATGATTTTGTTTAATTCATCTAACTGAATAGAAGTGCTTGGATTAGGAGTCATGTCAACAGAATCTGTTGATACTTTTCTCATAAATCCACCTGTATGAAATTTGTTTAACATGAACTGACTATCTGGAGCCATTGTTCTTTGTAAAACTTCATATAGTTCAAAAGACGTTTGTGCTTCATTGCTTTCAATTGTCTGCATTAAAGCATCATGATCTAATGGATCAAGTTTTGCTGTCTCTATTACTACTGCTGATTTAGAATCACCTGGTAGTGTTCTATATGGAACGACAACTTTTGTTCCATCTTTTAATTTACCTACGTGTTTCATGTCGGCCATTATTTTGCCTCCGCTGGTTTATCACCTTCTGGTGCTTTTGCTTGATTGGCATCTTTCTGAGATTGTTCAACAATCTTTAAAAATGCTTCTAGTTTATTATAAGTCGCACCCACCATTGCCATTTCATTGGCTTTGAATGCTCCTCTTTGACTTGCCACGTCCATAATTTGTTTAATGACGTTTAAGTCTTGAACAGTTAACTCTGCTCCAGCACCTGCTTGAGTCTTTGGTGCCGCACCTGCTCCATCTTTTCCAACAACTTGTTCAGGTGTCGGAGTAGTGGCAGTTTTTGTTTGGTTTGTATCTGTCATTTTAAAATGCTCCTTTATTATTGTATACAGAAGTATTTAATGACGTTTAATGAATGGGCAACTAAGATTGAATATTGACAGTTCTTTTGGATTTTCAAATCCTACCAAAATCATATTTTGAATTTTTCCGTTTACATCTACATCAAGATGTTTACCAATATAAAATCTACCTTTTAAGTTTTCCAAAATCCATTTTTCTAATAGTTCTTCGTTATCATTCCAATCATAATTTAATTTTAGGAATTCTAATCCGTGAGGTTTTTTGGTAAACTGTCTACAGTTAAAATAATTTAAAGGATTTACTTGATTATTTTTGGAAAACATTATTCATAATGCACCGTAGTACCAAAAGGTGCCTCCATGTTCTTGTCGTGATGACCATTGATAACAAATACTGTATCACAATAATCTTCTTCACCCCAACCTTCCCATGTGTAACCATCAGTAAACATAATGAATTTCTTAGGGACAATATCATTCTCTTTCATGTATTCCCAATTAGCCTGAAAATCTGTACCACCGCCACCAGCCATTTTGTATGTGTCTATAGATTCTCCAGAAGCATTAAAGTCTTGTTCATTGTGTACATCAGTATCAAAGCACCAAATTTTAATATTGTAATCTTTGTATTGGTCCATAATACTTTGTACTTCTCCTAAAAAATCTTCTACTTGTTCATTCATAATAGAACCTGAAGTATCAATAGCAATACAAATGTCTATTGTGTCTTCATAGTTTGTGCCTGGAAGTATTACACCAGAGTGCCAACCTTTTCTGCTAGGTCTTGCGAATGTGTAATCATTTTTAATAACACTCTGTATCTGTTGTTGTAACAATTCTCTCCAGTTCATTTTAGGTTCTGTGAACTCTTTAATAATTCTTTCAATCTCTGCAGGACAATTACCAGCACCTGCCGCCTGTGCCGCCGACATCATGCTTTCTTTAATTTCGTTTTTAATCTGTTCCATTTCTTCTTTAGAATATGTAGGACCTTTCTTTTTATTTTTGTTATCATCTTGGTCCCCACCACCACCTGTACTTTCACCTTTTTCCCAGTCAATGTGTTCGTCTAATAGTTTACCTAGTTGCTCCATCTTTTCTTTACCTTTTTTGTAGATATCATCATACACTGCTTCTGAAGACCAACCATCATATTTCCAATCTTGGAATATTTGTACTGCCTTTGGTTTCTCTCCAATGTTATCTCTAACCAAAGTATTGTTCACAATATAATCACAAGCAATATTATGAAGTTGTGGATCTCTATCTTCACGTCTTGTCATGTGATCAAACACACAATGAAGTATTTCATGTGCTATAACAAATTCTATTTCTTTAGAAGTCATCTTACTAAAGAACTCTGTATTGAAATATAAATTTCTGCCATCTGTTGCGGCAGTAGGACACCATTCATCGCACTCTTTGATTTGTAATCTTGTAGCCATATTACCAAAGAAAGGATGTCTTAATAACAATCCAACTCTAGCAACCACAATCTTGTCAATTACTTCTGCTCTTAATTGCTTTAACTCTTCTGGACTTAATTCTTTTTTTTCTATCTCTAAAGTGTCTGTGTTCATAATACTATTATACTTTCTTTTGGTAAATTAGTCAACTCTTTTTTGGTATAGGGCACCGGTAAAAAGTGCCCTATATTCAACACTATTATTTGATGCTTTGAGCGGCAGTAATATATTTGCCGTATTTTTCATGGAATTCATCAAAACATTTGACTGCATCAGGATCAATCGGTAATTGATACTGAGTTAATGCCATCTTGATACCCATAACAACAAGTTCTGTATCGAAGTTGTCCATCATAAATCTAAGAAACTTATTAACTTTTTCGTTAAACTTCTTATCTTTCTTGTCATTTGCTTCTTTGAGTTCATAACATAGCGAAACCGTAAGCGAGTACATTGCTGATATTTCTTTCGATTTCAGTTCTGTTATTTTACCTTCAAGTATTTCTGAAGGATTAGGTAACTGTGAAGCCACCTTTCTATGAGCCATGAACTTAACCGCAAGTCCTTCGCCCACTGCACCACTGACCAAATCGGTCACAGTGTTTTCATCTAAATCATCTGAAAGCAATTCGCTCACAAATGACCAAGATCTCGGAGTAGCAAACGACCTACTTGGTGATTTAGGATCAAAGTCGTATAGGTCTTTTTTGCTAAAAGTTAGATATCCAACAACGTCTTTGTTCACATTGTTAGCCACTGACCATTCAAACCAGTCTTCAAACTCTGGTTTCATTTCTAAGTGGATAAATCTGTTTGCCAACGGAGCAGGCATTCTATATACAACACCTTTGTCTGCCTCTCTGTTACCAGCCGCAACAATAAGAACATTGTCTGGAAGTTCATATTGTCCTACTCTTCTGTTTAATATAAGTTGATATGCCGCCGCCTGTACTGAAGGTGCCGCAGAATTCATCTCATCTAAAAACAATATCATATTCTTATGTTTTTTAGCCAATGCTGATGTAGGCAGTTCTGAAGGACTTGCCCAAGTCATATTGTTTTCTTTAGAATTGTAATAAGGAATACCTTTAATATCTGTAGGCTCCCATAAACTTAATCTAATATCAATTACTTTGGCATTGATATCTTTACCAATTTGGTGAATAATATCTGATTTACCAATACCTGGGCCACCCCATAAAAATATTGGTCTTTTAATTTTTAATGCGTGTAATATACTTGCCTTTGCTTTATTAGGCGAAAGTTGTCTAGTTGTAAGACCAGCATCTTGTGTTTTACTTTGTTTTACCATTTGTACTCCTCGTTAAATTGTTGTTATGTATTAATAATATATTCTTGTACCAAAAAAGTCAACCAGAAAGATTGGGCAAAAAAGTCAATGATTATGCGGGTCATTTGCCCTGTGGATAATTATTCTGTGGATTCTAGTCTAGAAAGTGCTTTATTAAGTCCATATTTTCGTATATCACCAGAAAATAGCATTAATTCCATTGCTTTCTTTTCATTGGTCACAATTACACCATCATCTGCTAGGTAGTATGGACAGTCAATATATTTGTCTAGAAATATTATAGTTTGAGTGGTAAGGTTGAAATCAACCGGGAAAGCCACATCATAAGTTTGAAGTTGTAATTTTTCTTTAATGAATGTTAATCCATCATCAGTTAGACGTAAACCACCTGTACCTTTGTCCCTTGTGTTTTTCCACCACATAGGCATATATTCTTTTAGGGTGTTTTCGCTGATACCTATCTCAGCCTGCTTTAGGAATATTTTAGTGTAGGTTTCTTTCCAGTTCATTGTTCACTGACAGTTTCACCCTGGGTCAATTTGACCACTGTGAAGTCTTCAGTGTTGAACATGGTGTTCATCTTTTTGGCTAGATTGAATGCGTGTCCAGGATTTGAAAACGATACTTTCTTGTATTTAGGACCCGGGTAGTTATTCAGCACATTTGCCGATTTTAAATTGAATGGTTTGTTTTTGTAAAACACTGCCCAGATGCCTTCAGCCGCCAGGACTTGTTCGCTCTTATAAGATTTGCGATCTGTGTGTTCTAGTAAAATAGTCGGTTTAGGTCTACTCATATAATATGAGTATTTATCTATATTTGAAAGTATTATAAGTTACCGCCGTCTACTTTAACTTCTATTGCTTCTGCTTCTGTGCTTGTTTTTTGCGTCATTAGACCCTCATAATCACCCGCTAGACGGGCCAATACTGTGGCTAGGCTATATGTGACTTGCTTGGCTGTATTGATGTCTAAACGCACTTCTTTTTGGTTACTGAGATCAGCACCTTTAACTTGCTGAATGAATTGTTGTAGACTTGCTGTATTAATAGGTTCTTTTGTTGGCATTGCTTAACTCCGTTTTCATTTCTAATGATGTTCTAAATGGGCCTTTAAAAGGATAACTGTCTAAAGTTAATAGTTTAGGACAATAACTTCTTACCCAACCTTTTTCAAATTGGATAATGTAATATCCAGCACAATATAAACTTTTTGATTTTTTGCTTTTGTTAAACAAAGGCAATTTACGTTTTACATCAAACACCATATTGAATGGTTTGAATTTGCTAGGATAATCGTAAACTGAATTATCTTCATTTTCTTTTTCTTCTTTTGGAGCACTTATTGATGAACCCCACATCCAATCACCATTAAAGTTCTTCTGTAATTGTTGTTGGGTATCAAATATTCTAGTGCCATCTGAACAACTGAACATATATCTTCTGTCTTCTTGTCTACATATTGTTCCTACTTTTTCACCATTAGATTCTAATATCCAGAATCTATTTTCTAGTATTGGCTTGGCATAAAATTTAATTGTCATGCTATTGCCTCCTCTTTTATTTTATATTTTGCATTTAATGGATCAGCATATGTTTGAGGATATTCTGCTATCTTCTGCATATCCCATTTAGCACAAAATTTTATTAGTTTTAATCCTACTTGTTCAATTGCCTTGCTTTTGACACTATTAATTGTTTCTTTTATACATTCTTTAATATCCTCAGGTTGTGCTGTCAAATCACATAGAGTAACATTTCTTTGATAATCATCCATCACTCTATGTTCATCACCATTATGATCAACCCAACGTTGAAGCATCATATTATTCCAGTTGTATCCTTTTGAATTTCTATCTTCAAATGCTTCTTGTAAACCAACTTTCTTTTTAGTGCCTTTTGTACGCACACCTGGATATGCGGAAAATACATTATCAGCAGTATCGCCTCTCATACATTTTTCAAATAGTAACCATTGTGGATTTGGAGCAGGTCTCTCTTCTTTAGTTTTCTTGTCTATTACTCTGTTACCTTTGTTGTCAAAGTATCCTTCGTGTGTAATTGTAGTTTCTGTAATACCGTTATACTGACATACATTAGGAGCAACCAATTGAGCAAAGTCTCCATCTGTGCTTATTATAAAATGATTATCATTAGGATGTGCTTGTATCCAACCCGCAATTAAATCATCTGCTTCTAGTCTAGGATGTTGTAAAGTTGTACAATTTGTTTTTGTTTCAATGAACTCTTTAAAGTTGTCAAATGTTTCCCAAAACACTTCGTCCTCTTCAACCTCTTTTTCTGTTCTAGCATCTCTGGCATTTTTTCTGTTTCTTTTGTAAGGTTCATAAAAGTCTTTACGCCAACTTCTACCTTCCAAACAAAATACAACGTGATCTCCTTTGAAATCCTGCCATACTTTACGGATACTGTTTAATGTAATATGTAGAGCCATGCCTATCTTAGAATCCAAATCACTCTGTATTGCGTGTTTGGCTCTAAAAAATGTATTGGCTGTGTCTACAATTATGTAATTCATTATTCAATATCTGTTCTAACAATGTGCTTTCTTAATGCTCTTACAAGTTCTTCAATTTTATCTATGACACTAATCATATCTCTATCTGTGATATACTTTGATCTTTCTTTTAATTTGTCATATTCTTTGATTGATATCTGCACCATAGGACCATAATTGTCTTTGTGTCCCACACTCTCGTTCTCCATTGTGGCGTCTAGTGCTCTTTGCTTTTCGTCTGAGTCTGTCATATTATCTCCTAACTAATTTCTGACTTATCGTCACTTAAATTTTTTGTGTTGATGTATCCAGCACCTCTTGTTGGATCTAAACCTTCTTCTTGAAGAATGTTTCTTGCTATTGTTCTAAACCAAGCATCAACAATTTGTTCATTTGATTCGCCTTTGTAGCCTGCATCTAATAGTTTTTCAATAAATTCATTATTCCAATCCAATTCAAAAAACCCATTTCTTATATTTTCTTCATTTATTTTTGTGTCTAACACAGCAACCCAAGGTTCACCTTTTGCTGTTGCTTGTTCTTTTTCTTTCATCAGTGCGTCCAGTTTAGGATTTTTACTGATTTCTTCAGAAGTTGTTTCTTTCTTTTTCACAAACTTGTCTTTAACTTCCTTTATTTTTTTCATTATATCCATTGTCTGTTCTCCATTTTATTTTGTTTATTTCCTCAAGTCCCCCAGGCATTTCCGAATATGTCGACGTGTAGTCTTGGAGTGTATCTCCATCCTCTTGCCATTGCCAATTCTGCGACGTTTTTTGTGTTGAGTTTGTACTCTTCGGATCTTCCTCCCAATGGCATGATATAAACGGGAACGTCGATTCCCACTTGATTGTACTCGGCAACTGCCTTTGTAACTTCATCAACATCGGTTGAATCAGCAACCACAAATTTGAAATACATTTGAGAGTGAGGAATCCTATAATAAGAAAGAGCAATTTCAGGTTTGATAGCAGTGTGCCAAGGCTCACCTGATACGGAAAGTTTCGGAGAGCAACTCCAAGTGACTTCGAATCTGTCTTGTTTTCTGAGATAGTCTTCAAAATCCTTGTGTAAAGTCTGCGTTGTATTTGTTTCGAAAGTAACATTTTTCAAATCCTTCATTCTAGGATGTTCAAATAATTCTACATAAAACCTCTGCCATCCCAACAAAGGTTCACCTCCAGTAAGTATAAAATGTACATCTTGTCCATTTGACATTGTCCACTTGCCTTCAGGAGTTAATGATAACACATGATCCACCACTTCGTCAATCGTTTTATCCATCATATATTTTTTGAATTCTGGATAGATACTGGCATAAGTGTCGCAACCTGTGTGTATGATTGGCAAGTCTTCAAAAGTGTCTACCTTATCCAAAACACCATCATCTATCAGTGCTTTAACTTCCGGATTGTATTTGATTCCTTGTTTTAACTTCTCTGCTCTATTAGGATGTCTTTCCAATCCAAAATTCATACATCTAAAATTACAACCAAATGTTCGCAAGAACACGGAAGGCACACCTACAAAACGTCCTTCACCTTGTACAGAATAAAATGCTTCACTGTACCTTAATCTTTGATTGTGTAATTTAGTTACCATGACCTTTCATACTTAGACAGATATCATAAAACTCTTTTTTCAATGGAGCGTGTTTATCAAACGCACCTAGTAATATAGCAGTTGTCATATCTGATTCATGTTCTCTTACTCCTCTTTGTGTCATACAGTGATGTTCTGCTTTAATCAATACAGCCACATTTGGAGTTTTTGCGTATTTTTGTAATGCTTCAGCAATTTGAGTTGTCATCTCTTCTTGTATCTGAGGTCTTTCAGCAATGTGATGAACTATTCTATTAAATTTAGATAATCCAATAACTTCTTTTTCAGGAAGAATACCAACCCAACATTTTCCTACAATATTCTGAAAATGGTGAGCACACGTTGACTTAACACTTATCGGACCACTTGTATATAAACTTCTATATCCCATATTAGGAAAAGATGTTACTTTAGGTGGATTTACAAATCTACCAGCAAAGATTTCTTGAATATACATCTTTGCCACACGTCTTGCAGTCTCTTTTGTGTTGTGATCGTTTTCAGTATCAATTACTAGAGCATCTAGTACGCCTGAAAAAGAATCTTCAACTTCTTTTTGTAGTTCTTCTATTTCGCCTTTTTCGATATAATCAGCAATATTATCATTACTGTGAAATCGCACTTCTTTTTCCTTAAGCCTTTGCCTAATTTTTTCTGATGTTTTCATTCCTTACCTTTTAATATATTTTTCTAACACTTCAATTTGATCATGATATTGAGCAATAACAGCCAATTCTTTTTCTATTGCTTCTAATATATCAGGATGTTCACCAACGCCGACTGCTTTCTCCATATAGATCTCAACATTCGCCGCGTGTTTTTTGATATGACCTTTGGCGTGTTCTATCAAAGCGTCATAAATCATTTGTCTAGCCATACGTTTTCTCCTTTGTATAATATTAACAAATTTTCTCCAATTTGTCAATGATTTGTTTGAGTACAATTTGGTTTCCTTCTGGAGTGTAGTGGTTAATTACACCTCTATATTCGGACCAAATATCAGTTAAATCTAGTGTGTGTCTTTCACTAGCAAATTGGTTGCTGATGCTAAAATTATCTACAGCCAAATACGGTATTGTAATAAATCGATTTATTTCTTCACGCACAATTTTATATAGGTCTTTTTGGTATTCATCATCGTAGTGATGATAAAACCAATTTTTGGCAGTGCGTAATCTTGAATTGAACCAATCAAATTTGTTCGCAACGTCAGAATATATTAGATCACAGTCTTTGTGTAAACCTTGTTTGTGTACAGGATGTTTAGGTGTGTGTATTCTGCTTGGACTTGTATGACACACAATCACACAATCATAATTGTTAACCCAATAAGGATCATGAGCACTTAGGTTGTGTAATTGTTTAAGTATTTTGTATTCGCCGACTCCAGCCTGAGCCACATTGTTTACAGCATGGTTTTCAGCAAGTATAAGAGGCCAACCTATTCCTTCACCGTTGGGCCATTCACAACCAAAACTGTCGCCTGCTATTAGTATTCTTTTAGCCATTTCAAATATTCTGTTGCTATCAGTTTATGATATTGATTGTTAAAATGTTCTTTGTCTTCAATAAAATAATCTTCTGCTTTATGTCCTAATGTATTTAGATGTTGTTCCACACTCTGATTGGCTCTTTTCAGGGTATCAATCTTACCAAAATAATCTGTGTCTTTGGGCCATACCCCTCTGCTTCTAAAATTAAACACATACAACTTTGCGTTGTTTTGTGTACACATCTTATCCCACATATACATATTTTTTAAAAATTCTCTTTTTTCTATCACAGTATTACATTCATAAAATAATTTTACAGACATATAAGAATCTTTTCTTAAGTCCGGAGACGTTAAACCATGTTCTGCAGAAAAACCAATGCTAGGTATTTTTTGATAATCTGTGCCCACAGGCTTTTGTAATATCTGCACAGTGTTCCCAGCAACAGGTTGATCAGAATATTTTCTAATCTGTTCTGTAGATTCAGGATGTTCATATGTAAATGTATCCAATGGGTCTACTTCTTGTTTTAAATCAGGATCAAAACTTAATTCTACTCTGTTCAATGGAGCCAAACATATAAACACTTCATCTATATCATTGTATTTAGAAAACATATTAGCCAACCAAGTTGTGTACAGATTATTTGTTGCTCCTGGTTGTGCGTATATCACAATATTTTTATCATGTATTTCAGAATATTTTACTGCGTAATTGTTATCATTCCAGAATGTGAAACTGCCAGGACCTATTTTACCTTCTATAGTTTTATATCCTACTGTGTGGCTGTCGCCTATGAAAAGTGATCTGCTCATTGTTTTACCTTTAAATCAAAGTTTGCTATACAACGTGGACCGTTTTTAGGTATTCCACCTCCATGCTTTATTTTACCATCAAAAATAATTGCTCTACCTTTTTTTGGCTCAACTGATTTTATAATTTTTCCATCATCATTAAAAAACACTGTGTTACCATCTGCGTCATTAACAAAATAAATTACAACCATATGATCCACTTCTATATCTATGTGAGGTGCATAATGTTCTAAATCTGTTTGATGTGGCACTGTGATAAACACTCTTGCCAGCATAATATTTTGTAATATTAAATCATTCACGTTACACAAAGCCTGTGCGACCATTCCGAAATTGTCAAGGTGTTTACTGATTGATGTATGTGATTTAAGCAAATGTACAAAACTTAATGGCGGTTGATTTGTTTCTTTAGCGGTTGTTTCATATTTGCATTTAAAATCCACACTTGGATCAATAAACTCTTCACTATTGCTTTTAATACCTAATGTGATTAACTCAAGATGATCCTGCAGGTAAGCAGGTATCAGATCGTCATAAACTTTGATAAATGGTTCATTATTCATTTTTTGTGTAATCTCCCTTGCCAGGAATTACGTTTCTTACACCGCCCTTAGGATTTTCACAGTCACCTTTTTTTCTAGGAATAAGATGAACGTGAGGATACATCACAGTTTGTCCTGCGGCTTCTCCAACATTTATTCCAATGTTATATCCGTCAACAACACCCTTGGCTACATTGTCATTGCCAATCTTTATTGCTAGTTCAACACATCTAATAATTCTTTCTTGTGTTGCTTCTTTAGGCACAATCAATGAATGACCTTCTGTAACAGGATATCCGTCATTGTACCATACCATGTCTTTAAAATCATACACAACATCATTCCATGGTGCTCTACCGTCTTGCTGTGCTTTTTCTAATGTGTCTACTTTAATCATTACCATTGTTCCCAAGGAAATACTATCCACTGTGGATTTTCCTCTTTGTTTATATTATAACACCAATAATCTAATGTGTCAAACTTGCTAGGTGTATTGTGTATTAATGCGGCTGTTTTTACTCTATCTTCTCCACCAAAATTTTCTCTGATGTATTTGAATGTGTTTCCTGAATCATTTATATCATCAATAATTAAAATCTTTTTTTGAAAGGCATAGGCTTTTTCTAAATTACGCATATCTGGTTTTGCTTTGTGATCTCTCAGTCTAACATCTAACACTTCATGCGGAATATGTAATCTATGACTCATATACACACCAGGTATACATCCACCTCTATTGATACCCATTACAACATCAGGCTCAAAGCCATCTTTACCCATTTGCTCACAAATTTTATCCATAGCATTGCGGATTTGTATCATAGTGAAATAAACTTTATTGTCCATTAATAATTCTCCTCGTCTGGATTTTTTGACACGTAGTCTGCGTAACATATTCTCCAAACATTTTTAAATTTTTGATATGCTATTTTTAATGAAGGATATTCCGCACACAATTCATCTATTTTTTCTAAACTAGGCACACTGTTTTCAAATGGTTTTCTTATGTTGTAGTCTTCAAATGTAAAATTTTCCATTCCTTTACCAGCATCTTGCCTCATCATATCATTGATGTCCATCGTGTCAACTGTGCCTAAACTTGCTCCTGAAGGTGTGAGACCGTCTGTGGTATAACTTACTGTATAATCTTCTACTGGTGGTGCCCAACCTCCTGATATAGAATCTGTGTCTACACTCCAAATTTCTTTTTGTTTTTCATCTTTATTATCTGCCATACAAATTCATCTCCTGTTGAATATATCTGTTTAATTCATGATCATTTACATTTGATGGTATTTCATTTTTGTAAAACAATCGATAACTGTCCGAACCATACTTGCCAATGCCATATAGATCAGTAGCATCAATACCGTCCCAACTTAAAAAGTCAACACTCATATTTCGTAATCTTTTTGCTCTTACTTTGTTCATACCCAAAGGTTTAAGAATTTTTTCTTGTGTTGCTTTGCGTCCTCTTATAAAAGTAACAGCATCTGGATATTTTTTAAACAATTTAGGCAATACCGCTTTGACTTGTTTACGGTTAGTTTGATTCAAACAAATCACTCCAACCATATGTTGCCATTTGCTTTCAACTTGTTGTTGAACCATCAAGTCGTCACGCATTAGTATAACTCTTCTATTTTGTCACAAATTTTAAGTCGTTTTGCTTCTTTTGAAGATAACCATACGTCTTGTGGTGGAAGTAGTATTTCTCTTATCTGCTTTTCACTCATCCCAATACATTTTTTGTAGTGTTCAATCATTCTGTTTGTACTCAATTCAAACTCTTTCACTCTTGCGTACAACTCATGTTCTTTACCAGCACTGCCCCAACTGTATTGGTGCGAAAGTATTGATGTGTTTGGTGTCAGTATTCTTTTACCTTTTTTTCCTGCTATAAAAATTAAAAATCCACAAGAAGCAATAAGTCCTAGTCCAACAGTTTTTATAGGTATACTACTTGCTTTCATTGTGTCTATTAAAGCAAAAGCGGCATGAACATCGCCACCTGGTGAATTGATTATTAATGTAAGTTGTGGTAATCTATTTTCTGCTAGGTTATGATTCATAATCCAAGTTAAACAGTTTCTACAAGATTCCATTGTAATTTCTTCCATCAAAACATAAACTCCGTTTGATGCTAGATGGTTTTGTGGTGCCGGTGATGTTCCTTTTTTAGCCATTTGATACTACTCCATATAGTTTTTTACCTGAAAAGAATTGTTCTTTCAGTTTTGTTTTTTGTTTTAAAACAGCAGGAGCATATTTTTTATAGTTGTCCATATAGTCTTCTATTTTAGCAATCAACTGTTTTTTATTTTTTCTATAACTTTCCATATTCTCTGTCCAATCGCTTGGGTATAAGAATTCATTCAAAGCCATTTCTTTGTAACTTAATCTATCAGGCATCATAGGAATAACTCCTACAATGGCACCTTCATACCAACTGATACCAAGTGTTTCTTGTAAGTTAGCGGAAAACATTAATTTCGCTTGACCTAACAAGTTATGATATTCTATTTTACTTAAAGGTCTTTCTTGACACGTCACAAATTCATATTGTGGCAAACTGTTTTTTAAATCTTGAAATATACCAGGTTGTTTTTCAGGAGCCAATCTGTGTGGAAATAAAATTACGTTTTTCTTTTCCATGTTTTGAAACATATCCAAAGTGCTTTCCATATACTCCATGGGCCAACCAACTCTGCAAACCTTGTTACCTTTTGAAGCATTTAAACCTACATACTGTTCTGCTTTTGTAAATGTTTCACAAAATAAGTCAATATGAAAGTCTGTAGCAAAAAAGTTATTATCAAACACATCAAACATTGCTTGTTCAGTGTTTCTTACCCAGTCAGCATTGCCAATCAATCTACCTAAGAAATCTTGTGGATCATATGAACCGGCGTGCCACATACCACCTATTTTAATTTTTACTTTTAATAATTCTGCCATATACTTCAGTTGTAACACAGTTGGATTCCATGCATCTGTGTATAAGAAGTAATCACCATCTTTAACTTTGCCTTCACAAAACAATGTTCCTATCTGTTCCATTTGATTGGATTTGTAAACATTAGTACCACCAAAATTTAAAAATGCACCTGGAGTGGTTGCTTGTGGTGTGTCTCCACCACTGATAGTGACCACTTCATGATTGGTTGCTTTTTTAATCTGTCGAGGCAAGTGCGTCTTCCACTCTTTGGTGTATCTTGTATCAACTGCTTCTAAATCTACAATATAAATTGTCATTTGTTGTCCATGTTTAATACTACTGTGAGTCCTGCAAATGCCATGAAGGCTAGGAAATAGATATCACTCCATGTCTCATTCCCGCCATTTAGACCAGGCATAGGCATAGTGATACTATAACCTACCAAACACACAAAAGCAATAATACCTGAAATATAACTCAAATATTACTCCTTATGGTAAATGATTTCACTCCCATTTTCACCATCCTCACTAACATTAATAATAACGTCTCTTCCTGGATATTTTTTACCAATTTCTTCAGCCAGGTCGTCACTCATCATTTCGCAAGATTTATAATCTAATTGTAAAGTCTTTTCAGCATACAATTTTTCTAACCATCTTTTGAACTGAATAAATTCTATATCTCTATCGTTGTGAAATACTTCGATCTCTACTTTAAAATGAAATATATGTCTGTGAGGGTAGCCTAAAAAAGACACATCATATTCATCACCTGTTGCTAATTTTGGATCATCCAATGCCGCAGGATATTTGTGAATGCCTTCTTTTTTAAATGTTACCCATATAAATGTTTTATGTTTATTCATAGTATATTATAGCAATTTTATTCGTCATTGTCAACGTCAATTACTGTGTCTCCTACATATTCTTTCCAATCTGTATAGTGCATGGCATCTGTTATTTCTTTTAGGTTTCTACTCCAAACTCCTGTGTTTGAATGTCCCCAAGTCACATCATCTATCTTCAGTGTCGCATTTCCATTAATCTTATAGATGTTTGGAATTTTGGCACTTATCATTGGAATGAATTTTTTGCTACTCATTAAACCTGTGGCTGTAACTTGTTCCATGTACTCGATACCAAAATCAAGTGTTATCCAAAAATCTTTATCTAATAAAGACTTCATCATGTCTACCCAAGGTTTTAAATCTTCTTCTTTATTAATCACAAAACTTTGACTTGTTCCAAAGTAAATGTGTTTCGCATTGTGTTCAGTTGCTAATTTGGCTATTTCATCTACGGGTCTAGTACCTACAACAAAAAGTGTTTGCCAACCTTTTGCCACTGTGTTTTCAATTTCTGTACCTGTAAAATAGATAACCTGTTTTCTTTTCGCTGTGTCTAAAGCCATTCTATATATCCTCTGCTGTAACCTGGCATTCTTTGATTGCCTTCTTTGAAAGCATCTTGCCATTCTGTTTTTCTATCATATCCTTTGCTCCAAAATTTATCTACATTAAGAGCCTCTTTTTCAATCATGTTCACAGCCATCTTCATACAACGTTGAAAGTTTTGTTGTCTAGGTGATGGAAATATCACTGTCACTGCGTTCCATAAAAGTTTGCTAAAAGACGTTGTAATTTTGCTTGTTTTTTCTGCTCCTATCACAAGTAATCCTTGTGGTTTAATTATATCTCTAGTAAACACTTCGTCTCTAGTATTCAAATCTATTACAATATCATAAGTTCCTTCAAAATTATCTTTCAAGTTTTTACCCCAACGTTCTTTATTGTGATTGCCTATTACATCTATTTCAAAGAAATAATTGGCACTTAAATATTGATATACTACCCAAGAAAGAAAACCACTGCCTATTATAGCAATTCTTGATTCTTTATTATTACGTTTTTCAAACTGTTCTTCTTCCTGCATGACTACATTCAAACCACAAGCAACTGGCTCTATGATGTATTTAGGGTCTGCTTCAGGAACACTTACATAAGTTCCTTTGTCAGCATTGTATTGGTCGGCATACGCAGGCTCGCCTCTTGTTGCTACATAATCACCTACTTCTATATCTTTTACATCAGCACCTATTTCTAATACTTCACCTAAACCTTCATGTCCCTGCATATTCAATGGTAGTGGACCAAAGTCACCGTTCATCATGTCTATATCACTTCTACAAACACCTGTATAGATACTTTTTACTCTTATCTGATCAGACTTTATATCAGGCACTTCGAAGTCGCTTTCTTCGAATGTTCCATTGCCTTTAGTGTGTAATATTTTTACTTTTGTCATTAATTTTTTCCTGAATCCATAAATCTTGTTCTAGTTGATTATTCCAAAACATATCATCATCTAAATGTATCAAACAATCTTTAATCATATTTTCATATGCTTCTTCTGGACATAATCCTAATTCAATAGATTTTAAATGCGACTCGCCATTTTTATAAAAATGTACTGCGACATCATCCATCAAATTGCTTTTCCAGTTGGCATATAGTATATAGGTTTTTTCACCATCTGTCAATTCCATTACTGCCGAATCGTCGACATCATACACTCCGTCTTTCTTTACTACACCATAATCAGTGCCGGTACAATCATTAAGATTCCATCTTTGTTCTAATCTATACTTCTGTGTTCTAAAATCATGAAATGTGTTTTTGTTTGCTGAAATCATTATGCTCATTAAGTGAGGCAAAAGGTCTCTACTTACTCCGCCAAATGCTTTGCTTTTATTTGTAAACCATGTTCCTGGTCCAGGAATTCTATTTTTGTTCACCCAATTAATCTGTATCATATCACTCGCTTCACAATTTTCTGCTATCTGTTTAATATTGCTTCTCCATTGATTGTTCTTTGTCATCATAAATCTTGTTGATTTATTTAGGTTCGTAAGCAATCGCCAATGATTAATTGTTTCAACTCCTGGCTTTTCTACAAATACAATCTTTGTGTGATCCGCTACCTTAAGTGCAGTTTTGTAATGTAAATGATTTGGCACACAAATATGAGCCGTATCAAAAGGTGTATGTGCTTGAATGGCTGTTGTCAGTTCCGTAAAATCTGCTTTGGCATCAGGATTTATATCTACAGTAATAACTTCATGTCCCATCCTTTTAAGAATGTTCACGTACAACTGTCCGAAACCTAATCCAACAACCAAACTTTTCATAACCTATAATGTTTCCTGCATTTTTTTCAACTGTGTTTTTAAAAACAGTTTCATTTTTTTGAATCTTAACAGAAGTGCTTTTCCGTCCCATGACCTATCATAAGAACGTTCTGACTCCATTTGATCCACTTTGCCTTTGTACCAAAGGTATTCTTTTTCGATTGCTTTTACCTTTTTGCTTTTTTTTGCCATATTATGCCTCCTCAAATAAATTAGAAAACTGTGTACTTGCGTTCACAGTCTTTTTACCTGTTGCACCTCTAGTGCCAATAATTGACATCCAGAATCTTGAAAACTCTTCTATAACCATGTTAGCCTCATCTCTACTGCTTGTGGCGAACACAGCATTTACAATATCTTTGAAAGCAATTCTATCAAATTTTTCTTCAACTAGCATTTTAGGATTTAAACCTTCATCATATTTTCTATTTGCTTCTTGTACTGCTGAAATATGTGTCCAAACATTGTGTGCCATTTGTAGTGTATAACTGAATGAATCCCAAGAAGTTTTACCTTCGTTACCCATTTTGTTTAAATCACCAGGTTTGTAACAAGTAATATCTTTAAGCATTAATCTTTTGCTGATAGCACTGTCCATAAAATTATCAAAGATGCCTTTTTCTAAAACAGCATCTCTAAACAATTTTGTTTCAGATGCGAAATCTTTATTATCAACACTTGGTTGCATTCTATAAGTCCATTTCTTTTTGTCCTCTATCTCAATGTCAGTGTAAATTTGTCCATTGGCACTTGCTAAAAATGGCGAAGCACAATCAAATGTTATCATAAAGTTTTCATTGTGATACTTTCTGATTGCTCTTTGAACATCTGTTAGTAGCACTGCCCACTCTAATTTACTTGTACCTAGGAAGTGCATCACATCATGTACGCCTTTTTCTAGTAATCCATCAAATCTTAATGCTACCAAACGTTTCAATGCCAAGTGTATATCACACATATTTTGACCACCCATTGCCCAACCATTGAAGTGTGTGCTAGGAAATTGTTTAGGATCGCAATAGTGTTTCATTTGCGTGTACCAATCATCTGCTTGTTGAAAGTTTTCACCTTGTAGTACATTTAAAAATTTACAATTACCATTTCTGTTTTTCATAAAATAATCATTGTTAATTTTTGTACCATCAACTGCTTCTTGATATGAACTTATTTTACTTGCCGCCGCACCCGCAGGAGAACGAGATACCCAAGCAGGTATATCAAGTATCATACCATAGTCCATGTTGCCATCCATAAACGACAACACTTGTTCACGTTTCTTTTTTGCTTTAGGACAGTTAGGATCTTTCCAGTCACCTTCCCAAACACCTTTACCTATTTGGAAACCACCTGAGTCACCTAGTACCCAATTATCTTTTCTATCTCTGTTTCTTATGATATCATCTCTTACAGAAAAGTGATCCATGTTTAAGTCGGCGTGTCCTGCCGAATACAAATGCCACTTGTAATAGAAATAAGTATCTTTGGAACTCATATAGTTCATACCTTCAACACCATGTTCAAAGTTTTGTGGAACTCTTTCAGGTTTGATGTAGTCTTCTTGATGTCTTGCTTTACCAAGATCCCTAGCATAAAAACTGCTCAAAGCAGGAAGAAAAGTTGCGTAGTCCTTCTGCTTTTCAGTTAGGTTGTCAGTAGGTATGTTTTGTGCCATAAGTTACTTTGTTTGTGCTGGTAATATGTAATTGTATTCACCAATTCCACTATCAACAGTAATCTGCATTGCTCCTTGATCAGAAATACTCATTTTAGATTTTCCATCAAGACTTAAAATGCTTATCACTTGTTGTATCGGCCAACTCCAAGTATTTTTTAATTCACCTTTTACATCAGATTCAAATACAAATGAACCTGCGTGTGAATTAGCATCACCAAAATAAAACACAAGATTGTTGTCTTCTGTTTTAACAGTAAACACAGTTTCTTCAACGTGTGCCGCCGCTTGTAGTTTTAATCTTTGTATTGCCGCCAATTTAGGTTCAAAGTCAATATCCCAATTAGATCCTTTGAATTTCACAGATTTTAATTTTTCATTAATAATTTCAGTACTCATAAATCTGTAATCATTTTTAAAATCACCACCTTTGTTTTCAAAGTGAATATGTGTTGGAATAGTTTTGCCATTTCTTTCTGCTGACTTAACTTCTATTTTTGCTTCTTTTTGATACTCTGGACATTTTAAATGTAAAGCCAGTTTATCTAAATTAGGCATACCAAACACACCATCAAATTCATTTACTTTGTTGTTTGTGTTTGCGGAAAGAATTACTGATCTGTCTTCAGCCATACTTTCAATTTTTGTTTGTTCTTCATTGCTTACTTTTACAAGGCTAAGAAATCCTAGCGAATGTGTATGAGCAACGATGTCTTGTAAGATATCTTTCATATTGTTCTCCTGTTTGTTATATTATATTTAGGTTTTGACGAAAAGTCAATGTTTATTTGTTCCATCTTGACTTTACTCCAAAATGTTTATAAGCCTTCTGCACACTTTTGGCTTGAAAATAACAATCAGCCAATGCGTTGTGTAGTGACATCTGTATGTCTTTTCTTGGATCTTTTGGTAACATATTGAATAGAGTTCGTGAATCTCTAATTTGCCAATAGTTCCAAGGTACTGGTTGTCCCATTTGGGCATACAAATTCTGTAGAATGGCGTAATCAAAAAGAGGTCCTTGACACCAAAGTTCATCTAGACCTACACACCATTTGTTAAGTTGTTTTACCATTTCATTCAAAGGCACTCTATCCTCATCTCCGAGTGCTTCATCTCTAATTTTTTCATCTTGTTTACCCCACCATTCTAAAGTGCCATCGTCTATATGACGACCAAGTTCACTCTGTTCATCTACATTAACTCTAAGGTATAATCCAGTATGTGGTTCTTCATTTGAATATGGATCAAATTTTATAGCACCTAAAGTCAATACAGTGGCATCGGGTCTTGTGCTTAATGTTTCCAAGTCTATCATTCCATGTACAGCCATCTATCCTCCAAAATCAAATAAGTTGTTGAATGTGTTATTACTTTCAGTTGACTTAATATCCCAACCTAAAACACCTAACAAGTTGCCAAGTTTATTATCAATCACAGTGCTTTCCATAGTAGCATCATCAAATGGCAATTCTTTAAACCATTGTGGCAATCTTAATTCATCTGTTGGATATGCCACACTTGTATATTCTAATGGATTCTTTTTAAGTTTACACACAATCACTTTCATGCCATCCATAATTTCTTGTGAGTACTTGTCACTGTTCATACGTTTTAGTGTGTTCCAATTGATACTTGCTCTCACGTGTCCAGGCATATTTGCTTTGCCTTGACGTGCTTCTTTTTTAGCATATTCGCCAATGTTGTTTGCTCTACGTGGAGAACCTTTCTCCCAGCCTGGTCTAGTTTTAAATTCATTTCTAAATTGTGTAATTTTATCCAGCACTTGTTCTTCTGTGTTGCCGGTCAATACCATAAGTAATAATTCAGATAAAAAGTCTTGAATGTATACTGGAGTATCTGATCGCTTCAGGTCAAGACCCATTGCTTTAATTTTTCCTGGTTTGTCATCTATATCCTGTCTATAACCTTCCAAGTCATATATCAATATGGCATAACGTTTTTTTGTAATAAACAAGCCTGATGTTGCCACACTTTCTCTACCTGCTTGAATTACTTCTGCTCTTGATTTCATACAATGAAATGCTTGTCCCATAAATTTTTTAAATGAATTGTTTACTTCACCTGCCACTTGATCATACAATTTAACAACACTTTCTTTAGTCCAAGGAATTTTTCCTTCGTCTATTTCTTTTTTAAGAACTTCATATGCTGAAAAATATGCGGAATCTGTATCACCATATATTATTGCTTTCCCAACATGGTTGTATTCACCTGTGATCACTTCATTAATTTTAGCCGCCATGTGTTTACTAATCTGTCTACCGGATAGTGTAGTTGATTGTCCAATACGTTTGTCAAAGAATCTACATCCTGGATTCAGAATAGCACCATACAAACTGTTCAAGTTAATCTTTTTAACAAGTTGTCTTTTATCCCAAAATTCTATTTCAGCATCATTGTTGGCTTCTTTGGCTTTCTTTAACATTGCCTGCATTTCTTTTCTTTCTTTGTACCAACGAGCAAGTAGTCCTGGTATTACACCCTCAAATTCGCTTGTAAATATTGTTCCGTTGGCACTTATCATCATTGGATTATTACTTTCAAATATCATCTTGTAAATTTCAGCACCACTCATCACATCTGTTTTACCATCTTCCCAGTCTACATTAATACTGATATCTTTTCTTTTTTCCATTACAGCATCATATTCTAATGATCCGAAATGATTTTCCCAAGCACCTGCGAATGATTTTTTCTGTAAAGTCATTTGTTCTTCGATATATTCATCTGTGTACGTTGGTCTTAATTGTCCCATTACACATTCAGGAGCCATGTTCAAGGCTCTAATCACAGAAGGATATAGTGAATTAATATCCATTGATCCTATCCAACTATGTAATCCTTTTCTTGGATATGCCACATAAGCACCTGCGGCTGTGGTTGAAGTTTCATCTCTCTTTGGTCTATTAGGAACTTGTACTCCTCGCCTATGTGCTTCATTTATAATTGCTTGTTCTGTTACTGCGACTGCACCTAGTGTTGTTTGAAGTAGTACAGTGTTTGCGTGTGCCAATTCATTTGATAATGCTATGAATCTTAATTTACGATCCAGTTTGTCTAACAATGCCACGTCTTGTCTATTGTATTCAACAAAAGTTCTAAAATCTTGATTATATAATTGATCTAAACTGCCTTCATATATGGTTTTCTTTTCACCGATTTCATGTTCACCAATAGCATCTAATCTGTAACTGTGTCGTTCTTCATATGTGTATTTTCTATAAAGTTCTAATGAATCTAAATGCACTCTACCAACTAGATCATAAGTTTCTTGTTCACGACCAAATCTTTCAAATGTTCTTTTCTTCGGCATTTGTTTCCATAAGCACAGACGTCTTGTGTCATCTTTGCTCATTACTTTTTTAATTCTGTTAATGATGTATGGTAAGTCATAACCTTCTGAATTCCAACCTGATATAACATCAGCATCTTCAATAATATCTAAAAATGCTTTAAGCATATCTGCTTCATCTTTATACAAGTATAGATTGTCTATGCCTTTGGTTATTTCTTTTGCCTCCTCAATTCCCATTGTCTTAGGTGGCATAGCGAAAGTAACCATAGTGTCTAGCCATTGTAACGAAACTGTGATTGCTGTGATAGGCATAAATGGATCACTAGGTTGGCTGAATCCTTTTTCAGGATCAAAGTCTGCTTCAATATCAAAGAAAGCAATGTTTAAATCCGGAGCATCTTTGTTTAAATAGTTTTCACTTAAACATTGAAAGATAGGATTTACGTCTGATTCGAATAATGTTTTGTTTCTATTGATTGCTAATTCTTTATGAAAATCTTTTGTATTTTTACAAACAATTCTGCTTAAAGGCTTTCCAGTTGTGCTTTTAAATTTGCCGCCTGGATCTTCATGATAAAATGTATATTTGATTGGATATTCTTTGAACACTCTTTCTTTGTTTTGTCTTTCAACAACTCTTATGATATCTGAACTTCTATCAAAGTATCCATCTATGTAACTCATATATTCTCCTTTTTGTCATTTGTGGCTGACAAAATACCAAAAATCAATTGTGGCTGATTAAACCTTACTTTATATAATATAATAGTATACCTCCGAAACCCATTAAAGTCAACACCGTATTAGTGACAATGAGTGCCGGTTCTTTCCAAAGAAACGATACTATTAACCAAATTACTCCTCCCATTGCCAAAAGCAATGGACCTATAGGATATAATTCAGGAAAGCCTGCGTTTACAAAAGTGCCTATAATTAGAACTGACGTTGCGAGCCATTTTAATGTGTTGCCTGTTTTTACTTGTTCCATACTAATAATGTTTTGCCTATTACTTTTGATTTACACCCTTTGAACTTGTGTATATTATTTAGAAAAAATTCTTCAAGTGCAGAAAAACTTGGAAAGGTATATTTGTGCATCACACCTGCTCTTGAATTAAACTTAACGTGATTCATACTTGTCGAAAACTCTATTGATTACATTATTCACTCTTACAAAGTGAGCCGCTTTAGGCATATCTTTAATTCGTCTTGCCCCAATATAAGTGCAGGTGCTTCTTACTCCACCTAATATCTGTTCAACAGTATCTTTAACAGGTCCTTTATCATCTAGTGTAACTGTTTTGCCTTCCACGCCTCTGTATCCGTCTTTTCTTTGTCCATGTGTGTTTAATGCTGTTTGCGAAGCCATACCATAAAATATTCTTTTGCCGTCTTGTAATTCTAATTCTGATTCATCATGTCCTGCTAACATTCCTCCTAGCATTACAAAATGTGCACCGCCACCTAATGCTTTAGCAACGTCACCTGGTTGTGTACAACCTCCATCAGCAATTATATGTCCACCAACACCATTAGCGGCATCTGAACATTCCATTATTGCTGTGAACTGAGGCACACCTACACCTGTTTGCGTTCTTGTGGTACACACACTACCTGGACCAATTCCAACTTTTACAATATCAGCACCTTTAATAATTAATTCTTCTGTCATGTTTGGAGTTACAACATTACCAGCAATTATCACTTTGTCTGGATATTCATCTCTAATTTTAGTAACAAAGTCTACAAATGATTCATGATAAGCATTCGCAACATCTATTGTTATACAAGGTATATCAGGAAATGCTGACATCACTTGTTTTAATGTTTGATAATCTGTAGCGTCTTTGTTGAATATTGCTCCTGTGCCTACACAGGCAGAAACATATTTAAATTTTAATCCTGTGCCTGCCGCCTGTTTCCAATCATCTAGTGTATAATGCTTTCTAATTACTGTAAGCATTTTGTATTCTTGTAGCACTCTTGCCATTGAAAAAGTTCCAACACCATCCATATTAGATGCCACAATAGGAACATAAGTCAGTTCTTTACCACTGTTTCTAAATTTAAATTTTCTTAATATGTCTACGTCTCGTCTAGAACTTAATGTTGATCTTTTAGGTTGTAGCAATACGTCTGAATAATCTAAATGTATGTTATAATCAATTCTCATTAAAAAAGTCCTTTAAGTTTACTGCTCTATCATCAACCCAAACATCATACACAGGTTTTTTCATATTGATTGAAGTGTACTTTACTCCCCAATCATTAAGTTGTTTGTTGGTAAGTTCTGTCCAATCTATTCCAGAATTACCACCTCTTGCTGTCCAATAATGGAGTTCGTGTCCTTCATCAAACAGTTTGTTCAACTTTGCAATCCGTTCCATGTCGGGCTGACTTTGTTCGTAATTGCTATCTTTATTATAACAAATTGTATTATCGATGTCAACCATATACTTCATTACCAGATCCTCATTGCTATACCAAACCCAAGAATATTCATACAAAAGAAATAACTAACCAACATTGTGGGCCAGATTAATTTTCTTCTGTAAAAAGTGAATATGGCTAATACTGAACCTATTATGAAAAATGGATATACTATTCTCATATCTGGGTCTGTGGCGTTTAGTGCCAAAGTCATACTAGCAATAATATTTACGACTGTGCTGATCATTTCTAACCAAAAGCATAATTTATCTTGCTGGTAAGATTCTTTGAAGTAACCGATTATTTTATTTGTCTCGGCCAACTGCAATAATTAAATTTTCTAATGAATCAAAATCATCTGAATATTTGTGCCATTCACCTTTATGAGCAATTTTAATTGCTTTATTAATAAGTGCTGGTTTGATTTCTAATTCTTCTGCTACTGCTTTCACAGTGTCTTTTAATCCAGAGTTTAAATCTTCTACTTCAGAAAGTACGTTTGCACCTTCATCTATAATCCTCTTTAACTTTGCTTGTTCTTCTGGACCGTATGTTCTGCCTGCCATTTTATTCTCCTTTATATTTTACTATGGTCTATACCTGAGTAGTCTCCGTAACTTCCTGTTTCGTGTGCTACTTTCAGATAATCAATCATGTTTTCTGGTGTTGATTCTACATATGGGTCGTCATCTGTGCCTTCATTGTTTATGCCAGGCTCTTGCCACCATTTTTCTACTACACCGTCATTTACAACTGCCATGTATCTCCAACTTCTATTTCCGAAGCCTAAATGGTTTTTACCTATAAGCATACCCATAAATCTTGTAAAGTTTCCAGAACCATCTGGAATCATTTTTACGTTTTCAATATTCATTCTGTCTGCCCATGCGTTCATTACAAATGAATCATTTACTGACACACAATAAATTTCGTCTATTCCCATGCCTTTAATACTATTGTACTCTTTTTCGAAACCTGGAAGTTGTTGACTTGAACAAGTTGGAGTAAATGCTCCTGGTAAACTAAAAATTACTACTCTTTTACCTTTGAAATATGAATCAGTTGTTGCGTTATGCCATTCTCCACCTATAGCACAACCGTTGTCAGTTTCAACAGCGTCACCTGTTCTCACTCTGAATGTTACTTTTGGAATTTTAAATCCTTCTATCATAAAATACTTTACCTTTTTTAAAAATTAATAATGCTTATTGTACTTAATTTTTATGATAAAGTCAAGACTATTTTTTGGCTGGACTGTCTTTTTCTTCGTAGAAGAAATCGTTTGTATCACCAAAAGTCACTGTGCTTTCGTTTTCACAGAAAAACTCTTTGGTGCTGACTTGGAAGTCTGGTCTTTTTAGTTCTGATGGAGTAAGTGATTGTTCATACCAAAGCATTCTATTGTTTGGTTGTGCGAAGTATTGACCATTTATTAGTCTACCAAAATTGTGTTGTTTGTGTTCGCTTGGTACTTCAGAAACTCCTGTATTCACAGTGTTTGGATCACCGTGACAGGCATCTATTGTGAAAAGATATTCACCTTTCATTCTACCACCGCCTTTAAGCATTATTTCAACATCACAATTCTTAAGCATTGATTTAGTCCACACTTGAATATTGCTACTGAAACTGTCCCATAGTTCTAGTGTACCGAGTGGTAATTGTTCTTCTTCTTTGATGTCTTTACGCCATACAAATGCGGATAAAGGAAACTTGTCGAAACAAGCACCATACTCTGGTAGGTATGCTTCGAACATTAATGCTCTACCTTGTACTGATTTTACAGCAAGAATCACTGCTTCTGCAAATTCGCCGTGGCCTCTTTCAAGGTCGTGTAAGTATTCTTTACGAACCCAACATTTTGTATATGGAATATTTGCAACAAAATTCAAGACACAACCTCCTCCTTGTTAATATAGTGTATTTATTTAAAATTGTATCTTGTGGTGATTAAACTGTCTTGTGACTGTTTCTGATAGTCCATCCATAAAAGTTTACTTTACTGGCAACTTTCATGTAGAACCTTGTAATGTCCTTTTTGACTGGCATCAAGTATGGTACATTTCTTTGTCTGTTTCTTTTGATCATTATTTTTTCTTCTTTTTAGTGGCAACATTGATTGCTTTACCACGTCTATCTGGGTTTGGATCTTTTCTACGTTTTCTACGAGCCGCAGATGCTCTGCCTTTTTTGCCTAATGCGTATGCTTTTTTGGCAGGTAAACATTTAGGCTTACCTTCTCCATCTGATTTACCGCCACATGAACCTCTGATTTTACCACCAGGACCCATGCGGACCCATTTTTGTTTGAACCATTTTTTAAGATTTTCGTCTAAGGATTCGTCTAGTAGTATATCGTGACAGTTTACACAGAAGTCTATGTGTTCTCTTTTAACACAGTTGGGTACTCTTTTTCCGAACATGGTCTTCATGCCCTTCTTTTCGTAACCTTTCCAACAACGTGTTCCTTCTAGGATTTCGTTTACCTTCATTACTTTTTCTTGCTGTTGCCCCAATTAGCCGCGCCTTTTTTACGACACTGTACTAGAGCACCAGAGGCGTATGCCGAAGGCCAAACTTTGTATCTTGCTTTTACTTTGTGATAGCAGGCATCTTGCTTCTCTGCTAATTTTTCGAATTCTTCTTCTGTGATTGGTTTACCAACAAAATCTTCTAGAACTGCTTCAGTCTTTTTTTTTGAAGATTCTTTTAATTTGTTTTGTAATTTATTTGATAATGATTCTTTGTAGTCTTCTGTTTTACAATCTGGATGACAATTACAATTTGGTGTGCAGTTTCCTCCACAAGCACAATTCTCATCACAATTACAAGCCATTGATTCTTTAACTTGTTCAACTGCTGGTTGTACTGCTTCTGCTGACTCACTTGATGAAATCATTTCGTATTCCATATAGTGTTTTACAGAACTCAAGTAGTCTGCCGCTTTTGTAATCTTAGCCGCTACCCAACCTTCTAAGCCTTGTTCTTCTGAAACATTTTTTAACAATTCATGAAGTTTAATTGAATACTTTGCCGCTTTGTATAAATCTGATCTTGCCATTTGTACTTCATGATCCATCTCGGCTTTTTGTGCCATTAATGCTAGATCTTCTTGTACAGATTCTTTTTTCTTTTTGTTGTGTTGATCTTTAATTTTTCCTATTTCTTCAGCACTTGCGCCTTTACCTGCCGCACTTTGAATTTTTTTCATACCATCTTTGCCGTATTTTTTAACACCGGCTTTGTACATAATTCCGCTTTCGTCTGTTTCTTGGTCTTTTTTAATTAAATCTGAATGTTTCATAATAATATTTATCTTTTAATTGGAGCACCAAATAATGATGTTCCTTTCATATCTAAAGCATTATCAGTTGGTTTCTGCATTTTTGCTTTTGGTGGTTTAGCAGAAGCACCTTTTTTGCCATAGGCATCACGTGCTTTTTTATCACCTATCGCTATGTGTGGATTAGCCACTGTGGCTATATTGCCCGCCGATGTAGCGCCTGCTGAAGCAACTTCTGATATGATGTCTCTGATACGCATAATGTTATTTACCACCTTTGTGTAGATTCTTCACACGTTTGGATGTGCTGTATTTGGCGTGAGGTACTTTGAGGTTCTTTTTGCCGTATATGTCGCCCACTTTGTGCGTGTATACAAGTTGGGCAGGATCCAAACCATAATGGTAGTCCACACGGGCCTCCACTATTTTGAAATCCTTATAACGCATACTACTTGAACTTTGCTTTGATTTTGTCCACAAGCAAACTTACTTTAGAACAAGTGTACCAAGTTTTTAACTTTTTCTTTGCTTTTTTCCACATATTACAATAAGTTTTTAAGGTTTAATATACCGTTGTCAATAATTGCTCTTTCATCAAGACTACCACCGGCACCTACTTCGCCTTCACCTGATCTCAATGCGTCTAAGCCTTCTATGTATTTTTCTTCTGTGATATCACCAGCCTCAAATCTTGTTTTCAAAGACAATACTGAAGAAGCAGTCTCCTTAACCCAACCTGATCTAGAATCACGAGCATTCACTAATCTATCTAAAAATTCAGCCATTTTGTTTCCTTTTTGTTTGTGTGTATTTATGCTTTTTTGCGTCCTGACTTCATATTCGCACACCAGTGGTACATTTTGCCCTTTTCACCACCATGCTTCTTGGCTTTTGCCCTTAATGAAGTTACTGATCCTGAACAACTAGCACCTGCTTTTTTTACTCTACCTGGACGTGATTTTCCTTTTACTTTGCCATCAGCAAAGTTTTCGTTGGCTTTATTGTTACCAACATTCTTAAAACCATATCTATTGTTAGGGCCATATCCTTTTTTATGAATAAGTCCCATGGGTTTTGCCGTGTGAGGCATTACTCTATTGCGTTCTATAATATCTATTATCTTCATCTCAGTCTAGGTGGACGACCTTTTTTGTCTATTTTAAATCCAAATTTTGCCGCTTGTCTTTGTGTTTCGCCAGGCTTAACATCAGCGGTTGTATTTTGTTTTGTAATAATTCCAACACCTTCTTTTTTAGATTGTTGTTGTTTTGTGTAAGTTTCCAATGCTGATTTAACTTTGCTTAATGAATCTCTATTTGCTTGATACAATATACCAAATCCGCCAGCCTGTTGCCAACGTTGAATATTGATAGGTCTATCGTCAATTAAAATGTTTGGTACTTTTGTTTGCTTGTTTACAGCATACGATTCTTTTCTGCCAGTGATAATTGTTTCAGCAGGCTGTTCAATATTGTTACTAATCCAAACTTTTTTATATTTTGCTGAATTGGCATTATCGCCTCTTAATGGTGAAGAACAAATTGAAAAAGTTCCACCTGTAAAATCTTTAACCATTTTTATTAATTGATCAGCAGATGGAAATTTAGGTAATGTTTCAAAGAAATTAGTTCCTGTAATTTTCTGTATAACCTCAGATTTTAAATCTTTAGTTCTATCAGAAGTAAGTTCCTTCCAGTGCTTTACACCGTACAGTTTTTCAAGACCACCGAAGAAGTCAGCCATCACTCCGTCCATGTCCAAATATACAATTGGTTTCTTTTCCATATCTTCATTATACAACTTTTTGTTGTATTTGTCAATATTGGATTCTAAGTCCAAAATACGCATTAATTGAAACCTAAATGTGTGACTTCCGGATATTTTGATTTGATTTTTCTAGCAAGTTCATTGTGTAGTTTTACTTGCTGATTCATATAACCTTCAGGTTTACCACCTGAAATCATTGTAGGACCATCTGGATTTTTATCTACTGTTGTTGGTTCTTCTGGTGATGGTTTACCAATATTCTTTTTTAACCATTGTGTTGATACACCAATAAATTCGTCAATTGGTACAGCACTCATGTCTTCAAAGTCAGCAGGATAACCTAATGCTGATAAAAATTGTCGCATACTAGCATTACTCAAATAAGGAGTATCTAACTCTTTGTCTTTTGCCCATGCCATTGGAAATTCAAAAACAGTTGTTTTTTCTCCATCTAATTCTTTTTCAGTTTTAAAATAAGGGATCATTGAAGCACCTTCTTTAACTGAATCTTCATTATCAATAGAAGCCGCTACTGGTTCAGGTTGTTGTCCAATTTGCTGTGTTGGTTCTTGATCAGGACTTAAATTTACTTTACCAAGTTCAACAGCAACTTTATTTAAATTTCCTTTTAATGTGCCTGCTGATATTTTTGATCCTGGCGCAAACATTTTCTTCAAATCTCCTTGAGCATCCATTCTTTTAAATGCATCAGGATGTTTAGGCGCCACATATTTTCTTAGATATGCTACAACTAAATCTGCAGGATATCCTTGAGATACATCTGTTTGATTTAAACCTACCACTGTGTTGATGTCTTTGAATAAAGTCTGCATCTGAACTTTTGCTTGATCATCTGCTTGTACTTTTGCCGCTGTTGCTGGATCATACAATGCTTTCACTTGATCCGGAACAATTTTTCTACCTGCCGCTTTTAAAGTGTCTAACCAACCTTCATCTAAATAAGTTCCTTCGTTTACTGATTCGTTGCTTATGCCGTGTGATGCTAATACTATACTCATCGCATCTGCTAGTCCTACTTTTTCTTTCATGTTCATTTGTTTTATATCACTAGTGTCACCGTGATCATTAAAAACTTTTATGTATGTGTCTATGTCTGCTGGATCAAATCCTGCTTTGTTTAAAATATCTTCACTTCTATAATCTAAGTCTTCAGTTGTTGGTTTATTCATTGTGATAGTAAACTTATCACCTTCAAAGTCTACATCTTTACCTGTAATTAATTTGTACATTTTAGCCAACAGTCTATTGTCGTACTCTGGTCTTCCGTGTCCTTTTTGCGGTTCTTTAATTTTGTCTGCTAACATTTGAACAAATGCTGATTTGTCTAAACGCATTTCACCTTCGTTAGTGTCTTGTGACATACCTTTATTTTTTCTGTTTACATAGTAGTCACTCATTTTGCCATAGCCATGTCTCCAAGCCATTTGACGCAATCTTGTGTCATCAAAATCTTTGAATCTGTCTGCTAGTTCTTTGTCTGACATATGAGCAAGTTTTTCTTTGTGTTTGATAATACTTGCTGGCATTCTTTCAGCAACTTTTGTTTGATGATCTTCCCAAAAATCTCCAGCCATGTCAATCACATTATTGTAAGTGTCAACAAATTCTTCCATGTCCATTGATTGTGCATCATCCGCCATGTGTTTGTATTGTTGTATGTCAACTATTCCATATAGTTTGTCAAAACTTTTAATATGTGGATAATGACCTTCTTCAATAGAATTTTCTGTTCTTAATGCTGATCTTTGAAATCCTTTTGCTAAAAATTCTTTTTCACGTTCTGCTGGGATCATTATAGTCTTACCATCTTTGTGAACGTACAAAGTCTTGCCCATGGCACCCATTCTTTTCATATCGGTAGCCTGTACGCCATCTTCTGATTTTGGTAAGTTTTTATCTGCCCAGGCATCTAGAGCCGCTTTACGTTTCATGAAGTTTAATTTTCCAACTTGAGCATACTGTTTAGGATCTTTTTGTATGTCCTGTAAGGCTTTCATCAATTCACGATAGTGTGCTTCGTCTCTTGGCTCTACGTATTTGAACTCTCTTAAAAAATCTATTAACTTCATTTCTTTCTGCTCCTAAACTGTACTGGTCCTGTCATATATGGTTTAGAAAACCATAATTTAAACCAGTCAGGATCTCCTGGTTTTAAGCCTAATTTTCTTTCTTTTTTCTTTAAAGCGGTTGCCGTAGCACTAATATTTTCACCCATAGAATCTTCGTTGTATGGTTTATAGATGCCTGCCAAACGTTTTAAATCGTCTATGTTCATATTTATACTGTCACAGGATCTAATTGTAGTCCTGTTCTCACCTGGTTATACATTTCTTCTGCTGTTTTAGGGTCTATAGGGACAGCATTAATAAATGTTCTTTTGTCCCCACGTGCCGCTAAATCACGCATTTTTGAAGCACTCATGCCTTCTAATCCTTGTGCGTCAGGATCTCTTTCACCTGCACTTACTACTTTGATAGAATTAAAATTGTAATCTCTGCCATTGTACTTGTTTAATAATTCATTGAATTCATTTACTCTATCAGAACCTGCCACATATATTATATCTGTGTAACCCATTTGTTCCAACTTCTGCATTGCTTGTACCCACGTTCTTACTGCTTTGTCTCCAACCTTAATCATTGGAAACATTTTTTGAGCAAAGGTTAATTTTTGTGAAAATGATAATGGATCTGTTTTTGCGTTTTGAGTATGCGTAATAAAGATAAAAGGATCACCAGGCTGTGCTTTGATAACTTCCCCAATTTTTTTATGTCCTGCTGTTGGTGGATTCATTCTGCCAAAGGCAAAAACAGCGGTTTTACTAGGTGCTTCTAAAATCTCCGTGATTAGCATTACTGCTCCTCATTTTCTTTTTCGGCATCCATCATTCTTTGCATTAACAAATTTTTATCTTCTGGAGTAATTTGATCTGCTATTTGTTTTGGAATTTTGTATTTCATGCAGTATTCTTTGATGCATGAATCTATTAAAGGCATAACTGCTTCATTATCGCCAGTTTGTTTACACTTGTTCATTGTAGGATAATAATTTTTTCTGTAAAAATCATCATCATTCATCATGTAGAAATAAACGTCATCCATTAGATCATAATCTAATTTAGGTTCTTTTTCTATATGATTAAATTCAGTTAGTCTTACCATTTTCTACAACTCCAATATCTTGCTTTTGTTCTAGGTCCTGGATTAGCACAGTTGTGTCTTGCTCTAAAACTTCTACGTCTAGCAGGATTAGATTTTTTAATTCTCATATTAGGATCACCAAAGTTTACTTTTTTAATGTTTTTTGTTTTTGGATCTCTCACATACACTTTAAACTTTTTTACATCACCCTGCATTGGCTTGCCTAATTTTACTTTACGTCCTCTGTATTCTGCTTCGTCTAATGAATCATCTTCATCAAACCACATATCACCATATGCTTCAAAAAAGTCATCACCTTCGTATGTTTCTTCACTTGGATCATTGTCACTTACTTCTAACACAAAGTCTTCAAGACCTTGTTCTTTGTAAAGTAATTCTATATCCTCTGCTAAATCATCTGATTCAACTTGTTCTAGTTGTCTGTGTAATTCAACAGTTAATACGTGCTGACCATCTACATTTTCGAAAGTCACATATTTCGTTTCATCTTCTAGTAAGCCAATTGTGCTTAAATTTACTGCTGTGTTGATTTCATCCTCTGTAAAAGGAGTGTCTTTAATTATGTTAAAATAGTGATGCATAGTTTTAATGATTTAATAATATTGAGTTAATTGTTCCATCTGTGTAAGTTATATGTGCTCTTACCCACACAAAATTTCCTGTAAAGTTAAAAACAAAAGCACCATCTTTGCCTGCTGTTGTACTGTCATATGTAGTGCCATCTACATCAAACCAATCAGCATCTGCTGGAGTAGTTGCTAGTGTGCCTTGTATTTTAATTGTGCCTGCAACACCGTTAACATTCATTTGAACAGTGTGAAAACCATCAGATCTACCGTAGTATCCATCACCTTTAAACTTTTCACCCACAACTGTTTCAACCGTGCTATCGCCCGGATGCGTAGTTGCTGGTAGTATTATTTCGCTTGTTGCTGGCATATGTGTATATTTAGCCTATTGGGCGGTTTGATGTTTAGGCTTGTTTCTCAAGCAATTTAACACCGTCGCCTATGTCTAGTGCTAGTTTTTTATCTTTTACTGTGACCTTAACTACACCACCGTTTTTAAGCGATCCAAACAGTAGTTCTTTTGAAAGATCCTTTTTAATTTTGTTATCAATCAATCTCTGCATAGGTCTAGCACCCATTTTGTCATCATAGCCATGCTCAACCAAATAGTCGATTGCTTCATCTGTAAGTTCTAAAGCAACATCTTTTTCTTTTAATTGTGTTTTTAAATCTAGCATAAATTTGCCCACAATTTTAATTAATACTTCTTTAGCAAGTTTTTTGAATACAACTGTGCCATCTAATCTATTTCTAAATTCAGGAGCAAAGAAACGTTTCATATCTTTATCATCATATTCTACATCTTTAACTGCGTTGAAACCCATTACGTTTTTGTCTGCTTGATCGGCACCTAAATTAGTTGTTAGTATCAAACATATATTTTTAGCACTGGCTGTTTTACCATTGTTTCCTTGTATAGAACCTTCATCCATTATTTGTAATAATATTTGTGAAACATCAGGGTGTGCTTTTTCTACTTCGTCTAATAGCAACACACAGTTTGGATATTCTTGTAATTTTGTAACTAACAGTCCTGTGTTTTCTTCAAACCCTACATAACCTGGAGGTGAGCCTATTAGTTTAGCCACTGCGTGTTTCTCTTGATATTCTGACATATCAAATCTTACAAGTTTAACACCTAATTGTTCTGCCAACTGTTTTGCTGTTTCAGTTTTACCACATCCTGTTGGACCCATAAACACAAATGAACCTATAGGTTTATTATCACGTTTCAAGCCTGCTTGAGCAACTAACACTTTATCAACAACCATATCTATTGCTTCATCTTGTCCGTAAACATTTGCTTTCATGTTTTTAGATAGATTTGCTAGGTTACTAGATTCTTTTTCAGCAATTGATTCTACAGGCATTTTAACCAATTTAGATAATTCATATTGAATAGATTCATCATTTACTGTTCTATCTGATTGCTTTTCTTTTAGATTAAATCTAGAACAAGCCAAGTCTATCAAGTCAATTGCTTTATCAGGCAATTTTTTATCTGTTTGATATTTTATACTTAATTTTACTGCGGCTGTGATAGCATCATCAGTAATTGTCGCATTATGAAAGTCTTCGTAATACTTTTTAAGTCCTTGTAAAATTTCTAGTGTTGTTTCTTTGTTTGGTTCATCTACAGTAATTCTAGCAAAACGTCTCATTAATGCTCTGTCTTTTTCAAAATACTTTCTGTATTCTTCCCAAGTTGTAGAAGCAACAACTTTAAGTTCACCTTTAGTCAACACAGGTTTCAATAAGTTTGCTAAATCATTGGCAGTGTTTCCACCACCGCCTGCACCTGCTCCTGATATATTGTGTGCTTCATCTATAAAGCAAATTGCTTTGCCTTTTTTCTTCAAACCATTAAGAACCATTTTGAATCTTTCTTCAAAATCACCTCTGTATTTAGAACCAGCCAACATTGCTCCAATATCTAAATTGTAAACTTCATATCCTTTTAAAAATTCAGGACAAGTTTCATTTACTATATTGAATGCTAAACCTTCTGCTATTGCTGTTTTACCTACGCCAGGATCACCAACAAGTATCACATTGTTTTTCATTCTTCTTCCAATAGTAAGTGCTATTTGATTTAGTTCATCTATTCTGCCAATTACAGGATCTATTTTTTTCTTTTTAACTTCAGCATTCAAATTAGATGTATATTTGTTTAATGCTCTTTTAGTTTCAGTTTGATCAACTTCATCTTCAAATATTTCTTCTATTTCACTATGTAGGTAGTCCATAAATTTTTCTTTATCAACTTTTGCTTGTACAAGGAAATAATATGCCCAACTTTTTGTTTCACTCATTAAACTTAAAAATACATCTGTTAAGTCTATATTTGTTCTACCACTGAATAAAACTTGCGTGAATGCTCTGTTTAGCACTCTTTCAACACTAATAGTTTTTTTAGGCTTGTATTTGGCAACTGATAATTTAATGCCATCTAGTTTATGATCAAGATATGTAATCAGATGTGTTTTTAAATTATCCACATCAGTGCCGTAACCTTTTAATATATTACAGAATTTTTCATCTTCGCACATAGAAAACAGCATATGTTCAAGAGTAACATATTCGTGCTTGTATGACTTGGATAAATTTACTGCTCTATCAAATACACTTTGTAAAGCACCACTAGGTTCAACCATTTACAAATCCTTTTAATATTTTTTCTTGTTTCTTTTTTGCCATTTCCAAACGCATTTTTGAAACTCTTTGATCAAAGGTAATGCCTTGAAGATGGTCGTATTCATGTAAAAATACTCTTGCATGAAAACCTTCTAACTTAATTATACATTCTTTTTGCTGTGTGTCAAGGTATTTTACGCCTATAATATCAGGTCTTTTTACTTTCATAAACAGTCCTGGAAAACTTAAACACCCTTCCATCATTTCAACTTTATTTGTGCTTACTTCTGTAATCATAGGATTAATTATTGTCATAGGTTTGTCTTCACCCATAATAAAAATTTGGGCATCCAATCCTACTTGATTAGCCGCTAATCCTACACCTTCATATTTTTTCATTATATCAAACATTTCGGTAGAAATTTTTTCTGCGTCCATAGTATTGAAATCGAAATCCTTTACTTTCTTTTCTAAAAATTCATCAGGTGCTTTAATTAATTTCATTTTTAATCCTTGTTAATGTTTCTACCCATTCTGCCTTGCTTACTGACGGTATATCTGCTTGAATTGTCAAATATATATTTCCTCGTCTTCCGCCTCTTGTAGGCAAGCCTTGTTCACTAATACTTAATACAGTGCCAGGTTGTGTGCCTTTAGGAATTGATATTGCCAAATTTCTTCCTTCAAGTGTTGTGATTGTGTGTTTTGTTCCTAACATTAGGTCAAATACATTTACTCTTTCAATACAATGTAAGTTCACTCCATCTCTTGAATACTTTGCGTGAGGTCTAATTTTTACTCTAACAAGTAGATCTCCTCTAGGTAAATGCTTTTGTAAATCATCTCCTAATGATGGAAATTTTATTGTGCTGTTGTTTGCTACTCCTTTTGGTAAACTTAAATTAACACTTTGCTCACGACCATTTGTCAGTCTATATGAAGCAACTAGTTCTTTGCCTTTTAAAACATCTTCCAACTCAATCTGTGCTTCTATTATGATGTCTCTATTTTTTCTTGGCTGTTGTTGTCTTCTTCCGAATGGACTTCCTCCTCCGAAAAATTGATTGAACACATCACCTATATCTTGTGGAAAGTCATCAGTTCTAAATTCATATGATCTATGTCCGCCTTGATTAGCATTTGGAGTCGAACCAAATCTATCATAATAGGATTTCTTTTGCGGATCTTTTAAAGTATCATATGCCTCATTTAATTTTTGAAATTGAGCACTGTCGCCACCTTTATCAGGATGGTGTTTCATGGCTTGCTTTTTGTATGCTTTTTTAATTTCTGCCTCAGATGCGTTTCTATTCACGCCTAATGTTTTATATAAATCCATAGTGCTTATATAGTAATTCTTTTTATAATGTCAAGTGTATTTAATGTTTTGTTATTCATAGTCAAACAGTTTTTCAAAATTTGTATCTTCACAATGTTCTTTAATTCTTTTTTCAGCAATATCTACATAATGTTGATTGCTGTCAACACCTACAAAATTACGTTGTTCTTGAATTGCTCCTATACCTGTTGATCCTGATCCCATGTATGGGTCTAGCACAATACCATTTTTAGGAGTGTATATTCTAACTAGATATCTCATTAAACTTATTGGCTTAGGTGTTGGGTGGTCATTGTACTCACCTCTTTCTTTACGTGTGGCTCTAGGAGCATAAAAATATTTTTGATGTTCTGGATTGTCAAGTACGCCTATTATATTACTTGGATATCTACCTTTTGGATTAGCATCTTCTTTTTCAATCTGTGTACCTTTTGCTTTTTCTACTTCTGAACCAAATGCTCTACGTTTGCTACCACCTTTAATCCATCCTTTGGGTGGAGCACCATCCCATGGTACTCTCGCATTGTCGACATCAATTTTGCCAGTAGTCCATTTTTCTTGATTCTTTTCAATTGATCCTTCTAAAGGTTTTTGTCCTACAAAGATAGGTTCATGAGCAGGTTTAAGTCTATTTGTTTTTGCCATCTTGGTTGTGACCATCCATACAATCATATCCATAGGTCTGAATCCAGCCTCTTCAACATTCACAGCCATTCTATGATAAAATTCTGGAGCACAGAAACTTAAAACAAATGCTCCTGGTTTTAGTGTTCTATAAACTTCACGCCAAGTATCAACAGGCGGAACATTATGATCCCAACCCACTCCAGCAATTTCCATTCCATAAGGCGGATCTGTAATACAAGAATCATATGTGTTATCAGCAACTGTCTTCAAAAAGTCGCAATTATCTTTACAGAATAAATTGTATTTTTCCATACCTATATTATAAAGGAAATTGCCAAAAAAGTCAATGATTATTTTGGAATCTTTTTGCTAGACCCAGTGTACAAACCAAACCATGCCGCGCCGGCACCAACAACAATTGATATCAAACCTGATTGTTCCATTGTAGGACTTGGTAACGCCATATACCAAATTACGCATTTATAAAGCAAGATGATGTATGTTGTAATAAACACTCTTGGAAAAATTCTCCAACTGTCTACTGCTCTTGCTAGATGAATAAGTTTGGCGTAAGGATTAGGTCCTAGGTCTTTTACTGAAGTGTCTACTTCTAATTCGACTGATACTTTTTTCTTTGCTGTTTCTTTATCTGCTGGTACTACCAGTTTATCTTCTTTTAATTGTTCAGCCATTATTTTACTCCTGGAATTTTACTGTTTCTTTTTCTGTGACCATTCCAAGCAACAAAGCCACCAATTCTTAATGACCAGTATGCTAATCTATTCATTGTGTAGAAACCATTCACTATGATGTTGATGTCTCTGAAAATTTCATCTGCTCTTTTTTGTGTAAGTTCACCCATTGTATCTTTTTTATTTGCTTTCAACAATGTTTTATATTTGTAAGCATAGTCATGAACAAGTCCACCAATTAATAATACGCCTACTGGTGAAAAGAAAGTTCTTAAAAATTTAGGAATACTTGCTCCATCAAATTGGAATCCTGCTGGGATCACATATTCTTCACCATCTATATTGTATTTCCAATCTTTTGTAAGTTCCCAATTTCTTGTAGATAGCAACCACATTACAATACCTTTCCAGAAACCTTTGCCTTTTGTTTTTATTGCTATAGGTTTAAGTTCTGGGAAGCCTTTAAAATTAAATTTTAAATTTGTTTTTGCTCTTTTGTCTGTAAAGTTTATAATTGCGGCAACAATTACCACAGCGATTAATACTGTCCATTGCCAAAATTTCATTGCTAGTGCTATAATAAATTCCATATATCTCCTGTTTCTTTATAGTAGTATTTATCTACTTTAAAATAATTGCTTTGATTGACTTTTCACCCATGTATATCTCTGTCTCGGCTTCGCCTTTCCAACATTGATATTTTACACTGGCGCTGTATTGTCTCTCTGCTTGTCTTTTACCTCTTAGGCATTTTGCCATGTTTTCCTGAATACGGTGTTCTTTTATCTCACCATTCACAAACATTAATAAGGCTACAACTGATTCTATCATATGCTTTCTTTCCTTTCACAACCCACTTCTAAATGTACAACTGTAAGATAACCATCTTCGTCAGTTAACATATCTCTAGTAGACTTTTCTTTTATCACAGCCGCTTGTTGACATTCCAATTTTGTTTCAAATGTTCTTGACGGATTTTCATACATAACATTACACTCCATCATTGTTACAGCACATATTATTGCGTACATCTGCCACATTAGTGTTTTCCATTCCCGTTCTGATACACAATCTCTCTGTCTGCATCTTTTAACTTCTCAATGTTTTCTTGTGCCTTTTCCATTTGTTTTGATAGGAACTCTATGTTAATTTTGTTGTTAGCCATGTCATCAAGATGCTGTTGCATTCTGTCCACGGTTTTATAAAGATCCTCAATCAACATGAACTGTTCTATGTCCTGTGAACTTTGACCTAACTCACCTCTTGGATATTTGATTCTAAACTCTGTGTTTTGTTTCACTTCGTTGTGCAGTCTTTCATCTTCAGCCGTTACATCTTTTTCTATTAACACTGTTTGAGTTTCTAATTTGTTCAGTCTTTCAATGACACCAAAGTATGCCCATACTCCAAGCGCCACTGCTGACACAATGGCTATCAAGTTTTTCATTGGCATACTGATTGCTGTTTGATCACTTATATCTAATCTTTTCATTGTTCCGTTCCTTCTTCGTAATATTTTTTATATTCTTCCAACAAGTTGTTTGTTTCTTGTAACTTTTGTCTTATTTGAGCAAAGTTTCTTGCTAGAACTTGGAAGTCCTTGTCTGTAATTCCAAACAACACAGGATCTATTCCTGCTTCTTCAAGTTTTTTGAATACTTCCTCTGCATTCTCACTTGTGATGATGTGCCAGTAAATCTCTTCCATTTGTAATGGTGTTGGCATAGGAAAGTTTAATTTTTCTCTAGGCTGTTCTACAGAGAATATTTTAATTTTCTTTTCGCCACCTATACTGCATCCTGATAATAACATACATACCATCAATGGTACTGCTACTATCCATGCTAATCTATAAGTTTTATCTTTATTGGAATGGGACATAATTTGGATTTGCTAGTGCTGGGCACTCTGGGTTAATTTGTGATTTCAAAGTTGCTTTTAATTCTTCTTCCGTGTGTTCGGCACCTGATGCCAACTCTATACATCTTGCCGCATTCTTACCACCACCATTCACAATACGTTCAATGGCTTTGGTTCTTTCTAATGCTAGTTTGCCGATGTCTCTATTTTTCTTTGTAAATCTTTTATCTAAGTCTTGTAAATCTTTTTTGAATGTATTAATCAACACATTAAGTTTCTTATTGCTTTCCATTATTGCTGTAAAGTCTTTTTTCTGTTGTTCCAACACCTTGTTCTGTTCTTCAACTGCTGATTCAAGTTTAATTTGATTGGCTTTTAGAGTGGCATTGTCTGCTCTTAATTTCATCACATAGATACCAGCACCTGCTATACCTGTGATTAGCAGAATTGTGATCATCATTTTTATTTGACCAAATATCATTCTGTTTCTAACTCTCCACTTCTGTTGTGTCTACACACTTCAATCTTATATTCTTCTGAACCTTCTGAAGCATACCTACGTTCTGTTCTATATAGGATTTTACCTTCATGGCTCTCATAGCCACAATTCAGACAATATGACTGTTTTTCCTGTTTCATAAACTACTACTATTTATCAAAAGCCACATTGCCACTAATCACCAATCTTTGGTCATCAATGTTGGGCATCGCTTCGTGAGGGAGGGCACCGGGAAAAATCACACATCTGCCCTTTTTTGGCTTTACTTTGTAATGATTGTGGTCAATGTATGGGTAGCCAAAATTATAAAATACTGTTTCTGCTGAATTTTCATTACAATCCACATAATAAACAAATGACCATTCATTTTTTAAAGGACTGTGAATGTGTACTCTGTGAGAGTGTCCTTCATTGTAGTGTTGAATCCATATATGTTTTAATCTGAAAGCCGTGTATCCATGCATTATTCCAACTTCTTTCCAAAAGTCTTTTACAGCAGGAACCAGCAATTTTGCTAATTGCTCTTGATTTTCTTCGAAAAAAGATGTGTGATGTTCTTTGACGTCTTGTAAATTTTTTTCTTTACAATAGTTTTCTAATGCTTCGTTTGGTTCTAAGTCTTCTATGTGAAATGCTGTGATAAATTGCTGAGTCTTCATTCTATTAAACCAGGCTTGTAAACTGTTTTGCCATTTTCTTTCATGGCTGTGAGACTTTGTTTTCTATTGCCCTCACCTATATAACTTACATGAACCCAACCTGAGTCAGGTATACCTGGAGTATAAAATTCTAATATTAATTGATCGTAATCTAAATTATCTTCGATGAACTTTGCCACGTCATAGTTAGATGTGCCTGGACATTCAATATCTACTGCTTCACCTTTACAGTGTTGAGATCTTTCAGAACCACCAATTGCCTTGTTAAGTTCCGGGCCTCTGTATCCTGAATTGATTACTGTGACACCAAATTGATCTCTAACTTTCTGTACAACATTTTCAAAAAGTGCAGTAGCCTTACCTAGATGCTCATCACCTGGCGTATTATCAATACCCATTCTGGTTGCTGTTTGGCTTTTTGTGTATTCTTGTAAAGTAAAATTTTTAGATAGTCTCATATTTTTTCTCCAGTATTACGCAGTGTCCTTTGTTTTCAAATACCAATTTTGTTCCGTATTTGGTAATGTTATAATCTCCTACGTACTTACTTAAGAAAATAATTTCCGGAAAGGCTTCAATTTGGATCGAGTCTTCAATGCTTTCAAGTATTTGTGTCTTGTAACCAACATTAACAAATTCAAATACCAAAGTGTCTGCATACTTTTTGGTTAATATGACATTGTTACCTTCCATGAATACTTCATCTACGTAACTGTCAGCAAAGAAATTTTTGTAGTTTTCCATGTGCGTTTCATTAGTTTTAATATCATACGCACCTGGGTCTAAAGGTAAATGTTCGTTGATGCTGGATTCATCTGCTGTATGACTTCTAAAGTTCTTGTAATATCTAAAACGTAAATCTTCTTGATTGCTAATTTTTTTTACACCATCTAAAATTTCTAAGATTTGATTTGGCGATTTTTTAGAACGTTCTATTTCAACAAATACTCTGTACTTGCCATCAGATTGTTCTCCTGAAGTTTTATCTGCGTCTAGTACAAAATCATAACCTGTTTCAATAAACTTAACTAAATCTTTAGCAGGTTGATCACCTTTTACAGCAAAACTTAATGTCACTATGTCTGAGTCTTCACCCATTTTTGATTTGTAAGAATCAATTTCAAAAACGTTGTCGATTGTGTATTCTAAATCGTGCTGTCTTAAACCCATTATAAACCTTCCGGCGCTATTTCATCTGAGGCTTCAACTGCCTGACTGCCATCAACTATTTCAGCATTAGCAGGTTCTTTGTTGTATTCTTGTTCTATTTCGTAACCACTGTAAATTGTTCTAATCAAATCTTTAGGCATTCTTATAGTTACTAACCAAATTGGCATTTGGTCTAATTTTCCTTTTTTAGTGCCTGGTCTAAAATCATCTGATTGTAAAACTCTTCTTGGGTACACATAAACATCTTTTTTGTAGAATACTTTACATCCATAATCAGTAAGTCTTTTACCGCCTTCAGGATCTGGCATTTTATCTCTAGGCCACATAAACGTTGCTGTAACAAAATGTCTTAATATTTCAGGTCCGTCTGCTAATTCGCCATCCATCCAGTTATCATACACATATAGATTTAATTCATCTAATACACGTTCAAAATCCTTTAAAATAGTGAATGCTGTGTCGTTATCGTACACATTTTCTATAGTTTTAATGACGTCTTTTATGTCTTGCATTGCTAGATACCTTTTTTATGTATTTATCATAAGGACAAACTTATGTGAGCATTTATGTCTCCATCATTGTGCCGTAAATATTAGTATGCAAACAAATATTTTGCTTAATAAACAAAGGAGTGCTAATGGGTAAAAAAACGTCCAGAAAGCGCCAGAACAGGACAAACGTCCTACCAATCAAACGATACCTTCCAGAAAAACCACAAGATGTTAAGATAGTTCCTAGAAACGTGAATCAGGAGTCTTATCTTCTTAAGTTGCTCAACCCAAACAAAGACATTGTGTTTGGTGTAGGACCAGCAGGTACTGGAAAGACTTTGATTGCTGTTCAGGTTGCTATCAAAATGTTCAAAGAAAAACAAGTCAATAAGATAGTGGTTACACGTCCAGTCGTAAGTGTGGACGAAGATATAGGTTTCCTTCCAGGTAATTTAGAAGAAAAAATGGCTCCTTGGACCATACCTATATTTGATGTATTCAAATTATATTTTACAACAGCAGATATACAAAATATGTTGTATGAAGGTGTAATTGAAATATCACCGTTGGCTTTTATGCGAGGAAGGACTTTTCATAATTGTTACATAGTGGCAGATGAAATGCAGAACGCCTCTGCAAACCAAATGAAGATGTTATTAACGAGGATCGGAAGTCGAAGCAAACTAGCAGTAACTGGAGATCTCGCTCAGACAGATAGACCAAATGACAATGGCTTGTCTGACTTCATTGGGAAACTGAATCGGAGATCAAGTGACTTGATAGGTTTAGTTAACTTTGGAAAAACTGACGTACAAAGGCACGAAGCAGTCAAAGAAGTATTAGATATTTACGGAGACTGATTTATAGTAACATCTTGATTTCTACGTATAATGTGGAAACCAAATGCTGTACAACTTATTCCACTGGTTTCGCCAGGTTGAAGTCCGTCTAGGTAAATCATAAAATCTTTATCCATCTGATTTCTTTTTATAACACCTAGGTCACCACCGTTGGCTTTACCACTTGGACAATCGCTGAACATTTTTGCGGCTTGTTCAAAGGTTAATTCTTTGTCTAATAATTTTTTTTGAATATCAGCAATTAAAAATAATGCTTCTTCTCTAGACACATTACGTTGACTTCTTGTTGCGTCTTCATGTGCTATTAATATGTGACTACATCTCATTTTTTAAATACTTCCAACTATTTGGAAACTCCTTGTTACAAATATTATGTATTTGATTTGCGATATGCCTTGTTTCTTCTTGAGTATCTTTAGCACATCTTAAATTACACACTCTAGCAAAAGCATACAAAGTACCAGACCATATCCATTCAGTCATCATACTTTGTGGCAGTACCATACGTGCTTGTTCTGGTGCTATACCTTTTCCTATTAAAGAATTATATATTATTTTACACTGTTCCATGGTCATATCTAATCTATGTTTTTCGTTTGAATCAATAGAAACTGTACCATCGGAACCTTGTTTAGAATTTTGTGGTCTACCTCTCCATTCTTTTGGTTCATATAATTCAGGTTCGTAATCTACATAACGTCTACTAATCTCATTCCATACTAAACCTACTTGATGTTTTACTAATTGTCTAGCAACAAATATTGGAGCCTTTATTCTAAATTGTAAACTAGCATGAGCAAATGGTGACCAGTGATTATGTTTTGCTAGATACTTAATAAGTTTTTCGTCCTTTTCAGAAAGTGCTCCTTCAGTTGGACCTGCTGGAGTAATACTTTCCCATTCTGATTCTTTGCTGTAAGAAACTCTAGCGGCATTAACCACAGATAAGTCACTGCCCATTTTGTCTACAAGTTCTACTTTCATTGTCTTATTGCCTCCCTTAATTTTGATTTAGGAATATCTACCATACGTTTATCACACACTTTAGTTATAATACAAACATCACAGTCAGGATTTCTTGAAACGCATTGTTTCTTTGCGTGTGTTATCAGCCACATATGAGCACCATATTTGTATTTTGATGGCGTAGTATCATTGACTGTAATAGATGCTTTGCCTTCATCTAAACTGTCTGCCCAACCCAGTCTCCATAACAATCTAAACACATGAGTATCTACTGCTATGTGCGGTTCACCAAATACAAAACGCATTACAATATCAGAACTTTTTCTACCAACTCCAGGTAAGGTCATAAGTTCTTTTTGTGTTTGTGGAACCTTGCCATTAAATTTTTCTAGAAGCATTTTGCTTGTGGCAAGTATATTCTTTGATTTTGCGTTATGTAATCCTGCTGGTCTTATTGCTTCTATTATTTCTTCTCTTGAAAGTTTAATCATGTCTTCAGGTGTATCAGCAAGACTAAACAATTGATTACAAGCGATTGCTGTTCGTTTATCCTGACTTTGTGCTGACAGCATCACTCCTATTAAACTTGTATATGCTTTGCTGTAAATTTTTGATTTAGGTTTTTTGTTAGAATAGTAATGATATTTAGAAGCAAGTTTTTCGTATATGTAATCTATTTCGAATGCTGATTTCATTTGCCCTTAAAATATTTTTCAAGTTTGTTTGCTTCGCCTGAATGTTTTTCATAACCTGGCATTGGTTCTTTTTGTGTATCTAAAACTGTCCATGCTTCTGACCATTTTTTATTAAATTCAACCCAACCTTCTCCTTCTGGATCTGAATCAGGCTTTATAGCGTCTTCTGGACATTCAGGTTCACATACTCCACAATCAATACATTCGTCCGGGTTGATAACAAGCATATTTTCTCCCTCATAGAAGCAATCTACAGGGCATACTGACACACAGGTAGTATGTTTACACATCAAACACTTGTCGTTAACAACATAAGTCATATTGTTATTTAGATATTTTGTAATTTAATCATTGTTGCCGCAAGATTGATCTCAGGATCAGCCACTAATGTGTGATCAACAAGTCCTTGTTTGACTACAAGTATTGCTTTTTCTTGTCTTGCTTCATCACCAAACAATGAAATATTATCATACAACCATTTGTAGATATCTTCTATTTCATCTGGACGTGCTTGAGAACATACAAGTTTTCTTGCTTCTGTGATCTTGCCTTGCTTAAACAATTCTGTCATTTCAAGTTTATAGTCTGCTTCAGACTTATCTGATTTTGCTGGAGCAACCAACGTACCATCTTGCGAATTCATTTGAACTGTGTTGATACATTTTCTTAAATCAGGATATGTTGCTTTTACATAAGTGTCTAGTATATCTAAATCAGGAGTAACGCCTTCATCCATTAATATTTTTGCCACCCTTGTTGTAAATTCTGTTTGATCAATACGTTCAATATGAAAACCTTGACATCTTGAATGTAGTGCTGGAATAATTCTATTAGGATAGTTACAAGTCAATATGAATCTGCTTGTTGTATGATACTCTTCCATCACACCACGTAGTGCCGCTTGGGCATTTGGCGATAGATAATCTGCCTCATCTAACAACACAATCTTAAAATCTCCAAATGGAATCATTTGTACAAAATTTATAATTGTGTTTCTTATATCATCTACTGAATTTGTTCTACTTGCGTTGATTTCCAGTATGTCCAAATCATTAATTTCTAATTCATTGAACAATACTTTTGCCAATGTTGTTTTACCTATACCTGCGTTACCACTGAATAGCAAGTGCGGAATAGTTTTTTCTTTAATCCAAGATTCAACTTGTTTACGTTGATGATCATCTCTAAAAACATATTCACTTACAGTCTTAGGACGATATTTTTCTACCCAAAGTTCTTTCATAATACCACCGTTAAAATAATTAATATTAATCCCACTGCCCCAAGGAAATATCCTGGTGCGTGTAATAATGGAATGCGTTCAATAAAAAGAAAAAGTTTTTTCATACCATTGGTACCCAATACATTATTGCGACTATTATTATACTTGTTATTGCTATTGCTGTCAAGAGTGGACCCATTATTTTTTCCTTTTAGTTGTTGTCGTTAAAGTCATCATATAAACTATATTTGGCAGTAAGTTCTTCTCCTGCCTTAATTGGTTTACACGTCATTAAATATTTTACAGGCAATTGATGCCAAAATCCTTTTACATTTTTACAATTAGGTTCGTCAGAATGATTATAAAATGCTCCTAAGGCAGTTCTAATCGCTCCATGTGGAAAGTTTTTATTTAGAATGTGAACAATACCTAGTATGACATCAGCCTCAAAGTCTTTGGTTGCGAACACACCTAATCCCTGCACATTAGACTCTTTAATTGTAATCCCATCAGGCAACGGTTTATACACTATTAATCTCTCCTCATATATTCTTGACCCATACCACTCATAATCAATAATATATAAAGCACGGGCCATCCCCATCCTGTGATAGTTCCTGTCAAATGCAGTGTCATTAACACAATACCAGTGACCCCGGTTGTGTTTAATCCTTTAGATTGTATTACTGGAAGTTTCATTCTTACAGTATATGCGGTATACTGTGATTTGTCAAGTGTTAATCAGCCAAATGTACTTGTTCGTTGTCAACTCTTCTGGACAACACATCTTTTGGTTTTTCTTTGGAAGTTCCTAAAACGGATTCTGCTTCAACAATACGGACAACTGTTTTGACATCGTTGTCATCCTGCATTGTTATACCTCGGCTCCATCTACCATGTTCAACCAAAATCCAATCACCAATTTCGTAATCGTCATCATTCTTGTGACCTTTGGCAATTACCCTTCCCCATCTTGGGTGGATACCTCTTGTTTGACCATCATCAGATGAAATTATAATTCCGCCAGCGGTTTTTTGCTCGCCGAATTCCATATCGGTAACAAGTACTCTGTTATGGATTGGAGTGAGTGTGCCTTTGTAGATGCTATACGCGGACATTACTGTTCTTTTTTAACAAAATTTCCGTCTGCGTCTTCAACCCAATCTTCTTTAGAAGTTTCTTCTGCTGGTGCTTCAGCAACTGGTTCTTCTACAACTGGTTGTTCCACAGGCTGTTCAGTTTTTTCTTTATGAGCAACTGTTCCAGGATGATCTCTATAATAATCTGCTAAAACGTCTTCTCTTTTCTTAACAATTTTACCACCTGGTCCTAATTCATCACCTCTAGCATTTACTTTGGCATTGCCAACTGCTGGAGTTAATTCATTTCTTTTTCTCAAAAGATCCATGTCTACGGTTTTACCCTGCATAGTCTTATAAACTTTTTTGCCTGTTTGTTTTACTGCCATTTTCTATTCTCCTATTATATGTGTATTTATCTAATGAATTCCTTCCAGTCTAGTCGATACTGGATCGAATCAATTTTATGGATGCCTAGTAGATACAATACATAACTTGCTACCGAACTGCCTCTGCCTACACCCCACACAATCTTGTTTTCTTTCATAAATGTTACCAAAAAGTGTAAAAACTTCAGCAAATTCAAATGTCCTAGTTCTTTGAACTTGCCTAATTCTTCAGCAACTCTTTGTTTTGCTTCTGGAGTATCAGGACATTGAGTATCCAAAAATTTTTCTATGTCAAACTGTTTGTAACTGTTTGGCATGAACCATTCTGATTGTAAAAGATTATCAAAATCATTTAGACCGATATCTAATGGCTCATAAAATTTTAATTGTTGCCCATCACCTGTTTCTTTTATAGACTGATTAAATTGTTCAGACTCTGAATTTTTTTCTACATATACTTTAAACAGTGTATCCAATTTGCCTTTGTATATAAGATCCATACAATCCTCAATACCATACTTAGGCAAACCTAAAGCGTCAATTTTCATAAGTGTATTATATGTGAATTATATCAAAAAGTCAATGATTAATCTACTTTGATCAAATCGTCGATGTCTGTGCCAGAATTTTTGGATATTTCTTGTTGTTCTTTGTACCAACGCATTTTAAGTTCTTCTGTGTAATCCATAATGAACATATTGATTTGGTTTCGTACTTGTGGATTTGTTGCTCTTAAATATTTGGTACGCAACTCTGTGAGTTTATTTTCTAATTCTTGAGTTGGAATGTCTTTGTAGTCTTTGCCCAATGGGTGAAACATAAAATATTAACTGAATTGACCAATATATCTGGCAAATACAGTTGCTCCGTTATCGTAAGTATAAAATTCAACTACCAAAGGATTTGTTGTACTATCAACTGTGAATGGTGTTGGAAAGCCTGTTGCTGTTTTTATTGTTCCACCATTAGTGGCCCAAGTAACAGTTCTATCTCCACCTGCTTTAACAACTTGAACAACTACACTTTCTAAAGCATTTGCTTGATTACTCCAATCAGCCAATGTCAATGTTACGTTTGCTCCAACAACAATAGTTTGAAAATTACCATTTGATAAACTTATATTTTGGCTTGTTGATACTGTTCCAGCGTCATGGCTTTTTGTAAAGTTTCCTTTGAATAAAGCACCATTTACTTCATTGCCGGCGAAGTTATTATCGCTGTTTAGTTTTGCTGTGTTTGTTTCTAATGCTGTAATTTCTGTTTTTGCTGTGGCAAAATTTGTTTTAATTGTAGAAAAATTATCTCTAAAACCTTGGCTGTTGTTGTCCTGTCCTGCGACTGGATATGTTGCGTCTATGCTTGTTGAATCTATTGTGCTCATATTTTTATGTCCTACTCATATTTATCTTATACATTATAATGATAGTTAGGAAAGAGTATGTATTGGTCGGCACTATTGCCCTCTGTTCCTTCTACCACGTATCTATCAATTTCAAAATTTATATTTTTGATATCAAATCCACTGTTTTTGACTGCTAGGGCAATGCTTTGGCTAGTTCCTGGCTTACAATAACATAATGGCACTGCTGTTGTGTAACCTAATGCTGTGTTGCTGTCTTGTGCAGTACGCATCCAAAGAGGTAAAAGACCTCCTTCAGTAACTCCTAGTGCTTTGATATTATCTCTCATGTTAGAAATATTGCTTATGTATCTTAACTCATCATCACTCATACTTGCTTTTAATAAATCACTATCGACTTTTATAACAGAATTCTTTGGTCTGAATCTAAAAGGATCACCATTGATTTGTTCTACTGTTCCAACCACTAAATCAGGACCTGACTGCATATCTATTTTTAATTCTCCATTAGGCACATCTACTAATAATCTACCAGTCCTAGCAAATATTTCTAAACTTGTTCCTACACCTGAAACAGATAAAGATGAATTTGCTTGAGCAAAAATAGTGTAAGCAGAACCTCCCACATTTAATTTTGTTGAATCATCTGTAACTTCTATTTGTGTTTGATTTATTTTAATTGTACTTTGTGGTTTTATCTTTAATGATTTCCTAGTATCATTTTTATTTAAATCTCTTACATCAATTATATCAGCATAAACTAATTCATAAGCAATGTCGTTCGTGCCAGGGTATTTGGCTACTGCTGTTTTAATATCTCCAAAATTAAATTTACATCTTTTGTGATTTTTAGATACTGCTGTAACATAGTTGGCAACAGATTTCTTTTCAATTCCTGAATAAACTAACATCTTCATGTTTTTCTGTAATCCAAACATAGGATCATTTGGTCTATAAATTTTATCTATAGCAAAAATATTTGTGTTACTGATAAAGTCTTTAAAATAACTTCTTTGTGAGGATTTAAGTAAAGGTTGTGCGTATAAATCTGTAAAAGTTTTTGTAACATTTGTATCAATAGCCAGTGTAAATGTTCTTTCAACACTGCTAAATCCAAATCTATCTTGTGCTCTTACAGTAAATGAATAACTTTCATCCACAGTTGTAGTTCCACCGTCTAAAGTTAATAGGTTATTATCAAAAGAAGTAATACCTGGTAAACTGTTTTCGCTGTACAATCTAACATTGCCAACTATTTCTCCATCCAATGATAAACTCAATCCTGGAGGAAGTGTGCCACCTGTTAAAAGATATTTCATTTTGGCATCTGCGACTGTGCTGGTTGCTTCTAATTTTAAATGACTTGTTAGATTTGCTTTTAATGTGCCTAATGAAGTTGCAGTTGTCCATGTAATTGTGCTGTCAACTTCTCCTAATACTTTGACTGTGAAAGTTTTTGTTGCTGTAGGTTCAGTATCTGTACTGTTTAACAAAAAGTTTTTAGATTCAGGTATATCTTTGAATGCCGCAATACTGATATTTTGTTCGTTTACAAAACTATCCACAAGAGGAATATTCAATACAAGTTTTTCCATTGCTGTGGCATTGGCTATACCTTGTAGTGCAGGTTCACCTTCTGCTAATAATGATTGTATATCTGAAATTTCATATTCACTAGAACCAATTCTTAATGTTCTCCCTTTATATTTGTCTTTAGATATTCTGTTGTAAACAAATATTTCATTGTTTGCTCTTGTTATAGGAAGTTGTGCTCCGGTTCTTTTCAATTCAATAGGATCATAAACAGTGCCAGTATAAACTTTTAAATCATTGGCAGTTAAATTTCTGTTCAAAGTTAACAAATCATAATCTTGATCTGTGCCATCTACACCTAACACTGTGTATTCTTCACTGTTGATTGTAATTTTTTCTCCAACTAAACTTTCTAAATCGTCTAATCCATCTGCTTGTCCCACAGGTAACTTTTGAATTTTTAATTTGTCCCCGCCTTGTTGTTGATCTTCATAAGGAGTAATAACCACAGTAACAAGGTCACTACCTATATTGGCTCTGACAGCACTTACTGTGAATTTATATTCTTTGCTCACAGCAGGTTGGTAAGGAACTCTGCCTGCTATTTCTCCAGTCAAAGCATCCAGTGTCATTCCTGGCGGAATAATTGATTCTGAATTATCGTTATTTGTATTTTCAAGTATGTAACTGACTTTTCCAGGCACTGTGTTTGGATCATACAGTTCTAAAAATATTGTAACGTAGTTGTTGGCTCTTTTAAAACCTAAGTCAGATGGTGTTAACCATTGCGGAGTTCTTAAAAATGTGCCATCTGATGTGAATACACCCGTACCCACCTGCATGATAGTATTGTCTGCTCTTAAGAAATCATCACCTACAACAAATATTTTGAATTCTCTACTTATTGTGGAATCTCCATCAGTTACATTAACTGTAAAATTATAATAACGATTTAATTTTCGTTGATTTCTATTCTGTACTTGCTGATTGTACAAGTCTGAAAACTCTTGTACATCAAAATAAAAACTTTTATTAGCAATTGATCCTTGTAATCCAAAATCAAATGGAGCCGATGCGTAGTCATTTGAATCATAATATCCTGTGCTAGATAAAATGTCTAGTGCTAATATAGGATCTACTACTCCTGAAATTTTTCCAGTTGAACTTAATGACAATCCAGGAGGTAATTCACCTCCACCTTCTGGAATGTAAAATTCTAATGTTGTATTTGCACTCAAATCAGCATCTTCAGCCTCTAATTGAAAATCTACAAATGAACTATCTAAAATGAATAGTTGTGAATCTTGTCCAATTGGAAGTGTACCTGCTGGAGTGATCCAAGTAGGTGCGTCTGGACCTTCGATATTTACTGTGAATGTTCTATCTTGAATTCTAGTATCATGCTTGGCTCTTAAACAAAATTCATATTGAGTAGAACGTGAAACTTGAAATGGTGTTCCTATTAAATTAGAACCTTCTAATCTTAATCCAGGAGGTATTGTGCCTGCTATTGTGGTAATTGTGTCTGCTCCTGAAACTGGTAATGTGATTGTTGTTGGTACTCTTTCTTGATATGTACCTAAATTAAATCCCGTCTGAACTGTCCATAAATCATGCATGATATAGGTATTTATCGAGTTTTAAAATGCTTAGATAGAACCAAAGTCAATACCAGTTGCTGTAGGCGACGCTATTGTGCCCATATTCACTGGATTGAATGATTCAAGCCACTGTAACAAGTTGTTTACAGGGTTTTGTACACCACCAAAGTCAAAACCAACTAGACTGTCTAAGTCATCAATGTCCACACCTTTTACTAAACCATTAAAATTGTTACCTGTAATTGTGCCAACGTTGATCATATTGTTACCATCAGCGTCAAGTGTTGCTGATAGAGTTGGTGAAGTTTCATTTGCTAGTGCTGAATTAATTGTTATATTTTGTCCTGATCCTGATGTTGTTGTACCACCTGTACCATTAACAGTAATTTGACCTTGTGATCCTATTGGATTCAAAGAACCTACATCAGTTGTGAATAAAATACTGACTATACCTGAAGATGTAATTGTAATTTGATTATTGTCAGCACTTAAAACAACATTAGGTCCTGCTTTTAAATTTTTGAAAACTAAATTATCGTTTGATTTTTCAGCAAACACACCTTTTGTTGTACCATCATCTGCTAGTCTGTTTGATGCTGTTGTGTTTTCTGCCTGACGAGCATCTAATTCGGTGAAGTTGTTGTTAACCTTTACAAAGGCTTCTCTCAGATCATCACCTGTGCCGTCGTTTGCTAGTGTTCCTATGTTGATTGTGCTAATTGCCATACTAATATTTATCCTATGTTAAAAGGCTTTTGTCCGTGCATCGGAAAGTATGCTACCCTATTTGGACTGCCATGTATAGTTGTATTTGTTGTGTAATCATCAGTGTTGCCTGTATCATTAAGATTAGCAACAGCATTTGATTCAAAATATGTTTTAACCTGTCCAGGTGTCCATTGCGGTTGTGCTTGAAGTAAACAACCAATCATGCCACACATTTGTGGAGCCGCCATTGATGTTCCTGAATATTTGGCTTGTCTATAAGATGAATTAGCAAAGTATGTTGAGCCTTGATTATTTGGTTGAGCACTAATAATATATCTTCCTGCTGTGTAAATGTTTACACCTGGACCTGATTGACTGAATGTAGTTTTCTTATCTTTGTATCCCAGTTCAGTGAATACATCACTGTTTTCCAATGCACCAACCATAAATCCTTCATTTAAATCTCCTGCCGGATTATCCTCAGTTGCATTTGGACCACTCAAAGTGTTTCCACCTTCATTTACTGATGGCGAACCTCCTCTGTGATAGTATAGATAATATGTTGACGCACCAACACCGATAGTGATATAGTTGTCGTAATCAACACCACCTGGTATATCCATTTTCATTGAATCATTTCCTGCGGCACAACACACATGAATTCCATTGTTGATCAATGTTTCTACATCAGCATCATTAGAAGCAAATTTTCTTGGAAACCCATATGTAGATGAACCTTGAAATTCTCCTATCAAGCCACGATTTTGTAGTGCGGCATATGTTGTATCTGTGTGAGCAGTGCCTCTGTATCTTCCACCAGTAATAGGATATCCTGTTCCACCTTCTTGAAATTGAACTTCATTAGGAGTAACACCTGTATTAATATACCAAACATATCCAAAACTCATATTAACCACTGTGGGTTTACCTGTATAAGCGGCGTCATTCACATCATTCTTTTTGTTGTGCCAACCTATCAATGCGTCTACGGTGTTATCCCAAGATATGCTGTTTCCTGAATTAGCATAAAGAGTAATATTATAAATGTCTGAATTTTTACACCAACCGAATGTTTTACCAGCCATTGTGCCAATACAGTGTGTGCCATGACCATTTGTGTCTGTGTAAAAATTAGCAGGTTGTGAAAAACCAACTCCGCTGATTGCTGACCAATCAACTTGTTTTAATCTTGTTGTTCCGTTAACATCTTCCCATTCTGGGTGACCAACTTGAATTCCTGTGTCCACAATAACTTGATCCACATTTGTACCGTCTAGAACATAATCATAAGTTCCACCTGGATCGCCTGTGCCACCAGCAAAAGTGTTTGTCAAATTTATGTGTCTTAATAGACCCCAATTGTCTTGACTACCTGATGAAGTTGATGTACGGTTAAAATTTCCATCTTGAAAAGCAAAAGGTTTTATATCAGGTATTTCATCTACTGCTTGTACTGATATTATTCTTGAATCATTTCTTAATCTCATTGCTTCGCTTAAAGAAAGATTGTAATGTGTATTTCTTGGATTGATTGCTCTTTCTTTAACAACGTCACACTGTCTATCAGGAATAATACTTGAATCTACTGCGTCATTAGTAGATGTGTCATTGATCAGTTCATTGTGAACTGTGCGCCAATCAACATCTTTTTTAACTGTGACTATATATTCTCTAATTTGATTTAAATCTGTACCTATCATCAATCATTACGAGACAATGGATCTATCACTGACTCTTCTCCAATTTGAACCATCATAGAATGCCGGTATAGCGCCGCTTGTTTCGTCAGTACAATACACCATACTTCCAGCGGATGCCACGAAAGTGTTTAATTCTGATACTGTTTTAGATAGTAATCTAAATGGCACATCTGATTTTACTTCTCCTGCTCCACTTGCCGCATCTAATGTGATTGTTGTAGGTGAAGTGATTGAATAAGTTCCAACTAAATTGCTTGGAGGAGCGATACTACTTGCTTCAATGTTTGTTACTGATAAAGTATCTGTGCCACTGTTATATGTGAATGCTGAATCTCCACCAAATGCACCATTATTGTTAAACTGCACTTGAGTGTTTGCTCCGCCTGGAGTTCCGCCACCACCGCCACCACCTGTGTAACTGATAGTGATTAATCCATTATTAATAGTTGTTGATATATCTGTACCACCTTGGAAAGTAAGTTCATCAACTGCCGAAGCCGCCATGTATGGAGTGCCTGAATCAGCATTAATAGTTTCGAATAAATTTTGATTTGTGGCTGGATTTGTATTTGTTATTGTTAATATGTTTCCAGCAATTGCAGTTTGTATTCCAGATAAAGGATCACCATTGATTGTAAATGTATCAGTGGCACTTGATGCTGTGGCACTGCCTGTTTCTGCATCGATAGTTGAGAATAAATTTTGTGTTGAACCTGAAGAATTAATTGTAACAGATTTTCCTGTATTGTCTGTTGTTAATGTTGTGTTTGTGCCTGCCACAAAAGTTAATACACCATTTACTGAAGCAGTGGTTACATCTGTTTGTCCTGAAACTCTAACAGTGTTGAAAATATTTTGATCTACATTTGGTGAAGTGTTTGTTACTGTGACAGATTTGCTTGTATTATTCATTCCAAATGATACACCGCCGCCACTTACAAAATTTAATGTTGTTGAATCACTGTTTGCTTGAATTGTTGTGTCGTCATCTGGCGAAGCCACTGAACTGAATAAGTTTTGATCAACATTTGGTGCTGAGTTTGTGATAGTTACTTGATCACCTGAAGCATCACCTGTGACAGTAATACCTGTGCCAGCCGCAAATGATAGAGTGTCTGTTGTTGTGTCTGCGGAAATTGTTACGCCACCTGCTAATACATTCTGGAAAATATTTTGATCAACATTTGGATTGCTGTTGGTGATTGTGATTAAATCATTTGAAGCAGTCATTGTGATACCATTTCCTGTTTGGAAATTTAATGTATCAACATTTGAATTTGCTGTTGTAGAACCACCTGATGGTGTAATAGCAAAAGTTTTGTAAGCAAAGTTATCTGATGTGTTGAAATTGTTATTGCTACCTGTGTAAGCAATTTGTAATTCGCCAGCGACAACATTGGTTGAAATATCAGTGCCGCCAATTATTTTTAAAGTGTCTGTGACAGAAGATGCTGTGATTGTATCATCTGAATCATCTGCTACTCTATAAAATATGTTTTGATCAACGTTCGGAGCATCATTTGTGATTGTAACTTGATCAACTGCTCCACCTGGACCTGAACCTGTGCCTGTTGCTGTAACACTTATTCCTGAACCACCGCCTATGTATAATACATCATTTGGATCGTCTGCTATCAGTTCCACATTGTTGCCAGGAGTACCTATAGCAACTATTTCAAAATTGTTTGCTTCGCCACCAACGTTACCTGTGTAATTTATTTCTAATGTGCTACCTACTATGTTTGTAGAAATTGATGAACCACCTACAATGTTGAAAGTGTCTGTTGTTGTCCCGGCTGTTTTACTTCCTGAGTCTGAACCAAAAGTTTGGAAAATATTTTGTTCTGTGACACTGCTGTCTATTTGAATTGTGTCATTGCTGGCATTAGGTGTAATCACTATGCCTTGTCCTGCAACTAAAGTTAATGTATCACTTGTAGAATCTGCTACCACATCAGTAACGCCAACTTTTATAGTACCAAAAGCATTTGCCAATGTTTGTGTGTTATTAATTGTAAGTGAATTTTCGTCTGTGCGTGTAACAGAAATATTTGTTCCTGGTTGAATTTTAACATCATCTGTAGCACCTGCTGAACTCTGCAGTCTAATTACAATGTCACTGTCTCCATCCTGAGCACTTGAAATGCCGTAGGTTGTATCAGTGTCCGTACTTGTGAATGTTAATGAATTTGAATCTCTTGTGATACCTACATTTGTACCAGCAACCAAAGTGATATCTTGTATCGCATCTGTGCTGTCTCTTAATCTAATTTTTTTACTGTTTACATCATCGCCATCTGCACCTGTTAATGTGTAAGTGGTATTTCCATCTGCTACTCCACCGCCTCCACCTGAATGACTGATAGTTAAAACATCCGTTCCGTTTTCTTCTGTAAGTGCTGTTGTAACATCACCTGAACCTTGAATTTTTAATGTGTTGCCTGGCAATATTGTTCTTGCCACAGAATCATCTGCTGTGATGATTAATCCGCCACCACCTTGAATGGTAACATTTCCACCACCACCGCCACCTTGTCCCAATAAACTTTGTGTGTCTGTTAATTCAGATATGTCTGCTGGTATTGTGGGTGCCCCTTGTAGTTCACTGTATTGAAGTGTGAATGGTTGACTGTTGATAGTGATGCTTTGAGTTTGAATTGCATTTACACCAACTAGATTAGAATTAGTAAGATCAAGATTATCATTGATCGGTAATTCTTTTATCTTATTGCCGTCTGTTGTGTCTACTACTAGTGGTATTCTGTTTGCCATTTTTTGCCCCTTGTATCTATATTTATCCGGTTGGTGCTGTGTTCTTATATGGGTGACTGACAGGTAAATTACTTGTTAATCCCCATTTGTGAGCAAGATAACCTTCTGCTTTTTCTATGTAAAATTTGTTGCCACTGCCAAGGCCAGGTAAACCTTGTGACACCATAAATTCAAACAGTTTACCGCCAAAGGTTTGACTGCCTCTGTTTCTGAATATGTTCATTCCTGCTGTGGTTTTAATACTGTTGTCGTAATCTGTTTCTGGTGTGAAGGCGTTGTTACCGTTCACTCTTACACCAATTTCACCGTGCGATTTGTCAAAGTAACATAATATCATAAAGTTAGTATTTGGTTGGATAGGTGTCTGGGCAGTAAAGTCTATCAAGTTACCTGCGTTACTGCTGATCCTGTTTGAACTCAAACCATCAAGATCCAGTTCACCTTCAAAATCGTTTACATTACCTGCACTGATGGCATAATCTCTGTTAGGCGTTTCTGTGGTATCAAAACTCCATATTGAATCCTTGCTGTTGTTCACACTGGCAATAGTGCCTGCGAATGCGGCCCAATGGTTACCACCGTTGGCAATCGCAAAAGAACCTGTGCTGAGATATTCATTTGAAGCGTGATCAAACACAATGATTTGTTTGTTGTCTTCTGTGCCCTGTTGTGGATCGTTGTTGATGTCGATGACAACTCCTGAATTTCCAGAAGCATCAATGATATTTGTTAATGCGTTAGTGCCTCCGGCTGGCGAAATAGTGGTTGTTGAGGTATCGCTTGGATTGAGCCACATTCTTAGATCGTTTTCTAACATTGAAGGAGACCAATCACGAGTGAAAGCACTTGCTCTACGTCCTGCGAAAAAACTACCTGTTGCGGTTCCTATTAGAGGCATTATACTCCTCCAAATGATACCATTTGTCCTAGCACAACATATGAACTACTGACTTTTAATATTGTGAATGAGAAACTGTCTACACCGTTGGCTGTTCCTGTTGGCGCATTGTTGTTTTGCCATACGATAGTTTGTGCCGCACCACCAATTTGAACTGCTGTGATTTCGTGTGCTGTGTTACCTTGATCAATAACTATTGTAAGGTTTGTTGCGTGTCCTGATGCCAAACCTAAATTTGTAAAGTTTGCTGTGATGTCTCCTGCTGTACTAGTGTGATAGAACATATGACCATCTGCACAATCATGAGCAACAACACCTGATTGACCTGTCAGTGCGTTGTATGATTCTTCAACACCTGCTGTGAACATTGTGCGTCCTTTGAGGTTAACACTTGTACCATTGCTTTCATTACCAATCAGTACGTCACCTATACCACTTGATTGACCTATATTGATTTGACCGTTGTTGGTTGAATCAAGTATCACATAGTTGCTAGCCTGTACGGTAACATTTCCACCTGTTGTAGTTAAACTGAGTGCGTATGGATTGATTGTAAAAGTACCTGAGTGTGTAAGACTGAATCCGGAAATAACTGGACCACCTGCTATTTCAATATTGTCTTGGAATGATATCTGTGTGCTGTCGTCTGATCCAATCTGTGTGCCAGCAAAAGTTAAACCACCCACTGTACCAGTAGTTGATGTTAAATTTCCTGTAATGGTAATATCACCATTGCCTGTGATATCGTTGTTGTTTAAATCTAATGAGCCACCTAGTTGTGGAGTTGTATCCTGAAGGATATCTGTAATTCCACCACCACTCACAGTGTCAAATTCTAAAGCATTTTCACCAGCATTTACTTTGACAAATTTTCCTGCTTGTCCTGAAAAGTTTGCTGGAGTATCTGATAATGAAGCAAAAGCCTGTGCTGGTACTGAAGTCAAGTAACCTGAATCATTTGTGAATGTACTAATATTTGTTGGTGCTCCTGTCAAGTCAGCATATGCACCTGAAAACAAAGTTGGTTTGCCTGTTAAATCAGCATACGCACCAGAGAACAAAGATGGTGTGTTTGTAAAGTTATTGTAATCTAAATAGTAACTGGCATTTTGTCCACCTAAAGTTGTTGCTGTAATTCCAGTTAATGCTGATCCATCAATTGCCGGAAGAGCACCTGTAAGTGTTGTTGCGTTCAATGTGCCATTTACACTGTCAACTAATAATGTTGAGTCTGCCGCAACAATGTCTATTGAATGTGTTGAACCACTTGTCAATACTGAACTTGAAATAGCATTGTCTACTTCAGTTTTTGTATAAGCATCTGAGATTCCATATCCTGATAATGTTGTTGGCTTACTTGTTAAATCTGCAAACGCACCTGAAAATAAAGTTGGCTTACCAGTTAAATCTGCATATGCACCTGAAAATAATGTAGGAGTGTTTGTAAAATTGTTATAGTCTAGATAATAACTTGCGTTCTGTCCACCAAATGTAGTTGTTGTGATTCCTGTCAATGCTGAACCATCTATTGCCGGCAGTGCACCGGATAAATTTGCTGAAGGTATTGTGCTGTTTATTCCATCAACCAGTAATGTTGAATCGTCACCAAACACAGAACCTTTGATATCACCAGTTGTTACTGTGACACCACCTGTTTCAAGATTAGTTACTTTAAGAGAAAGTTCTGCGAAGTTATCATTAATCTTATCAAAGGCGGTTCTTAATGGTTCACCGTCACCCTTGTTTGGACTTGTACCAATATTGATAATTTGAATTGCCATTATACTCTACCTACCACTGCTTCTATAACACCTTCTCCGGCATCTGTTTTGTTTTCTAATGCTTTACCTATCACTGTGCCTACTTTAGGATCAGTGCTTCTTGTAGCAAATCCTTTTGTGCTTGAACTTACCAACATATCACCTTTTTGTACAACACCAACAACTTTAACAGGAGTTCTTCCTGTCAATGCCACTGCTGTTACATTTTCACCTTCCAGTGAAGTATTCATTAAGTGTGCTGGATTTTCAGAAACAACACCTGCGACTCTTGTGTCGTCTCTTAATGATGTTGTGGTTACTTCTGCGTCACCACCAAATATTAAAACTGTTCCCACTTCGTACTGATTGTCAGCAAGATAATTCTCAGCCAAGTCAGCATATTGAGCCTGCGTTGCTGTACCATCAAAAATTTCTGCGTATACATTTTTAAATCGTTTGCCAGATGATGAACCAATATCAATGTTATTATTTCCTGGAATTAAACCTTGTGCTGTTGCTATCACAGGAACAACACCATCTGCCACAAGTGCTATTTGACCTTCTGTAGATTCATCTAATCCTACAATGTATGGATTATCATTTCCTAATGCTATACCTGTAAAGTTAGCACCTTTACCTTCTGACTCAATATATTTTGTGTAGATGTAAGTTGAAGCCAATGCAGGATCTGTGTTTTGTGCTGATCCATTATCATTGCTTGGTGATGCTGAAGCATCTGCTCCGCCAAAACTAAATCTATTACCTGTAAATGTGTGTTGTGTATTATCTGTGTTAGAACCAATTACACCGTATGCTAAAACTCCACCTGGTGTAGAAACTTGAAGTGTAGAAGCAGAAGTGTCAAACACTAATGTGCCATCTAATGCTAATGAACTAACATCAAGTTGTCCGTTTGTATCAGTTTTAACAATACTGTTGCCTTCACCTGTTTGTGAAACATTTGTGTAAGCATAAGTTGTAGCACCTGTTTTGATTAAAGCACTTCCTGGATCTGCCGCAACACCTACTTCTGCTACAAAATCTCCATCTTCTAAACCGCCACCAACTCCAACAATAGTAGAGAAAGCAACTGCCTCAGGAGCACCTGTACCTGCTGTTGACCTACCAAATGCAAATGAATTTGCCAGTTCAGGTAAGTCTGCTAAATCTACAGAAGCACTTTTTAATGTTACCCAACCGTTAGTAACTGTAAAGTCACCTGCATCAAAACTTGCTAAACCTAAATCTGCTTGAGTAATACCTGTGTCATTGGCTCTTGTTGTTGCCGCCTGCATTGCCAATTTACTTTGACTGATTGCCGCTGTTGGCGATACATCTGCGTTTATGATTGAATCAGCATTAAGTTGGAAATTAATTGTTGTTTCAGAATTTGTTCTTGTGGCACTAACTGTGATATCTGATCCTGCATCTTCAACGCCGTTTCCAATTTCATAGATACCAGCATTAATCACATTGGCTGTGACACCAGAACCATTATCAATTAAATCATTTGTGTTAAAATCTGTACCACTTGTTAAATTGTAACTGATTCTTGTTGCTAGTCCATAACCTGGAACATTTTCTTGAATTAAATCATAGATTACACCAGTTGCGCCTGAGTTTGAACCAGTGATTGTCATACCACCTGCAAACAGTCCACCGTTTGCTGGAGTTGTGAAAATTCTTCTAGCACCATTGTAAACTAATAATTGTCCTGCTGATGTTGGAGCAAGAATGTTTACATCTCTATTGTCAACTAATTCATCTGTGTCATAATTAACTTGGTCAACATAAGATTTTGTTGCCGCGTCTTGATCCACACCTGGATCTTGTAAATTTTGTATTTTAAATCCACCTGCTGAAATATTATCTGTGAATGGAGTTGAACCATCTCTTGCTAAAGCACCAGCACCAATTGGGTTACTTACTAATTGTCCTTGATGATCAAAATGTAATCTTCTGTTTACATATCCTCTAACAGCCGACTCAGTTGGCACTGTGTCAGATGAATTATCTGTCATTGCTGTGTCAGATGAAAATTCTGCTACAACAACACCACGTTTAAATCCAATACCATCCAAGTTACTCAAAGCAATTGATGCCGAGAATGTTACAGAACCAGTACCTTGGTCAACTGTGAAGAATTTACCAACACGGAAGAAACCGTCTTGGTCAGTTGACACGTAGAACACACGTCCTTTGCCACGTTCATCTACTTCGTATGCTTGAACTGGTGCTTGAGGATCACCATAAATTACATTCGGATAGTTTGTTGTGTTGAAACCACCTGTACCTATATCTAAGAAATCATGTCCAGTTGCTCTACAAGTTGATATAGAAACTGTTAAAGTTCCTGTTTCGCCTGCGGCAAGGTTTGCTCTCAAGTTTACACTTTGATTTAATCTGTATACTGAACTGTGTAGACCTGTGCCAATTGGAGTAGCATTTATATCATTTACATCCACAAGAGAAATTGTAGCATAAGTTGTTCTGTCTGTGTATCCTGTAATTCTGTGAACTTTACCATCCCAACCAAATATCATGTCACCAGCATTTAATCTATTAATGTCTGATTGTTGTGTTAAAACATCAATAGCAATTACCACGTCACCCGGTGTATTACCCATTGTTGTTCCTGTGCCAGCATATGTGTTGTTGACTGCTTCAGTCATGTTAACATTCATTTTAACTGTGTCGAATGGAGAATCCATTCCAATGATTGCTTCATCATTTGCTAGAGCATTTCCAACCGAATCATTTGTTTGGAAAGAAACACTTCTGTAAACAGCATCTGTGTATTCATCAAACACAATCGCTGTTGATGGTCTTGTAGGTGAAACATCTTCTAAATCTTCAAACTTAAATGATCTAGATGATCTAACAGTTACAACTTGATCTGCTGTAAGAGCCTGTTTCAATCCACTTGTTGCTGTGTTGTCTGATCCACCTGTTCCTAAATTAACTTTGTAAACTGTGCCATCTCTTGTGGCTGGTTGACTTGGAGCCACTGTTGTTTCAATGTTTGTGACTTCATATCTCACAATACCTGTTGAGCCACCGTGGTCAATTTCTACTTCTGAATTACTGTATGGTAAGAAATCAAAATCATATAGATATATTGCTGTTGATGAAGGTGGTTGAGCAAAATCTACTGTGCCATCATTAAACACAATGGCAGTTTGTGTCATGTTATCACTTAATGTGATGTTATCAATTTTTTCGTTTGGATTTGAACCTTCAGCAACTAATCCATAATCACCATTTGCTGATGAACAGTTCAACGCACGAATTTGACCACCATCGTTGGCGTACATCGCTATGTGATTGTAATAAGTGAAAGTAGATACTTGTTCCGACAAACCTCCGTTTGTAGCAACAACACCATAACCTAAATCGTTAATCTGTACAAAGTCATTGGCAAGTAGAGATCTGTTACCTGCTGTTTGTACAATAATGTTGTAAGGTGTTGCGTATGTGCCATCCCAACCAGCACCGCTATTAGAACTTGCCGCTAATAAAAGTGTTGCTGTACCTAAACTTTGGTCATAATTTGTAATTGCCGCAACTTGATATCTTGCACCGTTTATATAGAAAGGTGCTGGCATTTGTGGTTTACGTAAAAATAAACCTGTGCCTGCCGCGGAAGTAACTTCAATACTGAATGCTGTATTAACTCCAGTGACTGCCATTTCAACGTTACCAGCATAACCATCAATGTACATACCACCTCTGAATGATTTAGCATTAACACTTTGTGAAAATGAAGAAGCAGTTTGTGTGTATGGAGATTTTGTAAGCACTTGTCCATTTGGATCTAATACTTCAGCAAATCCACCGTGTGCTTGGAACGTGATGTTTCTAACAACACTGGCATCGTTCATTAAGAACACATCCATTGCTCTGTTGTTTTTTGCTGTGTTATAAGCAGGATCATTTGCTGGAACAGAAGTGTTAATTGGTTTTGTTACATCTTCAGCATAATGATATCCATATTCTTGTGTTCCTATTGTTAAACCATCAAAGGTTGTGTTTCTATAGAAATAAACATTTGCCCAAGGTGATTGTGAAACAGCATCTAAAGGTCGGATAATTGTTCTTCTAAATTCATCTCCTTTGATTGATGTGTTAGCAGGAATCTTAATAGGCATATGTTCTTCATATATGCCTGATTCTACTCTAATTGTAATCTGTTTATTTTTAACTTTATTTCCAAATTCTAATTCTTCACCAACTGTAAATACTTTTGGCTCACGTAAAAACATTGTAACTGTGTCGTCTGATCCACCTGCTGTTACAGAAACTATTTCACCTTTTGCTCCTGAAGTTTTACCAACAATTATTTTACCTGGAACTAAATCTTTGTTGTTTGGTTGATTTTGATCAACATAACCTGTATTGCCATTTGAAATTGTTATTGTGTATGTGCTTCCATCAACTGATGATACAATATAATTGTAATCTTGAATAATACCTTTTACAATTTCAAATTTAGCATTCGCAGAATCTTTTCCTGATTGTGGAACAACTTTTGTAATATCAATTGTTTGTGTTAAAACTTCTGGATATACTTTGTTGCCTAATGGACAACTCCAAGTAATATTGGCAACCTGTACAACATCACCAACCTGTGCACCATGTCCTGTTCCTGTTGTGACTGTTACTATACCTGAATTGTTATCGTAAGTGGCTGTTGTAATGTTTACTGTGTTACCACCGAACGTAACTGTACCACCACTCACATAAGTGTGAACGTAATTGTTTGCACCTGCGAATATTGTGAAAGTGTTTGAACTAAATGAATCTGAACGAACAGCAAATTTTCCTTGATACGTTGTTGCTGGTGCTGTGTTTGTTAAAATACTATTAACAATTAACCCTTGAGCAAAATTAATGGCACCCAATGTTTCAGTCAATTGTTGATTGATTGCTTTTAAACCACTATTGCTGTTGTAATATCTTTTACCTGCTTGAATAGATTGTGTGTTTGCTGTTAGTCCACTTAATACATCAATGACCACAGCATCTTGAATTAATCCTACATCTCTTTTACAAGTTGCTATATTATATGTAAAGTTAGGATATGTGGCATTAACAAAAGCCACAGTTTCGTTTGTGATATAATCTTTGTTTGCCGCCATTAAAAATTCTAATTGCGTTTGATTTGAAGAACTTGTGATGCCTTCTGTTGTAACAGTAGAATTACCTGCGCCACTATTGAATGTTACTGTTTGTGCATATGGACCTGCTTCAAATGGTGCAGTATCAATAATTTGTTCTGCTCTTTCAGCCGCTTTAGAAATTGTTTTGTAAGCATAAGCCAATGATCTACCGTATTTGTCTGCAGGTACTCCCTGCATTGTGTCATCACCATCTTGGCTTACAAATAAATTTGTTGTTGAAGCATATGATGTTGTGTCAACATAATATTTTGTTGCCGCTTGTAAATCATCAATGCCATTAGGTGTTCCGCCACCTGCTAAATCACCTGGATGATCATTTAGGTATAGTGCGCCAGTCATTTGGTCACCTTGACGTCTTACTGCTGAAGTTCTTTGTATTGCTTCAGTTCCAAGATAATTTCCTGATAGTGAACTGTTATACGCACCATCTGTAATTGTTTGTGTTCCTGTTCCCCCTGAAACTGTAATTTTTATTCTTGTAGCATCATTATCATTTGTTGCTTCAGCGGCTGAGGCGTGTAAAGAAATTGTGTTGTCATCAATAAATCTAATGTAGTAAGATACTCCAGTTGATACATTGTTCGCATCATTGCCTGTTGAATTGTAAATGAATGGTAAACCGTTTGATGTTGTTGTAAAACCATGTGAAGGAATATTTAAATTTCCACTTACATATGCTGTGATTGTTTTTACATACTCTGTTGCGTTTGCAGGTTCTGGTCTTACTCTTATCTCACCACCTACTCCACCAACACCTGAACTTCTTAAATATCTTCTGTCTGCGTAACCTTTATCAATCACAAGATCATCTAAAGTGATTGCTGTTCCATGTGTGCTGTTAAAATCATCTACTGCTGTTTGGCTTACACCAACATTTCCAATTGCATATGCATTGGCATTTAATGGACCACCCATGTCAGGATCAGTGTCTGTGCTTAAATCAATTGAACTGACTGTAAGTAAAAGATTGTTTGGATCTGTAAAATCTACTGAAATACCTGTTCCAGATATTCCTTTCATCTCAATGGCTGTTCCAGCCGAATTGGATATAGGAATTTTGTTTGCTCCTAATTGATCAGGTGTATCACTTAATGATGTAAAACCTATCTGTCCACCTTGACCAAATACAGCATAAAGTTCTGTAAAATTTTCATTGGATTTGTTGAACGCATCTCTGATACTATCGCCTGTACCGTCGTTCCCTTCTATACCAATATTAATAAACTGTTTAGCCATTTACTTTTTCCATATCAAATTGAATGCTTTCACCACAACCACAAGCACTCTTTGTATTTGGATTTCTGATTTCAAATTGTGAACCAAATACTTCGTTAACATAATCAATCTCAGTTCCAAATAAAAACATAACACTATGGCTGTCTATCACTAAATTTCCACCATCAACTTGGATTAATTCATCTGCGTCTTCAATTTGTGATTCATCCGCAAAACTCCAATCATAGGAAAATCCAGCACACCCACCGCCTTTAATACCCAATCTTACAGCATATTTGCTGTTGTTTTCGCACAATGTTTTTACTTGCTTCTTTGCCGTGCTTGTAAGTGTTAAAATAGCCATGTTTTTGTGTTCTGTTTTGTTGTATTTATTGAAAATTTACAAATGCTAATGTAAATACCTGTATGTATCTAGGAGAAAAAACACAAATATCAATCACAGAAAGAGTGAGCAAACTTGGTGTAAAACACAAATGCAAACGCACAAAGACGTTTCATGTTTTAAAGTGTGATGTGTGTGCCAATGAATTTATGAGGCCGAAAGGCAAAGTTGAAAAAAAGCGTCTATCTACTTTTTATAAACACGTGTGTTCTGAATGCGACCCAAAACGTTTTGCTCAACAACAAGGTGTAAAACAAAGACAGGTTTTGGGTATGAACGCATCCAGTGACATTCCTATCAGTAAATTGTGATTACTCTGATTTCCAGATAGTCCAACCACCATACACAATTGCCGCATAAGCAACAATCGAAGCGATTGGTTTAAAAATTAAAAATGAAATTCCTGCCGCAATCAAAAGAGCACCATCTAGTGTTGTTCTTTCTTTGATTCTAGCATTAACCCATTTTTGTACTTGATTAATCATATCGTCTCCTTTTTTAAGATTGTAGTCTTAAATTAATTGACTCCCAATTAATTATCCTCATCATGCCCTCTATGTATTTTTTCTTGGCATCCTTGGCAGGAACATAATCCGAAAATGAATGTTCCCACATATCCACAGGCATTAAGATGTCTGTTTTGTATGATTGATTTGGTGTAGTTTTGATATTACCGTTTTTGGCAACATACACCCAACCAGAACCTTGTATGGTCATGGCTGATCTAATTAATTCTTTTTTGAAAGCATCAAATGTTTTGTGCTTGGATTCTATTAATGTTTTGATTTCGCCAGTTGGTTTATTTCCTGGACGAGGTGCTTGTAACTGTAACCAAAACATATTGTGAAGTTTTGCTCCACCGTAATTAAAATCTGCGTCACCTTCACCATCGTTGTATCTTCTGACATATGCTTTAGTCAATACATTGTAATGATAATCTATGTTTGCTTCAGATAGCACCGGTGAAAGGTCTTTCATTTTGAAAGGTAGTTTAACCACTTCTAATTTTGATTCTCTATTTTTTTTGGATTCAGTTATGTGTTCTAGTTTCATAACGATATTTATCGTTATACAATGCCTAGTTCCACAGCCTGATTGTGTAGTTGTTCTGCCGCTTGATTCTTCATCTTGGCTTCAACTTGTATATCTAGTTCTGGCAAGAAAGTCAGTGCCCATTCATTTACTTTTTTGTTGGGCAACATTTCTGAGTGTGCCCGTAATTTTTGTTTCTTACAACCTTTGCTTAATAGTGTCTCCATGTCATGAAAATCATTGTGCATATCCTCGGCATTTGGATAAGCAGGAGTCAACCATTCATCTCTTGAATAAGAATAGTGCATGGTAGGTCTTACACCACGCCATGAATCTATTACTCTTTTAACTCTGTCGTCATTGGCTTGTAGATATTCTCCTGTACGCACCCAATGATGATGTATGTCCAATACCAACGCACAATGTTTTTCTAATTCTAAAGAGGATTCCAATCCCCAACCCATCTCATCATTCTCAATAGTGATCAAGTTTCTTGCTTCTGGTGAAAGTCTTGGTAATGCTTTTATGATACCTGCAGGTCCTTGTCTACCTGAGATGTGTACATTTATCTTACAACCATCTTGGAAAGTTTTGCCAAACCCCATCCAACGTGCCATGTTCACATGATATTCAAATTCGTCTATACTTCTGTCAACAATGTCTGGAGTTTCACTTGCCAACACTGTGAATTGTCCAGGGTGGAAACTTACTTTTACATCATGCTTTCTAGCAAGATCACCTGCCTCTGCGAAATGCTTTTCACAATATTTTATTATTTCAGGTTTGTCCCAATAGTATCTCCAGTCTTCTTGTGTTGCTACTGGCAATATGGGAGATGAAATTCTACACATACGTCTGCTCTTAGGCAGTGTGGAAACTTTCAAGATTAAATTTTTAATACCGTCTATGTTGTGTTTGAATACAAAATCTAATTTTGCTTCTGCTTCGTCTTTGTGTTCGTTAAGCCAACGCACAGTTGTTGAACGTGTGTTCATTGGTCTTTCAATTTCTTCTAATTGTTTCTTTTTAAGAGTTCTATCATGGTGGAACCATTGACAGCAGAATCCAATACGTCTAGTCATGTCTTATTATAGCAAATATTTTGGTATGTGTCAAACTAAACATACATGGTATTGAATGAAATTGTTATTCTTTTATCTGTTTGATTTTGATTAGTATAGTGTTCTAACCAACTAGGGAACAAATATAACGCACCTTGTTCACAAGGAACTTCTACATTTTTAACATTATACTCTGTGTTTTGTACAAAAAATTCGTGCATTCTATACGGGTCAATAGGACTTCTAAAATTTAATCCAGCACTGTCTTTATCTGACTTAACGTAATATGCCGCACTTAAAATACTTACTTCGTGTCTGTGTAAATTTACACTTTGTCCTTTTTGTAGAACATTGAACCAACTCATACTGATTTTTACATTGTTGCCAAGTCCTACTTTTTCACAATACACATCAACTGCTTTTTGAAAATCTGCTTTTAAGTCTTTTAAGTCTTCGTGGTCTAGAATGTGTTTATCACTTTTCATATAACTGCTTTGAGCACCAGACACTAATTGATGTGGTGCTGTTTCCCAAGATTCAATTAGTTCTAAAAGTTTATCATTGTCCTTGTGTTTTGAAAAATCAAATTTAAGAACAGGAGTTGGAAACATATTTGCTATGTTGTAATTCATTTCCAGTTCTCCTTACACCAAGGGTCTTGGCAAGTTTTAGGTTGTGGGTCTCCGTGAAATACAGCAATTGATGTTTGAGGGTGTATCTTTGGTACACCAGGAGATATAAAATCTTTAACACCATCTTTGTTTCGTACCATAGGTGGTTTGCCTCTCATTTCCCATTTGTAACTCATTACCCATTCATCGGGCCAAAAATTAAAATCATTTTTCACTTGAGCATACAACCAATCTTGGTCTCCATGGAATCTACGCACAGGTGCCGCAGGATTTTTTATGAAGTCTCTGTAAATTTGTGGGTGTTGTCCTATGTTCCATCTCACCACACTGCTGTTGAATCTATTCCATTTAGGATTATTACATCTATTAAAGTCTCTTATCACACAAAACTCATTTGGTTTGTATGTAAAAAGTCTGTCAATACTTCTAAAAACAATCACATCAAGATCCATATATAAAATTGTACCTTGCGGATCTTCCAAAGGTAAACTGGGATTGAATAATAAAGGTTTATGCCACCAACCATTGACACCATAACTTTGAGGTATTGGCATCACTCTCACTGTGCTGTTTAATCCTTTAGGGTCTTCTGTAAAACAAACAAATTCAAATGGAAGTGTGCAGTATCTACGCACCATCTGTTCCAGTGTATTCACATACTCTGGACCATACTTGTTACCCCATTTTAAACAAACAATGTAATTGATCATTATCCTTCATAGATTGCTGAATTGGCTCCATGCTCAGCACATTCAACTTTCACTACATAACAACGATTGTCTGTTGCTTCACGTATAAGTTTGTCTGCAAAGTTAAAGGCGTGTTCCGCAAATTTTTCTGCTCCAACTCCATCAAACATTCTGATGTCTGCCAAGTCAAGTGCTTCAAGTTCTTTAAATTTTTCTAAATGTGGATCATTAACATCTAAACAAAGTTTGTGATCAAATGAATCTGTCAGCCATGCCTTAAGAGGTTTCAATCCTCCAAAGTCCACTGCCCAGTTTTTGTTGTCTAATTTATCACAACCAAATGTAAATGTAAATGCTAGACTGTATCCATGTAAAAAATGACAATGCGAATGATCTGCGTTAGGTTGTCTGAACACTGCTGATAAGCCAATGTTGTGTCCATAATGTTTTGTACTATAATGTTTGCTCATATTTTTCTCCTGTTGTAACGGCGGAGTATTTAAAGAGGGTCGACGTTGTTAAAGTCCTCATTGTTTAAATTATAATGTTTTTTTCCAAGTCTGTCAATGGAATAATTTTTAAATTTGGTATTTTCTTCCATTCTTCTGGTATAGGAAAGTTTTCTTCAACATAATAATTAAATGTGTGTTTGTCATAATGTTCAAATATTTTTTGATTTTGATATATCCAATAACTAGGATCAACTTGCCTTTTTGAACTGACATCGTAAGATTTGGTATTTTTGTACACATTGTTCACATATCCTTCTATGCCAAATAAATCAAATCCAACAATATGAATTAATTCTGTAGCAGAATATTTAACAGCCACCAATAAAGCAAATTGCCCAGTTCCCCAATGCCAAGGATCATCTTGTCTTAATTTCCCTACATAAGGCACATCAGGCACAGGAAACACACCAAAGTCTTCATTCCAATCATGTCTTGTGTACACACAACTCTGTTGAGTGTTTGAATGATTTATTGCTTCACGCACCATTCTTTTGTCGCAACACACTAAATGGTCAACTTTTCTATCTCTAAAAATGGCGTTACAGCCGACAGTTGGCAGTTTGTATGAATCTATATCTAAATCTATTCGACTCTCACCATTTCCAATTACTAACATATTAAATACCTTTATAATGAACAGTTCTATTTACACAGATGTGGTCGAGTGGATGGCTAAAATTGTAAAACCACAAAAAGCATTAGGCAACATATCTATTTGTCCATATGCTAAAAAGGCGTCATGGGCCATCGTTGAATGTGAAAATATGAAGATAGATGTAGAACAATGTCACCAAGAGGTCACTATTTTCGTGTTACCAAAATCTATGAGCAAAGCCAAACTTGAATCTTATGCTTTAGATTTAAAAAAGAAATATCCTACATTTGTATTCTTACCTGATCATAAACAGGCAAATACTAAACTTAAAAATGTATCTACAGGCAATGGCAAACACAATTTATTATTAGTTCAACGTAGAAAAAAATTAGATGGTGCTAGAAAGAATCTTGCTAAAGGCAAATACTATGATAATATGTCTGAAGATTACAAAAAGAAATTGTTCAGTTATTAACGTTTCTTCTTTTTAAGATATTCTTTTTTAATAGATTTTAATTCAACAAGCACTTCAGCAAATCTTTTATTAGCACTATTCAACAGTCTAAATATATCTCTTACCGCATAGATTACCCACCACCACCATGTAAAGGCAGTAATGGCAAAGAGTAATGCTATTGCTGATACAAGATAAGATACCCAAGAAGTGAAATCAAATGCTAGTGTGATACACAAAATCATCAGAGCGGTTAATGGTCCAACTCTTCCGAGCCATGCCCAAATGCCTACTGAATTTTTTATTGAGAAATATTTCCGAAACTTTTCCATTCGCCTGGTGTACCTGTTAAAATACAGATCCAACCGACCACACTGCCTGCTACTGGATTAGAATTCCAAACAATATCACCTTTGGCATGAGCACCTACTGTAGGTACATCATCTGCTACACTGAAACGTTTGCCTTCTAATCTTACAGGTCCTGCTACTTCAAAACTAGCATCATCTCTGATGTTGTTAACACCAACAGCAAGTTTGCCGTGAATTTTAACTTTTTTGTCTGTGCCACCTTGTGTCCCGATTGTAACGTCTCCGTTAGCACCTACCACAATTCTGTCTGTGCTATCTGTTTGTATTCTTAAGTCATGTGTTGTGTAAGTTCCAATTTCAGCATCAACTTCATTTGGTTGAACTCTATATTCAACGTAATTAGATGCTACTGAAAATTGACCGTTACCTGCTTCAATACCAACACCTAATCTACTCATTCCTGAATTCCAGAAAATAAATTGATCAACATTCATATCACCGTTGACTGCTAAACCATTAAGCACACCAACTGATCTTAAATTTGAATTTCTTACTGTTGGTCCTAATTCTTCTGATGAAAGAACCAATGTGTTGTCTATTGAATAATGAGCATCTCTGTGTAAGTCTAAAGTGTTTGAACTCCACAATCTATCTGGATTTGCTTGGAAGTTCAACATTTTTGTATTGCCGAATCCACTCCATTGTAAGCCTTTTCCGTAGATAGGTGTTTTATCTGAACCAGCGAAGTTGATTGTTTTGCTTGAATTAACTACACTTTCGTCAGCAGATGCGTGAACACTTAGGTTTTCTATTGCGTCACCCAGTGTTACTAAACCGTTTTTAATTGAAATTATATCGTCTCTTATGCTCATACACAGTTATTTATCTAACTGCTCTTAACAAAATGACTTCAGAATTAACTCGACCATTCAGTTTGATGCCCATAGTTTTAATAGCATCAAATACTTCTATCACTTTTTTAGGCCCTGAATTAGCAAATTCTTTCAACTGCTCTTCGGGTTTTCTGAGTGTTTTTTGTATGCTGTTTTCTTCATCAAATCCTTTGATCGAAGTGCCTTTCACCATCAATCCTGTGCCTGGTCTATTCATGCCACGTGGGTCAAGCACTTTTGCTATGTAATGCCCTAACTTCCTGGTCTTGGTATTGTAAACCCAAACCTGTTCAGCATATATTATTTCAGCAGGATCTATACTTTCAAGATTTGCTTTTTCATCATTCTTTTTAAACTGCATTTTTGCCACCAACTGCTCCGGAGATTTTTCTTTCTTTTTGCGTGGTTTACGATTAGCATTAGCAATAGCAATCATTCGATCACAGGCTTCAAATATATTGTCAAATGCTTTGATACCTTTTTGAATTGTTTCATTATCAACATCTTCATATGACTCCAACAGTTGACGTTCTTCAGAATCGTTGTCTTCTTCATCTGTTATTTCTTTAAATTTTAAATTCTTTGAACGTAGTATTAAAAGGTCTTTGTATTCTTTGTATTGTGGTTCATACATTTCCATTATTTTTCTAGCATGAACTCCACCTACCTGTTGCTTTTTAAACACATCTACTAATTTAAACTTGTCAGGATTAAATTTTTCAGGAGACGTCACGTATCTATCCAACCAAATTTCGATTGGTTCTAGGATTTCATGAACCCTTTTTTGAATTCTTTCTTGTATTGTTGGCTTTTTTATTTCTATATTTTCCATGGTACTATAACTGCTATATAGTCTCTTGATGGAAAAATCAAGTCTTATTCTTTCTTTTCTTTTCTAAAAGTATCTGTTTTGGTGTTTTTGATCCTGGTGAAAGTTTCATTATTCTTAAGCCAAACAGTTTCTTTTTGCCTTTTGAAGTTCGTATTACTGGCTGTCCATGTTCGTCAGTTTCAATGTCCAACACTGTGGCTTGAACGTTTCTAAACCTACCTACTTCTACTTTATCACCCACTTTGATGTCTATTGTGAAACTTTTCATAGTCTTGGACCTCTCCATCCTGTTAATAATACAAGAAGTGTGAACACTGTGGCAAATACAATTAATTCCATTTATCTTATAAAAGTATTAAAACTAATACTAATCCTTTCTTGATCTTTTAATTGTTGTTCTACTGAATGCTCTACAAAACTTGGAAACAGATACAGTGTTCCCATTTTTGGAACAAAACTTTTTGTGCGACTTGTAAAGGTAGGATTGATTGATCCTCTCCAGGGCCAATTACTCACTTTGTTTTGATCGTGAAATGTAATTCTAGCATCATCTTTATTTGCCTTAACATAATATATACCACTAATGACATCTGGTATATGATTGTGATTGCCATGACTGCTGTATTTTCTGTTGATATTAAACCAACTGCCAGTCATATTGGCATAACCTTCCATGCCCATATCTTTAATGGCTTCAACAACACTCTCCATCACAAAGTTTTTAAGTTCAATACACTCATCATAATCTAAAATATTGTTTATAGGCCCATAACTGGTATAGCCTTCTTTAGTGTATTTTATATTATCATTAGGATTGTTCTTTTCAATTTCTTTAAACATAGGCACAATTTTTTCTTTGAATTCATTTGCTTTATCAAATTCAAATTGCCATACAGGTACAGGAAATATTTCATGTCTAATCATTCGTGTTCTCCTCCTGGATCGTCAGGATCAAATTCAACCCTTGTACCATCAATGCCAATCATTCCACCTCTTGCTCTGCCACCTGAATGATAGCCATCAAATTTATAATCAATATATCTTTTACTTGCTCCATGGAATTGTTTGAATGTAAAGTATGACGCAAATATTATCGCAACGTGTCCACCAAACCATCCTAACCATATATCAACTCTCATCATTCCCCATATGTAAATGGTAAAGGCAGTGGACCAAATAAAACTTAAAGTAAGGAGTAATTGTAATCTCACTGTCTTAGGTAATGCTCTTAGGTCATTCTTTGAGTCGTTAAACAGAACAGTGGCAACGTCTATTGCCCAATTACGCAATCTATTACACCAACCACACTGACTAAAACTGTAATTCATGTTATCTGAAAAATTTCTTGAACTTGTCAATACTATTTGATAACGGTCCATACACCCTTTCTATAAAATCGATATGTTTGGTTAGACGCTTGTCCAAATCATCAATCTTATTGTTGAGTTGTTTCATCTCTTTCAAGAAAACTTTTTTATTGTCCGCCATCGCTTTCTTTATAATATCTACTTCTTTAGTCATTTTTAATATTCTTTACTAATTTTAATTGTTCTAATAGTTTAAGTTTTTTTTGCTCTTTAATCAATTGGTTTTGAATTTTAGTCTGTGCTTCTAGTAAACCAGTCACCTTACCTAATTGAGCCATATGCTCAAATGAATTATATTTCTTTTTACTCATCTTTAACCTTTCTGATCATTGTTGCTTTTCTAGGCCACAATTGATTCTGTATATGTTCCTCATCAAAACCCTGCATTCTTTTTAGTTTGCCATTTACTTTTACACTAAACATATATGGAGGACCATTCCAGGGAGTTAGTTTCATATTTTCGTATCCTACTGCTATCACTTTAGATTTTCTCGCCAATTTCAAATCCTCTGAATCTCATAAATCTTGGAAATCTCAATGAGTATTCTGTTTCACTGTCTTGGTTCTTTGTGACAGCATCTGCTCTCACTTCTACAATCTGACCAATTAATTCATCTTTGTGTTGCCAAAACTTATCTCTATTGTCATCACTCAATCCAGAACCAACATTAGTTTTAATCATTTTGCCATCATCTTCACCTTCGCAAATCAAAGCACCCAATTTGCCAACATTTCTTCCTGTGCCTTCTTCTGTTGCTTTCACTGTCAAACTTACTTCAATAAATGGTTTCAATTTTAACCAAGCATGACTTCTTTTACATTCATAAGGAGCATTGATATCTTTAATCATAATACCCTCATATCCTCCCTGTACGGCCCTTTTATTCACCTCTGTATAAGTCGTTTGCCCTTCGGGTGTGTCTAAGTTCACAATTTCATGGTCCAGCACTGTAACGGCGTCTAAATGGGTCTTGTGTTGTTCATACCATGCTTTTAACATCTGCGTTCTTAAAGTTTGTGTCTTATCCCAACTGCCTTTTTTAAAATCTTCTAATGGTAAGAAATCAAACAAATGAAGCACTGCGTCTTTGGCATTGCCTCCTTCTTTCCTATGGACCTGTTTCATAAGGTCTTGAAAGTTCTCACTCATAACTTCACCATCTAATACAACTGGGTATGGTGGAGGACTATTTTTTACAACTGCTGATATCTGTTCTTGTATGTGTCCAAAGTTTGTAAACTCTTTACCATTTCTGCTGAACATATCAACTTTGCCATCTGGATACACAATGGTAACAACTCTTACACCATCCAGTTTAACTTCTAACATCTTCTCACCCACCAACTTCTTTTCATGGTTTGTACTGTCATGGGCAAGTTGGCAAGTAAACACGGGCACCATGTACTTGCCATACTTGTTCTTTTTTGCTACGGAGTTCACAGTTTTTTCTGAAACACCGCAACGCAAATCTTTAATCAATATTCTTCTATAGAAACCATTCCATTGTTCTGCTGTCGCTGAACTCATCACAAGATTAATGGCATCTCTTGCCGCGTGTCCTGTTAATTCTCTTGCGTGTAATTTTTCAGCAAGGTCTTTGAACACTTCCCATTTACAACCTTGTGCAGAAATAACATCATCTTTGGTTGGCACTTGCTTGACTCCAAATGTGTATAGTTTGTCCAAACACATTCTTAAGCCTTCAAAGAATTCATCCAATCCTTCATTCATTGCTTCTAGCAATATCTTCTCTTTTGCTAGTCTGCTATTATCTGCTTCTAGTTTAGCAATAACTTCTTGTGGTTGTGTTCTCATATCAGTTTCACCAAAATGTATATTTGTAGACACAACACCGCAATAGGAACGATTGTTCTAATCAATTCCATTGTGTGATTGTACTCGTCTAATTTTCTTTCCAATTTGTTTCTTTTTGCTTTTTTCATTGTACTAATTTTATTATCTTTTACCATAATTGTCAATCTCCTATACTGGTTTCAGCACGGTGCTTTTAGCCATATCTTTCCAATTTTCTGGAAATGCTTTTGCCAAATCAGCAATTTTAAGCACTGTTCTTAAACTTATTTCTCTTAATTGTCTTTTATACTCATCAATGAAAGCAACAATAGATTGTTCAGTTTCATTTGGTAAAGCATATGACTTTAACATACCATCAGTAACGATTTGTTTAATTCTCAAAATCTTCTCTCTAATAGTATCAATTGTTAAATCTATGTAATGACATCTAGATTCTAATGCTTCTAAATGGTCTCTTAACTTTTTACTCTTTACATTATCAAATTTAATGTTTGTGATAAAAATTACAGAACCTGCGAATTCAAAAGTATCAGGCACACCCTCTCTTCTTAACATATGGGAGTCTGTGTTCCAACATATCTTTCTAGTTTTTTTAGAATCCAATGCCGCCTTAAGTATGTTCAAACTTAAATCGTCTAGTAAAATACTATCACAGTCATCAAATACCAATACATTGTCAGCATCTGAAAAGTTGTATAATTTACAATATAAGCCAATTGGCGACATAGCACCTTTTACAACTTCATATTTGGGTCTAGTATTACCTAGTGTACTCACAACGCCATATCTGTCAAGCACTTGCTCAACTCCATAACTTTTACCAACTCCTGGAGGTCCTGAAACAATCATTGCTCTCACATCACCTTTTTTACAAGCCTTAGTCATGCTGTCTAGTATGTTGAATCTTTTTCTCATTCTTTCAACTGTCTCAGCATCACTTTCCTCTTTAGGTTGTTCAGGAGCCGAATCTCTCAATTGATTCTCGTTCTCAACATTTATTCTGATTTGTTTTTTAGTAGCACCTGGAAACTTTTCCAAGTCATCTATTTTCACAGTAATGAATCCACCTTCTTTGTGTGGATGTGGTTGATAACCTTTTACAACTTGGAATGTTTGATTTTCTACAGTTTTGTTTCTGTAAGTGCCTTCTAGTAAGTATATTGTGTTTTTCATTTGTGCCCTTTTCTGTTGCCTTAATTAATTTGCCTTATTTTATTATTATAGTTTCTGCTAACCAAAAAGTCAAGCATTAATCTGCTCGACTTTCACTGATTACATTTAAACCATATTGTTCTTCTAATACCTTAGCAAAGGCATCACAAGCCGTTTCTTTGATGTCCAAAGATTGACAGTGTCTCCACTTATGGTTCTCTGGCATAATATCGTAGTAGGATACTCTCCAACCACCTCTATAACCATTGCTACCAATACCTTGTTTCTTTAACCAACCAACAAATTTACCTTGTGCTGGTCTGATTGTGATGTTAGCAAATCCACAATACATAGGTTCTTCTTTACCTTCCATATATGTGTCAACGGCATCAACAGCCGCCTCTTTGGCTATACCCCACATCTTCATTGGTTCTACTTTTGCGTTTACAAATTTAACTACTTGTTTTACATCTTCTTTTATCATGTTGTTTTTCCTTTTGTTAAGTTTATTAAAGTGTTGATACATTTTGTTCAATTGTTTTTCTATTAATTCGCTCATTAAACTAACAATCTTTTTTGACCGTCCATATAACAAGCACCAGTCCATTTTACAACGTACTCACCAAAAATGTTACCTCTTGGAGCATTCAAAGCCGGTAATGCCCAACTTGCCGCTTTTAAGATATCACCCTTTTTGAACTCTACACCTTTAGAAGTTGTGAAGTCTTTACTTGCTATGAATGAATGTACTGAATTACTAGTACCAATCTTTGTCATAACCTTAATGTATTTCTTGCCCGGTTTTACTGTGATACTTTCACAGAACTCTTTAACCATGTTATCTCTAACAGTTCTTTCTGTTTCTGTTTTTGGATTATTCCAACCAACATAGTCTTTTTTAATGTTTTCAATGTAATTGTCTATTTGTGTTTTCATTTGTGCCTCTTTGTTTGTTGTTATAGTATTATTATACAGCCAGAACTACCAAAAAGTCAACCAAAAAGATAGGTCAAAAACGTCAAGGTTTATGCGGGTTTTTTAATCGTCGAATGCTTTTGCTTGGGGATTTTTGCTGAATTTACGCCAAATCTTGTGTAAAGCATAGAACCAAACACCATTAATACTTGGTTCAATTAGTGCTACTGCGCCTGCTTCAAACAGACTGGCTCCAGTCATTACACTGACAACACACATCGCAATAACGATATGTCCTAAGGTATAAATGATAGCCAGTGCTAAACTGCTAGTGCCTAGCAATTTTAATATATTAAAGATTCCTTGTTTAAATTCGCTCATGCTTTATTATAACATCTAATGTTATGTAAAGTCAATACCTTATGTCAAAAAAAAAGGCGACCGAAGCCGCCTTTTTAATCTAGTTAAAAACTATACAATTATAATTGTACACCTTTTGCTAATGCTTTGTATCCAAGACCTACTACCATTCTAGGTGCTTTACCTGTTCTGTATACTTTAACACCAGTTCTTTTGTTAGTGTTTAAGAACACAGGTAAACCTTTGAATCTTAATGCTTGAATTACTGCACCTGGGTTACCAGCACCAAATCTATTTTTAATAGCATTTGATGTTAATGCTTCACCGTTTAATAAAGCATTTTCTACTCTTTTTTGTATAGTCATAGTTTTAGTTTTAGCCATTGAGCTAACTCCTCTTCTGATTTTTGTCTTCTTCTGGACAGTATTCGTACCAGTCGAAAACATATTTTTTATTATGTCTAACATTAATATTAATATACATTCTTTTAAGGAAATAGTCAATAAGGTAGGTTTACCAAAATTAGCCAAAAATACTCATGTCACAATCTAACACTGTGGCAACCAAGTGTACTCTGTCTTCTTCACCACCGTTGAAAGCATTATGGTACTTGGTATTGTCGGTAATCCATACACCACCATCTGCAGGCATATGATGAACTTCAGTATCGATACACATACGAGCACCAAAATTTGTAACAATTGGTATGTGGAGTCTAGGTTCTGGATCTCTATGCCAACTCAAAGTTGTTCTTGGCAGTTTCCAAAGCAACCTAATCCTACCAAGTTTATACTTTTTGGTAAGTGCTTCGTACATCTCTTTGAAATATGTGTCTTTGAATAGCGAAACAAATTCTGAATATTGTGCTTCGTCTATCACTTCTTCTCTTTGAACTTCTTGATAAGTGCTGTCTGGTTTAGTCCAGTACAGTCCTCTTACATTACCACCTGTGATTGAATTTGGATCATTTGGTATTTGTGTAAGGCAGATAGCATTTATATCTCTTTCACCTAACGGCGACTGTCTTGCTACTCTTGAATCAACTTCTGCTAATGCTGACTGCATTTTGGCAACATCGAATTTTAATGTTGGATCTCTGTAAAATCCTTTTGGCATATTAATCTCCGAATTTGATACCTTGTGCTAAAGGTAATGATTTTCCATAATTAATTGTGACTGTGCTTCTACGCATATATTGTTTCCAAGCATCAGAACCAGACTCACGTCCGCCACCTGTGTCTTTCTCACCACCAAATGCTCCACCAATTTCTGCTCCACTAGGACCAATATTAATATTAACAATACCACAATCTGAACCAACTGCTGATGTAAATGTTTCTGCTTCTTGAACGTTGTCAGTAAAAATACACGAACTTAATCCTTGTGGCACTGCGTTATGAATATCAATTGCTTCATCTAAATCTTGATATTTCATAGTGTAAAGTATTGGAGCAAATGTTTCAGTCTTAACCAAATCACATTGTTCTGTTGCTTCTACTATTGCAGGACGAACTGTACAACCTTCTACAACTTCACCACCATGAACTGTGTAACCTTTTGCTTTAGCCTGCTCTAATACCGAAAGCATTCTATCTGCTGACTCTTGGTTGATTAGCGGTCCTACCAAAGTTTCTTCTTTAAAGTTATCTCCCACTGGTAAACTTGAATAAGCAGACTTTAATTTTTCTAACAACACATCATATACAGATGTATGTACAATTAATCTTCTCAATGTGGTACATCTTTGTCCTGCTGTACCAACCGCACCAAACACAATACCTCTTACTGCTAAATCAATATTGGCGTGTTTGGATACAATCATACCATTGTTTCCACCTAGTTCATATAAACCTTTACCCATTCTTGCCGAAACTCTTGGAGCCAATGCTTTACCCATTGCTGTCGAACCTGTAGCACTTAACAAATTGATTCGTGAATCATCTGCCATCCATTCTGCTTCAGTTTTATCTCCGTCAACTACCTGTAATAAATCTTTAAATTTTGTATCAGGAAAGAAGCATTCGCTGATTGCTTTGTCCCATGCCTCTTTACAACTGTCTGTTACATTTTTTGCTTTGGGTGAACCTTTCCATACCACACTGTTTCCACATACCATCGCTATACAATGATTCCATGCCCAAACGGCACAAGGAAAATTAAAGGCAGTAATTACACCTACAACACCTAATGGATTGTAAACTTCCTGTAATTTGTGTTCTGGTCTTTCACTCTGTATTGTTAATCCGTATAATTGTCTTGAAAGTCCTACTGCGAAATCACACATATCAATTGCTTCTTGTACTTCACCAATTGCTTCTGCGTGTATCTTTTTTGCGTCTTTCATAATGGCTGTACCAATCTTTTCAATGTCTTGTCTTAAATGATTGCCAAACACTCTGATAACTTCACCTCTTTTAGGTGCTGGTACAGTTCGCCATTCTTTTTGAATTGATTTTGCTCTTTCTATTATGCTGTCGTAATTATTTTTATTCATATAGTTTCCCAAATTTATTGCTTGTAAATATTTCCAATGGAACATCTTCTTGTTTTTGAAATCCACTGCCAGATAATTTGCCTTCTGTGTAGGCTTGTACAACCGCACATACACCAGAAGCCGTTGTTCTTTGAATAGCATTCAAAGTTTTATCTCCGTATATTTTCTTTTGAAAAGTTCTTTCTTGTAATTTGCCATCTATCACGCCAATCACAGTAATAAACATAACCACAACGTCTTTGGTTGTGTATGGGACTTCCTGATCAAACAAATCAATAAATTTTAATTTGTTGTGTTTTAGATTAAGGTCTTCTAATAAAAACTTCATATTAGAATGATGTCCAGGATATCTAATAGTCTTATAACTCATTGTCTTAACTTTGTCAGCAAATGTTTCACACATTGAAGCAACTCCGCCTGAAGTGTTGAATGCTTCATATTTGTTTCCATCTATGAATAAATGTTCCAATCCATCCAATGGTTGAACTTTAATCGCTTTGCCGTTTGAAATAACATCTACATCATTAATATATTCATTGATTAGACCTGAAGTTGACCATGTCAAATAATATGCCATACTGTTGGCTGTGTACATAGGCAACGCACCTACTCTCATTTTCACTTTGTCTACTCTACTGAATTGTTTTATAAGATCCGATGCTATAATATTAACTGCTCCAGGAGCCAATCCACATTGTGGCATCATGAATGCTTCTGTTTTTAATCCTTTGATATGATCCGACACTGCGACATCTTCTGTAAGGTCAAAGTATGCTACATCATTTTCGGCACAGGCATCTGCTATTGATATATTAGCATCATAAGAAGCACAACTAACAACTATGTCTTTGTCTTTAATAAACTCAGACAATGCGTGGTCATCATTGGCATCTATATGAATTGCATTTTGAATTTCGGTATTTGAATCAACTAAAAAAACTTCATGCTTTTCTAATTTTAAGAAAGCACTTACTATACGTCCGATTTTTCCTGCTCCTACTACAACAATTTTTTTCATAATTTATCTTCCTGTTTTACTTACAAATTTCTGTGGACCTTCAGTTATAAATTCGAGTCCGCTCATATTACCAATATAAACATTTTTTTCAATATTGTATTGTAATTGTAATTTAACTGTTTTTTGAAACACCACACTTAAGAACTGATTCTCTTTGAACGTGAGGATATTTGCTTCTACCTTTTGTCCATTTCTAGTGCATTCAATAATACAATTATCATCGAAATGTATCGTTTCCATCGTCATCCTTATTTTTATTTTTAAGTTGTTGAACTCTTTTGTAACTGATATAATAAATGAAATCAACCCAAAGGACATTCATAAAATATCCTAGTAATGTCAGTCTCAATCCAAATAGGAAAGGTAACAAAAATATTGCCACCCACATAAAAAACAAATAGTGACTTATTCTTTCACCTGGCACTGACCAATACAGCCATTCATTCATATTATAAAAAATTTCTTTTTAATTTCTGTGCTTTTTTAATATTAACTAATCTTTGTTTCGCTTTTTCTCTTTTTACTTCGCTTGGCTTTTGATAGTATTGTCTATCTTTTAACTCTTGAAAAACACCATCTCTTTTCATTTTCTTCTTCATTACCCTTAATGCTTTTTCAACATTATTATTTCTAACTTCTATCTTCAATTTTCCTCCTGTTTCTGTTTTTAACCTTCGGTTACTCTAAATTAACTAAAATATAACACTATTTGAGTATAAAGTCAACTACTTATTAAATATATTTGGAGATGTTAAAATGGTTAAAAAATCTGACAGGGTTATCCGAAGAGAGCAGAAAAAAGCCAATAAACAGATCAAGAATCAGTCACGTCGTAAACCAAAAAGTGTGATTGAAGAACCTGAAAACGGTACAAGAACATTTCCAAAATCCCACATAATCACCCTAGATGATCTGACTAAACCAGATTAAGATAAATAGCACTTGTATTTTAGATTATAAAATATGATCCGCTACTTTTAAATCCACTAATTGTTTTGCTGTGTAATATTGATCCGAAGGATTTTTTATAAATTTGGCATTAACTTCCTGCACACTCATTCCTGTTGCTTCACGTAGTATCTGCATACATCTTTGTTCACAGTTTCCATTTTCTTTCATCTGTGCTTTCATATCATGCATTTTGGAATCCATTGTGTCGGAGTGTTGATGATTCATTATGCCTGTGTTCTTACCAATGTAACGTTCGCCTTGTTTACCACTGGCAAATATTAAGAAGCCTGCACTCATCACAGCACCAATGCCTATTGTAGAAACATTATGATGACTATTTTTCATCACATCAATTAATGCGAAAGATTCATACAAGTCTCCACCAACTGTGTTGATATACAAAACCAACTTACGTTTAGGTTTTTTCTGTAGATTGGCAGACAGTATCCATTTGATTGCTTTGGCAATATTCTCTTCGTTTAACTCGCCGTTGAGATAATGAATGTCATTGTCAAAAAGACTGTTATCTGCTCTATCCTCTGCACTGTGATTTTCGTATCTTTTCATAATATAGTGGTATTTATTTAAATTTTGTAATAACCATAAACTGCGTATTTAATGAGTTTATTTGAGCTCTTCTTGTGTCCAAGATTGACTGGATAGTTCCGAATCTTCTGCCCATCTGATGAACAGTCCTAATTCTTTTCCATGTGCTTCTATTTCCCAAGGTTGATCCCAATAATTTGTCTGCTTGTTCACAGGGACATTTTGCCACTTGGTTTGTCCTGAACGGGACATATCTATCAATTCTCCTTTGGAGTATTGTTTCACATGAACCATCTCGTGAGCGATAGTTTCCATGATCTTTCTTTTTGAACCAGTACTGTCTACTGTGATTGTAAATTCTTTTGGTCGGTGATTACTGTCATCGAAATCAACTTCACCAAGTATTCCATCTTCCTTGTATAGAGTTTTGGAAAATTCTACGTCAATTGTTACTGAATCTTTTATCTTTAATTTGTTCGCACAATAATGAATCAGACTTTCTGTTAAATCAGTCACCTTCTTATTTGCCCCCGAGACCGTAACTAACATTATCCTTTTGCCAATTCCATAGCCAATTGTTTCAATTCATCCATTAAGAAGTTTATTTCTTCTTCAGGCTTCTTATCTGCAACTGCTTTTTCTACTTCCATGCTCTTTGTTTTCATGGCAGTAAGTTTAATTTTTATATCTTGTATATTATGATATTGTAACATACTTGTATATTAACACAAATACAAGTTGATGTCAATTACCTATTTTTTGATTTTGGGAAATAAGGCGTCTGTACAGAAAAGTTCAACGTCTTCTTCTTTAAGTCCTAATGACTTCATTACCCTTGGAGTATGCGGATTTTGTTGTTGATTATGGCAATAGTAATTCTGTGCTTGAATGGTTTCTTCTTCATTTGCTGTGTTTTTGTAATCACCAATGGAATCAAAATAAACTTTTAAATTGGCTAATGCCATTTCCACAATGGCTTTGGATTCTTCTTCACTGCTGACATTTCCTGCCGCAACCATTGAACCACTGAATATGTTTAATGCCCATTGCGGTAATTCTCTTTTCTTACTAGGTACAAATTCTTCTACTGCTTCTTTAAACCAATCTATCAAAGGATGTTCTTCGCCACCAGAACTTTTTGAAAAGTCATGAAAGGCTCCTGTCATTTTGTTTTTACCTGCTATAACATCAAATCCATATATAGGACCGTTGTTATCCAAATTAGGAAAAATACACACGTGCATCATCCATAAACCTTTAGACTCTCTAGCATCTACCACATCTATATGGCAACGTCTACAATCTTCTGTTTGCCATACTCTATTAATCCAACCGTTATCAGGTTGATTAAATTGTGCCATGCCTTCTTCTTGAATTTCTTTACCTCTAGAATCAAATTCTTTTATGATTTGTTCTTTACAGTCTATTAGTGTGTCCCAAATGATGCTCATATTAAATTTGAATCCGTGTGGTATATGAAAGGATCGTCTGTTTCTATACCTTTCAATGCTTTCACTCTTGTTTCTAAAGCATCTATTGTTGTATAGATGTGTCCTGTATCTGTTTCTTGAATTAAACTTTTAAAATATTTGATTTCGTCTTCTAGAACTTTTATTTTTATAAGATTACCAGGAAAGTCTTTGAATTTCTTTTTCCTAGGCATTGTGTAAATCTTTAAACAAGTCAGCGGCAAATTTGAAACACAGTCTGGCTTCATCTGCCATGCTGTCATCTGTTTTACTTCTGATTCTTTCTTTTACTTCTTTGATGTCTGCTCTACCAAACTCATACATTGTTCCGCTACCAGGTGCTCTTTTCTTAATCATTTGTCCACCTGATAAATCTCCCATGTGTCTAACATATATGTGAGCCATTAACTTTTTAGGATCATCTTTAATTGTTGCCATGTGTTTAAGATATTCTTCTGTGCTAGGAGCAAGTTCTGGCATATCTTCTTTTTTCCATAATTCTTGAAAGTCTGCTAATATGGCAGGTGCTCTTCTAATTTGCGGGAAGTCATTTAACAAACCATGTGACATCGCACAGGCTTCTAACAAATTGTATATTGCGTGTTGATTGTATAAAAATTCAGCATAAAGTTCCTCAGACATTTTGCCACTCATTAAAACTCTTACAAAGCCTTGTCTTTCTGCGTCTTGGTGTACTTCTTTTGTTAACTCTTTTAGTCCCATTAAAATCCTTCCGCAAACATTACCTTGGCATTTGGAAATCTTGCTTCAACTATTTGTTTGGCTTCTGAGGCAGTCCTGCCTTCTTCAGCAACTTTCATTGGTGCTTTGTTTTCCAGTGTTACCCAAAAGTAGTATTTGTTCATTCTTGTTCTATTTTTACTTGTAAAGGGAAACCTCTGTCTCTACTTTCGTTAGTGGCTTCTGTTCCTTTTTGTTCTGCTAATTCATATGTATATGTTCCGCAGACTGCTGAACCTTCTTTATGAATCTTTAGTGTTAGGTCTTTTGCTGTTTCTGGTTTGTGTTTGAATATCTTTACCAATAACTCAATCACAAAATCCATTGGTGTGACTTCGTCATTCAATAAGATTACATGGTAATTCTTTGGAGTCTTTAATATTTGTTTTACTTTCGAGTCTACCTTTACTTCTAAATCTGTTGTCATTATACCTTCTTGTTTAAGTGGTAGGGTGTTGCCACCCTACCTATATTAAAATTACTTAACTTCAATAGTTCTTGCTTTTTTACCTTCTGGAATTATACGTTCCATAGATATTTTCAATAAACCATCTTTAAGTTCTGCTCCCTTTACTTCTACATCATCAGCAATAGTAAATGATTTTGAAAACCATCTCTTGCTAATGCCTCTGTGAAGCATACCGTCCACGTCATTATCTTTGGCTTTTTCCTTAGATTTGACAGTCAACATATTGTCTTTGTATTCTACATCTATGTCGTCTTTTGAAAAACCTGCAAGTGCAAGTTCCACGTCATAAGTGTATTCACCAGTCTTCACTATGTTGTATGGTGGGAAGTTTGTAGCAACCATAGTATTGAAATTGTGATCATCAATCATTCTTTCAAAATGATCGAACACATTGTCGAATCCTACTGTTACTGGTCTTAATCGATTGAATATAGATAGTGCTTTATTTGTCATCGCTTTTCCTCCTTATTAAGCAAGTTAATTTAATGTAAGTCCTATCCAAGCAACTTACACTTTTATTTATCACGTACTGTGATACTATATTATATAATAACTCATTAGGAAAAATCAAGAGTCTAACCATATATTTTTTGTATCTTTTTTACCAAAATCTTTGCTTTGATACCCTTCCCTTACTTCAATTGTAAAAGATTTGCCTCTGGTATCTGCTGTAAGATGATATTCAAATCCATCATATTGAACATGGCATATTACGGGCCAACCTTCAATTTCTTGATATTCTAGATGTATTTGATCCAAACGCAAACCATGTGGCCCAGCCTTAATCTTTTCTTCTGTGTACCAAACACCCTTTTCAAAACTTTGTCCAAATAGATAATGTTTATTTTCTACTGCTAAATGGTCGGCATCAAAGGTTCCGGTCTCAATACATTTGATTCCGTATTTGCCTAATTCTTCATAACCTAATGGAATAGTGTGAATAGTGTCCTCAAATTTAAAATCTTTATCATATTGGTCAATATACAAAGTACAACTTTCAGATAGTTCACAACCGCTGACGTGTGTAATATCATCATGTTCATACCAATCTCTCTCCAACTGTGCTTTTTTTGGCACTTTGTTAAGCATATTCATATCTCTATATTCTGCGAGATACTCACCTAATTTGTCTTGTTTCTTACTCCAATAATCATAGGCTTCTTTGGTAATATGGCCCATAACTGCTTCACCACCATAGGCTTCAAACCTAAGGTCATAAAACTTTCTATCGTTTTTGATTTTTTCTATTAGAACTTTTTTTTGTTTAGACGTAGCCATCTAAAACATAATAACACAAATATTTTATTCTGTCAATGGAGGGAAACCATTTAATTTTGCCAGTTCGTCATTGTCTTTTGTCATAGCAATGGAAGTATTGAAACTCATTGATATTCTACTGCTGTCAGATAGATTTCCTTCAACAGAGTGTTTGACCCAACTTGGAAATATTAATATACCTCCTGTCATTGGTTTGTACGTTGCTCTAACGGCACTTATATGATTACGTTTTGGCATCACTCTAGGCAAAAAGAATTCAGCATTGTCTTCTCGTTCAAAATGTATATTACCCATGTTCTCTTCTGGTATGTCAATGTAGTACACACCGCTTAAGATACTGTCTCTGTGATCGTGAGGATGATTGTAATCGCCTTTGCCGTTGATGTTCCACCAGTAATCACTTATTTGTAAATCCATTAATCCTGCCATTTTTGTACATTCATTTATGGATCTTTGAATTGCTATTATAAATTTCTCTACTGCTATTGGTCTTTGATCTAATATTTCAAATGACTTGCTTTGCCATCCGCCATAGTTTGATGCCACTTTCCCTTGTTCATCTTGTGCTTTTAATTTAACCACATACTCTTTTAATTCTGCGTTGTTCACTTGTTTAAGTTCGTCGTTCCATATCACTGTTGGAAACCATAGGTCGGCTTTCATAGGCATTATTGATTCTCCAATTCTTCAATTTTGCTAGGTAAAAATTCTAAATCATACACTTTGTTGTTGTTAATCAAATTATAAGCAAATGCGTCACTGCCATCGTATAAGAAATAACAGTTTGATTTATTTAGAATATAACCCAACAACCATCTGTCTTTGAAAGTGCCATTTACATCTAATATAATAACATCAACTGAGTTAACAACTTCAATCAGCCACTTGATATCTTGTTGTTCATCAGGATCACCTGTTTCAAACATATACAGATTGATATCTTTTTTAAACATCAATGCTTTTTTGTTGAATTCTTCTTTGACCGAAACTTTAGGATTGATCAACAGAACACTGGCATTGCCATTGAACAGTTTATCTGGTTGTGTAATTAAATTTAATTTTGGCATACAAATAATTATGCTATTATTCGTACAGTTTCTTCCAATGTGATTGTTCTGATTGTTCTTCGTTTTGGTTGTATGAATCAGGATACACAACCTCAGTCAAATTTGGTTTTAGTCTTCCTGATGTTCCTTTTTCACCTGTTGATTGCGTTCTCTCATTATGTATGATAGAGTCTTTTTTTTTGGATCAGCGTCTTTATCTTCTAAATCATATTTGACTTCGTCCTCATAGGACCCGTCTGGTTCTTTTTTCTCTTCTTTTGAAACTTCTTTTTCTGCTTCTTCAATCATTTTGTTCCACTGCTCTAACGGCATTGGTGGTACTGGTTCTTTTGGTACTCTACCGCCCAATGTCAATCCTGCACCAGTTAAGCCAGGTCTAACTGTTTCTGCTGGTTCGATGTTTTCTAATGTTGTTTTAATATCTTCTTCTAGTTCTTTGTAATCAACTGCTTCTTCTTCCTCTTTGGCTTTACGAGCAACTTCTTCTAATGCTTTCTTTTCGTCTTCTTCTCTTTGTTTGAATTTTTCTAATTGTTCTTCTGCTTCACGTTCTTTTTGTTCTTGTTCAAAACCTTCCATTAGCATTTCGTGAGTTGTTTTTTCTTTGCTAGGAGTGGTTGTCACTGGTTTCTTTTCAGCAATATCAGACAATTTAATTGGTTTAGATTTTGCTTGTACTTCTTTTTGTTGTTCAACTATCTTGGTTAGACTCTGACCTCCAGTAGGCTTAGGCTCAACTGGCTTTACAGGCGCTGGTGGTATTGAGGGTGCTGGTGGAGTCTTAGGTGCTGTTGGTTCCTCACCATGCTTGTCTATGTATCTCCAACGGAATGTGTACTGCGAAGCAATCAACAATAATACTGCTAATGGATCAAATACAAATATAATAGTAATAATCACCCATCTTACTGCTTCTTCTAATAAATTTCTGTCTGCTTCTTCACCATACACAAATTCAGCAATATATCTAATAGGACCAACTTCTGATTCCAATTTCATCAGTTGTGATTTTAAAGGTTCTTGTTCTAAAATTAATGTTTCAATTCTTCCTTGAGCATCGAATATGTTCTTTTCAATTGTTTTAATTTCAACTGTATTCGCATTCAGTTGGTTATTGATTTGTGCTCTTAATTTATTAATGTTTTCTTGTGCTTGAGTGATTTGTGCGTTGATACGATCTCTTTCAGGACGTTGTTCTTCCCTTAATTTAAGTCCTTGTTTGACTCTACCAGTTCCACCAAATCCTTTGTTACGTGATGTGAATGCTTCTACATCAGCATCTAACACTTCTAGACGTTTATAAGCATCATCTATCTTCTTTTGTTCTATAGCGATGTCTTGATTAAATCTATCATTAGTGCCCGTGCTTTGCCCTGTAAGACGCACTAATACATCCTTTTGACGTATAATATAGCCTTCTTCTGCTTTTACTTTGTTGTCTATGATTTCAATTCTTTGTGTGACTGTGTCTGAAGATAAATTTTGATCCACGTGTGCTTTGGAAAGAAATCCAAAGATACCCATTGATGTAATCAACATCAATACTACCACTGCTATTGAGAGATAAGTTTTAAGCCACCATGCGGCCCTTTTCCAGTTCTTATGAAGCCATACTGCGGTAACAAGTTTACCAACTTCTAAGGCAGTTCCCATAATGATTATAGGCACAGCCGCCGCGGCAAATATTGCCACAAGTCCTGCCACTGAATAATAGATTGCTACACCTGATATTGTAATGGCTGTTAAAAATGTAATAAGTCCAAATAACATACTTTACTCTTTTCGTATGCTATATTTACCTTAAATTACCTAATAAATTGCCATCCTTGATACGCAACATCCTTACAGGCAGTTTCCTTAAAATCTCTTGCTTTACCCTTTTTTTGTATTTGAGTAAACACAACTCTACAATAACCACTGCCGTGCGGATAACTTGCTACAATTTTAACAAATCCGTGAGTGTCTTCTTTCATGTTGTGCCATGCAACCACTTTGCCTTCCTCTAGACTGTTGAGTGCGAAAAACACTGCTTGATCCTGTTTCTTCATATCTTCTTTGGATAACTTGCCCATATTATTACGAACAAAGTTATACCATACCTCAACACCTGTACCTGCGTGTGTGTAGTTGTGGCTTACACTTTTCTGACTAGATAAACTGTTGGTTGTTTTTGTAGGTGTCCCACAGGCAGTCAATAAAAGACTACTTAATAGGATTAACCATTTCCCAACTGCCATCAAATTTTTGACAAACATATCCTTTTTTCCTTATCCATTCATTAGCGATATACATATCGAACCAATACTCTTTACAATCCTTGGCAATACCTGAATATGCTAAAAAGTCTTTCGCTCCGTCATCACATACTAGAGTTTCAACTGTCTGTTTATCAACAATTTCGCCTTTAGTATTCTTTATAATGACTGTTTCTGTTTTAGCATTACAATACTGATCTGACCACGGTCCTCCTGCTTCAGCAGACGTGCTGATCACAAATAGGACCAGACCAAGTGCTAACATCACCAGAGAGATTGCGTACAATATAGGTCGCATATTATCTCTCAGATTGCTTTAGCACTTTATCTGAAGTGTCGCTGATTTTTAATTTACTGATTAACTTCTTGTTGTTCTTATCTTCAACCAGTGTGATTATATTATCAACGTCTTTCTTCGAGATCTTCATCAACACAAATGATCTGTAATTGTTCTTCTCTGTGTTGTAGATTGTTAATTTCTTATCAACAGAATATGTTCTAAGAACAGTTTCTTTGATCATATTAACAATAACGTCTTGTGCTTCAACAGTTCCTGCCATAGACTCAGATGCACCTTTTTCAGTATAATTGATAGATGTCTTATTGTTCATCTCACCATTTATTCTGTCAGTGATCTTCGCTTTTGCTTTTAGAACTGCTTTCTTTTGCGACATCTCCATATCAGGAGATACTGCTACTGCTACCGCATAATAGAAACCATCTCTAAAGATAATCCCTTCTTTGCCTGTATCAGCATGGTTAAGATACCAAGCCGGTACCTTCTTTGACTTTGAGTCTTCTAAAGGTAATTGTACCATTCTACCCGAACAAGCGGATAAAACAAAGCCTAGTACAAGAACCATTATTATGTTTAAGTGCCTTTTCATAAGCCTCCTTTGTAGTGTATAGTATATAAGAAACAGCCAAAATAGTCAACCACAAACAACCAAAAAGAATTGGCGGAAACCTTGATGTTTTGGCAATGATGTTACCAAAATATTATTTGATTACTATATATTCGAAGTTTTGAGTGGTTTCGTTCTTTTGGATTAACTTGGCTCCATTTCTTAAATGAAACTTTTCAGCCATCTTGGTAAGCGGAGACAATGTGATTAGTCTGTTTAAATGGTTAGACTTCTTAATCATTTTGTACACTTCGTTCACAATCATTTTACCACCACCCTTTTTAAGACTCCAAACTGTGTAGGCAATAGCAATACTGCCTTGTACGCCTGCTCTGTGTGTTGCTTGTAGATAAGCATCTTTAGAAAGAACATCTAGGTCTTCAACTGTCTTAGGTATATGATTAACAAATCCAAAACACATCACAGCCTTAATTTCACCGTCGTGTTTTAGACCAAACATTTTTCTGCCGTATGATGTTCTGAATTTGTTGTCTAGTTCTGGTCTGACTGGATCTTGTGTACAGTCTACTTCTTTCAATTCAACCAGTTCTGTTTTCTTTAACCAATCAAACTTTAACCATTCTTTAATCTTCGCTTTTGTCGTCGTCATACTTTCTCACTTCTATTAGTATAATTAACGCAACAACTGACACTATCATTCCTAAAGCGAACAAACCGAATCCTGCTTCTACACCCATTTATTCTCCTTTGTATTTCTCATTGCCTTTATGCCAACCCACATCCTCAATGTTTTCACTGAGACACGATGGACAACACCAAAATTCTTCTAGTGATTCGTCTTGCTCTAATTCTTGAGCAACACCTCTCCATTTACAATTCCAACAAACGAAGTTCCAGAACTCTTCAGATTTAGTTTCTTCAGCGGTAATCATTTGTTGCCTTTCATTAATGTAATTTCTGTTGCGGCTTTTCTGCCTGACACATCATCGTCATCAGCAAACACAGGCACCTGATTGCTTTTGTGCATGGTTGCTATACCAATCAATTTACGTTTACCTGAATAAAAGATAGGCTCTTGCTTCTTACCACCACTAACAGGAATCTTGTTGCCTAGTGGGACACCTGTTCGTTCTTCAATAGGCTCTAGCACTAGCGGTTCGCTTGTTTTCTTCTTGTGTTTCAACTTGTCCAAACCTCTCTCTTTTAACCAAGCCTCGTGCTTCAGTCTTGCTTCTCGTAAAGATTGTGTGTTCGCAAGTTTGCGTCTGATTCTTTTTTTCAAAGGTGTTTGAATAAATCCCATTGTTTAATACTACTAGATATTTATTGGTTTGTCAATTCTTCAATTTTCCTCAATATTATTTGAGGATACTGCTCGTTGGTACTCCAAGCACTTAAACCAAATACCATTTTTGTGATGTTTGGTTCGTATTTGTTTTGGTCTCTTTCTGCTCTGAATTCTTTGTAAGCAGGATGTCTGTTTATTATATCAATCACATCAGATACACTTTGACATTTTGTTTCGTATTTTTTAACACCAAATTTAGCATTAGGTATCGCGGCAGGTTTCATGTGTGGTACTTCATCTAAACTCCAAGTCCTTACACCAAACAACGCATTGCCTTCTGTGGCAAATCTGCTTCTGCCATAGTCTGATTCTATAATTGCCATTGCTACTAATATGTCTCTGTGTATTCTTTGGTCTTTTGGTAATGTCCAATTTAGATAATCTATACATTTGTTCATTGCCACAACAAAAGTCTTAGGTCCATCAAAGTTGAATTCTGGTTCATGTAAACCAAAACTTTTTGCCATCTCAACCATTCTTTCATCTTCTTTTTTAATGATTTTCTTGGTTACTATGCTGTTTGGATTGAATGTTCCGTATGTGTATGCCAACACTAAAATAAAAGCAAACGCCATAACCTTATAGCAGAACACCTTTACTTTGTGTATTGTTTTTTTAGATGGAGTAAGTTGTTGTTTAACATCACTGATAAACAACTTACTATTGTCTTTTAGTTCAATAAATTTCTTCTTGATCCAAATAACCATAACATTATTATACACTATTTAGATGTTAAATCAAGAGTTTATTAGTCGCTATTTTGCTGGGTTTTTGAGGTGTTGTTTACAGATTTCGTACCAAAATTGTCCGCCTTCTCTTAACAATTCGTTGTCTACTCGAAGTTTTTCCATGCGTTTATGAATTATCTTCCACTGATAGTTACTGATGACTTTATTACGTTCTTGAAATTTATCTAAACGCATCAAAACATCATCTATCGTTGGGCAGGTTATGTCAGGCACTTTTGGAGCCTTTTTCTTCCATTTCTGCCATGCTGTTTTCTTCGTGGGTCTCGGCATAGTAGACTCCTTTACAACAATATTTAGATTGTTATAGTACAAAGTTTAATACAAAGATAAGTTATAAGATGTGTTAATGCGTGTGGGAGCCGAAACTCCCACACCTGACTACTTCTGTTGCCCGGCTAGTCTTCTCCGCCAAGTGGCCGGTTATTAAGCGGCAACCAATTCCGCATCAGCAAATATGCTGACTGGAACTGTCACTTCTGGTTTAAATGCGTTTGCATTTGTAAATGATCCTTTACAGAGATCAACTGGTAAACTCCATGTGCTTTTATGCTCCGGTCGAACCTATATCACCCCCTCGAAATAAACCAGACTATTTCAAATGAGCGAATTTGGTGGAGGTGGTCGGTACTGCCCCGACGTCCCAAAAGTGTATTACACACACTTCAACGCCTACAGTGTATTTAAACAGATTTTATATTAAATGTCAAGACTTGATTGGAGACCATCTACCATCAGCACTTCTAACTTTGTCAGAGTGTTTAACTTCAATGGTAAACGTCTTAACGTCTTTGAATTCCTTACCATGTGCGAAAGTAAACTCATGACCATTGTCAGTTTTACTTTTCCAATAGTGTTGGAAATCATCTATTACAATCTTATTTTTTTGTCTTTTAATTGCCATATGCTTAATTTAACATATGTTAATTAAAATGTCAAGTGTGGATTATTCTTTGATGATTTTGATATCGGTAGCAACTTCTCTACCTCTGAACTCTTGTAGTTCGTATTCCACTACATCACCATCCATAACTTCTTTTAAGTTAGCGGCTTTAAGAGCAGAGATATGTAAAAAGACGTCTTTACCTTCTACGTCTGGTGTAATGAATCCAAAACCTTTTGCGGAGTTGAACCATTTTATTTTTCCTTTTGCCATATTTTTTGTCTTGTTCTTTCCTATGCTGTATTTAGTGGATTTTAAAAAATTCGATTGTTTGAGTTGCGGATTTTACACCGCAACTCTAAAGTTATTACATAGAGTTTTTCTTCTCTTGTATTTCTTTTCTTCTTAACTTCGTAGCCTTACCTAGTAAGCCTAATGCTTTTCTGGCTCTTGCCGCCGCCGCTTTTACACCTTTAGTCTCGAATGCTTCAGACTCTGAAATGTAACTTTCGAAGGCTTGTTTTATTTCGTCATGTGTTGCCATGATGTTTCTCCTTTATAACGTTATAAATTTCAGTCCAATTTTTAATTCGTTGAACCAAACTATTATCCTCATTATACACTTGATTGTGAGGAAGGTCAAGTAGTAATGCTACCAAACCCATTCTACTGCCTAACTCTGCGTTGGCAGGTTTATCTTCTATCCAAATGGTGCCTTCTGGTATTTTGGACAGTGCTTCATCTTTGTCCGCACCTGTATCTAAACACTCAATCTGTTCAAACACATCACCAAACACTTCCTTAAGATTTTCTTGTCGCAACTGATTCGCTTTTTTATCCAATGTCTGGCTAGTGATCACGTGAAATTTATAGCCTAAATCCGCTAATTTCTTGACGTTTTCAACTGCTCCTTCAATAGGTTTTAAAAACTTCATCCAAGCACTCTCATTGAAAATTTTTACCAACACTTCGCATTGACCTTTGTTCATATGATAGTTCATACTAACATCATAATGGTCACTGGCGTGTTTGGGAAATCCTTGGAAAGCCATCCAATCATCGAAAGATTGCTCCCAATTTAACAATACTCCGTCGCAATCTATTGCTATAATTTTATTCATTATTTAGGTAGTGTAAGTCCTGATGTACCTTCTCTGTACTGACGTGCCATACCATCTTCTGTTTCTGTGAAGCATACAACATTTCTTTTGTATATTTCAATATCAGAGTTTTGTGGCACTGTGAATACAAATGGGCCTAGTCCTATACCTTTGTTAGGTATATTAACTACTGCTCTAGGTTTAGCAATTTTAATTGCTTCATCTGTAATTTCTATCAGTCTTGCTAACACTTCCTCACCACTCATTAATTTAATAGTGATGATATCGCCTTCTTGTAAACTAGGCATCCTGTTCTCCTTGTTGGTCTAATAAAGCCTTCAGTTCAGCAAATCCACCGATGTGTTTATCGTCAGCAAATATCTGCGGAACAGTTCTTGCTCCTGGCACTGCTTCTTGTAACTGTTGAACAGTCCAAGTTCCATGTGCTATATTTCTTTCTTCGTATTCTATGTTTTTTGATTTTAACAAGTTTTTGGCTTGTTCACAGTATGAACAACCTACGTTGCTCCATACAATCGCTTTAGTTATCTTTGACATTTGGTATCCTTATTGCTCCTATTCCTTCTTTATGAAGATCTTTTATTTCTTTGTCTGATGCTGTACCGTATATATGGTCATCACGTTCTCCCAAAGATGCTTTCCGAGCCTCCTTGGCAAAGTTGTCTCCAACATTTTCACAGTTCTTTTCTACCCATGTCTTAAGATGTTGTAGTGTTGACCTGCTGTTATAAAATGCTGTATTAGTTTTTTTGCTTTTTATCTTTTGAGATTTAACATTTACGTTGGGAGCCATTACTGCTCTTCGCACACCTGTATTATCACATATTGGACAAGCAATCAGTTTTTTATTTTTTTGGTCCAAATATGATTTCTCTGATGCGAACCATCCTTCAAATTCATGATCTCTAGTACATAGTAAATTATATTTGGGCATAACTTATTATAACTTCTTTAGGATTAAAAGTCAATATTATAGGTGATGTTCTGGTGGTTGAGGTTTACATTCAATTGAACTATCATGTTTATCGAGATATAAACTTATACCAATCATTGCTAAACCAAAAATTATTAAAATCCAAAGGAACATTCCATCTTCTGGATGTGTTAATAAATGGATCAAAACTTCGAGTCCATTCATTGTGTTGAAGTCAGTCATTATAATGAGAATTTTTTAAATTGACCTTTTTGTACGTCTTGTTTGATACCACCAACAATGTAAGATTCTACTTCTGTTTCTTGTGGTGCTACCTGCATACCTTTTGATGATAACCAATGCTGTGTCCAAGGTAAAGGATTTTGTGATGCTGACACATCATATATTGGATCATAGCCTAATGCTCTTAATCTTTTGTTAGCAATCCATTCTACATATTGTCCTAAAAGTTTTTCATTTAGACCAATTAAAGAACCATCTTTGAATAAATGTTTTGCCCATGCCTTTTCTTCATCAACACAATCTTTAAACATTTGGATCACAGTTTTTTCTGTACCTTTCATTGCTTTGGTCATTTCAGGATCGTCACCTTTTTGCCATGCTTTGATAATGTGTGTGGATAGGTTCAAGTGTGTTGCTTCATCTCTAGCAATTAATGAAAGTATTTTTGCTGAACCTTCCATAAGTTTAAGTTCACCAAACGCAAATGTACAAGCAAATGAAATATAAAATCTTAAACCTTCTAACAAGTTTACTGTGTTCATTGCTAGGTATAGTTGTTTTTTAAGATCAATCATATCAACCTTTTTACCAACAGCATAATCCAATGCCATTTTACCAAACTTGTCATATTCGCCTGTAACTGATTGTGCTCTTTTTAATATCTCTTTATCATTTAATATTGTGTCAAACACTTCACTAGGATCTGAATAAACATTCTTCATGATGTGTGTGTATGAACGTGAGTGAATAGTTTCAAAGAAGTCCCAAGTAACAATACATCCTTCTAGTTCTGGATTAGACACATAAGGTAAGAACATAAGACTTGGTCCTCTACCTTGTACTGAATCTAGTAGTGTTTGATACTTCAAGTTACTTGTGAATATGTGTTTCTGTTCTGGTCTGAATGATTGATAGTCTGCTCTGTCTTTTTGAAGTGATACTTCTTCTGGTCTCCAAAAATAACCAATCATTGTTTGATTCAGTTTGTCAAACTGTGGATATTTAAAATCGTCATATCTCTGCACACCACCATCTTCACCAAAGAACATTGGTTGTTTTGTGAAATCTATATTTTGTTTATTGAATACTGTTTTTGTCATCTAATTTAATTATCAATTGTTTCATAAAATTCTATGGTATTATATTGTACAGGCATCACATTCACCGTCTTCTAAATCTGCTAATTGTTCTTCTACTGTGGCATCACCGTTTATGTGAACGCCATTCAGTTGTTCAGGCTCTGGTTGTACATCAATTCCTGCCGGTTGTACATCTTCTTCCTCACCTTTAAAATCATAAGTGTTTTGATAGTATGATGTTTTCCAACCATACTTGTATGCTGACAACATATCCTGGGCCATTGCTGAAATTGGTACTTCATTGTTTTCATATTGTAATGGATTGTAACTCCAGTTGCCCGATATTGCTTGGTCAAAATATTTCTGCATCATTGCTACAACATTGATGTAGCCTTGATTGTTTGGCATCTCCCAAAGTAGTGTATAAGCATTTTTAAGTTTTGGAAAGCCTGGCACAATTTGTTTTAATGGACCTTTTTTACTTTTCTTGATTGACAGTAATGCTCTAGGCGGTTCAATGCCGTTCGTTTCGTTACTAACAACGGAAGAACTTTCTGATGGCATTTGTGCTGACAATGTTGAATGTCGTAAGCCATACTTGGCAATGTCTTTTCTTAAACTTTCCCATGCCATTCTTTGTTTGTGTGGAACAATTTCATCTATTTCTTTTTTGTAGTGATCAATTGGCAATAAACCATCTGCGTATTTTGTGCCTTCAAAGCCATCACATTTACCTTTTTCTTGGGCAATGTCATTACTTGCTCTTAATAGATAATATTGAAATGCTTCTGTTAATCTATCAACTGAGTCCCAAGCACCTTTGTCTGAATATTTGAATCCTTGTTTTGCCAAGTAGTGTGCCAGTCCAATATATCCAATACCTAAACTTCTTCTAGATTTTGTAGATACTTCTGCCGCTTTCACAGGATAGTCTTGATACTCTATAATTTCTTCCAATGCTCTTACAGCCAAGTCACATAGATTTTCTAAGTCTTCAAGGTTGTTTAATTGTCCAACATTGATAGCACTTAAAATACACAAAGCAATTTCACCCTCTGCGTCATCAATAGCATTGATAGGTGTTGTAGGCAGTGTGATCTCTTGACATAGATTACTCATTGAAACTTTATCTTTAAATGATGAGTGTGTGTTAGCATGGTCTATATTCATAATATAGATTCTGCCTGTTTCTGCTCTTTCTTTTAAAAGGTCACTGAATAGTTCTTGTGCTGGAATACTTTTCTTTTTAATTGACGAATCTTTTTCATACTTTTTGTACATAGCATCAAACTTGTCTGTTCCAAACGCATCATACAATCCAGGCACATCATGTGGAGAAAACAAAGTGATATCTTCTTCATTAATAAATCTTTCATAGAACATTTTAGATATTTGTATTGAATAATCTAATTTACGCACTCTGTTGTCTTCTGTACCTTTGTTGTTTTTCAGTACAAGTATGTCTTCAATCTCTTGGTGCCATATAGGAAAGTGAACTGTTGCTGAACCACCACGCACTCCATTTTGTGTACAACATCTCACAGTCGATTCGAATTTTTTTAGGAACGGAATGACTCCTGTGTGTTGAACCTCCCCACCTCTGATTTTAGCATTGATGCCTCTGATACGTCCTGCATTAATTCCTATGCCTGCTCTTCTGGCAACATATAATCCAATTGCCATATCGCTTGAGAATATACTTGGTAATGTGTCGTCACTGTCAATCAAAACACATGAAGCAAACTGTCTAATTGGAGTTCTAACTCCTGCCATTACTGGCGTTGGGATATTAATTTTAAATGTTGATATCGCATCGTAGTATTTTTTAACGTATGCCATTCTATTTTTTTTAGGATAATTGGAAAATAATGTTGCCGCAATCATCATGTACATATCTTGTGGAGTTTCGAATAGGTCACCTGATGATCTATCTTGTACAAGATATTTGTCTACCACTTGTCTCAAACCTGCGTATGTAAAATCTAAATCTCTTTCTCTTTTGATCCAAGTGTTCATTTTTTTAATTTCAACTTTGTTGTACTGTTCAACAATGCCTCTATCATAAACACCTGCTTTGATATTTCTTACAATTAGTTTTAACAACGGCATATACTCATATTGTCCGTGTGCTTCTTTTCTTACGTCATAAGAAAGTAATCTTGCCGCGGCATATTGATAGTTGGGTGCTTCTAAAGAAATTAAATCATTTGCTGAACGCACTAAAATTTGTTGAACTTCTTTTGTTGTCATGCCATCATAGAATTGAATGTTGGCATTAATTTCTATCTGTGAACTAGATACACCTGCTAAACCTTCACAAGCCTCTTCAACAACAAAATGAATCTTGTCGATGTCTAAGTCTTCTAACCGTCCATCTCTTTTTTTAATTTTGATTGCAGATTTATTTGTGATTGTTTCCTTAGACGTATTCAATTCCATTGTATTCCTATTCTTATTCTATTAATTTTATTCTGTATTTATCGGTTTTTGTATGTGCGTAGTATATTGCAGAACATAGTGTTTGTCAAACTCTGATTTGCTTAATTTTGCCATACTGTAAGCGTCTATATAACAATTCATCATTTCAATAATGTAATTAAACTTATGGTTGTTTGAACTATATTCCTTTTTATAAACTGTATGTATCTTAACATTTGTATCTTTAAAATTATCAGTTAATAAAACAGTATAACTGACTAAGAGAGAAATGTCAAATATATCATACTCATTTCTTTCAACCAATTGCCAACCTGTAAGCCACGTGCTTTTTTTATAGATATCGGTATTAGTTTTGGTTCTAGGACAGTGTTGAAAAATATTGACCAATATGTCTATAGGATTATCCACTTCGTTGACAATATTTCTAATGGCTTGCCAATCCTCTAAACGTTCTGTGTAGTTGCCGTAAAAAATATTAGGCTTATGAGATATTTTGAATTTGTATTGTGACATTGGCTAATTCATTTGCTTGTACTGGAGCAGGATTTATTGCTTGTATAACAAGAGTTTCGAAATTAGCGTCAGCATCTTGGTCCGTTAATGATGCTTGGAATATTAATTTATCAGCATTAGTGCCTTGTGAGTCATAACTGTCACTGATGTGACTTGTAGTATTTTCTTTGTCTATTAATATTTTTAATGTGCCTTTTCTCATTCCTGTGTCTACTGTGTTTTTGTATTGATAATTCATGTGAATTGTTTTACTTGTATCTGATGGTAGTTTTAAAAAGTCTGTGTAAGCATTCAATTGTCCTATTGAAAATTTTGTTGTAAAATTAAATTCGCCTGCGTGTGGTCCTTCGATTTCTGTAATGTAAGGTTTGTTTCCTGTGAAGTCACGTATTAATGTGCTTGTTCTAGAAAAGAAATCATTTGAAGAAATGTTTTCGTTGCTTTCAAATTTTATAATGCTGTGTACAGGTGCTGTATCTAAACCAGCATCGTTACCAACTTGTAAAAAGTTATTGGTTTGACTTACATTGCCTTTACCATTTTTAATCCAAATGGCTTGTTTATTGATTTCAATAAATTTAGAATTTGTTACGGAGTTGTTTACTGGACCTGTTGCTTGAGCAACTTGACCTAACACTGTGTTTTCACCAAATACAATTCCATATCCGCATTCTTCAAATTTTGAATTTTCTACAACATTGTGTTGAATGTCATGGTCACTGCTGACTCCATATGAAAAATTAGAAACTGTAATTTTTTCAAAGGTATTATCTTTTGATGTTACTGCTGTTGACGTTGCTGTAAGTTTTATTCCGATTTGTGTACTAACAAGAGCGGCACCTTGTGCTTGTACCCAAGGACCTTTGACATTCATATCTGTGAATGAACTGTTTTTACAACTTGCCAATACTAAACCTGGTTGAGTTGTATTGCTTTCTAAAGTCAAACCTTTTAATTCAATATTACTTGCTTGATTCAATGAACTTGTTTGTGCGAGAATGCCTTCTCCGTTAATTGTTTCTAATACAGGAAACACACCTGTTTGTTTAATCACAGTTTTATCACTGCCATCACCTATTAATGTTGTATAAGGCGGTAATTTTAAACTGTCAGTAATTTTGTATAAACCTGCTGATAGTTTTAATGTAATTCTTTTTTTGTAGTTGTCAGCATCTTGTGAACTGCTCCAAGGTAGAAATAGTTGATCAATCGCTCTTTGTAAAGACGATGTATCGTCAGTTGTACCGTCACCTGTTGCTCCAAATGATTTAGCATTCACTATGTCGTCTAGTCTATCTTGTAAACTTCTTTTAATTGGAGTAGCAGACGTGGCACCTGTTTGTACATTTGAACCATTTCTATAAGTGTATTGATCACTTAATTCAAACAGATTGTCGTGTTCTGTTAATATTTTAGAATTGCCTACTGCTGGTGCTCCTTCTGATACTGCGCCATTACCTATGAATAACTCTTGAGTGTCAACTGCCCAACCTAGTTCACCACCTGCTAGTTGTGGTAATCCAGAACCTTGGCTCTTTCTTCCTCTACGAATCTGTATTCTTGATATTGATACTATTGCCACTTTTTTCTCCTACTATGAGTATTTATCGAGTGTATCGGTAAATTTGAATTGATATTTAATGTGCGTGTTTAATGTAATATTCTTCTACTCTTTGCCACCAAAGGTCTTTGTATTTTGCGTAATTTAAAGGTGTAATGTCAAACTGCTGATAAGTCAAGTCTCTAGCACACATAAAAACGTGTCCTTCTTTTATAGAAGTTCCATAAGTTTCATTGTGTGCTTCAGCATAAGCAACCAACTGTAAAAAGTAATCTTCAATCCATTCCTTCTTTTTAGGCTTGTTTGTCTGCTTAAAGTCAATAATGCAAGGTTCACCTTTGTATTCACCTACACAGTCTGTGGTACCTGCATATATTTTAGGAAAATATAACCCAACTTCACTGCCCCAAATCTCATTCACATCCTTCAAAGCATTTTCATGAACAACCTTTGCCATTTTAAATGCCTGTTGAGCATAAGGATTTGAACCTGGTTGATTCCATTCACCTTTAGCAATATAATCTTCTATGTATTTGTGCATTCTAGTTCCTATACCTGATGCCTCTTTTGTAATACGCACAGCATTTTGTTCGCCAACTCTTTTGCGCCATTCAATAAGATGTGTTTTATCTTTGGTAGAATCCAGTATAGTGGTTACACTTGCCACAGCACTGCCGTCTGGACATTGATAAACTCTCTTGCCATTCAAAGAAGTTCGTGATAGTTTTTGATAATCTATTTTGTTTGTAATTAAAGTCATTTATTTACTGCTTCGCTGTTGAATGCGAAACTCATTCTGTTGTTAGTTTTACTCAACGCATGACTGACATAATGCCATAACCATGACGGAAAGTACACACATTGATTTAGTTGTGGCTGTACATCTACCCTATCACTATTGAATTCATTCATGTGTTCTATTATATTGCTTTTGAACACATAACTCATTTGATTGTTTGGATTTATAAAAGTAAGTGGAGCACATCCAGTATCTGCTATGGGCCAATACACAGCACTGAAAACTCCATCTACGTGTCTGTGTGGTGCTTCTATGGCACTGTTGTCACTGCCGTCATTTACCCAGAGACTGGAAACTATTTGTTTGTGGTTGTTGCTTAAACCGATTTGATTGTGTAGGTTGTTAAATCCATTTTCAATTTGCTGTACAAGTTCTTTTAACACAGGTTCATCTACATTAAGATGATTAGTGCCTGTGGATCTATAATTTGGTGTATTGTCGTGATGTATTTCTTCTCTAGACCAACTCACTAGTTCATCTTTGTTTGAGATGTCTATGTTTTCAACTGCGATGAAACTGCTAAAGATAGGATTAATTTTCATAATACCCATTTAGATAGGATAACTGCCACCACAATTACACTGATCAACCATAACCAGTTGTCCTCAATAAGGTCTTTGAATAATTGCCATGTAAGTTGTAATAAAGTTTTAATCATCGTTTTCTGTAGATAGTCTATCTAATTCGTCCACCATACTATCGTAGGATGGTCCGCCCCATTGATTGTATTCATAATAAGGTTTCACATCACTATTAGGATCATCTTCACCTTCTACAGTTTTTACTTCTGGAATATAATGTTTCATTGTGGATTCAATTCCTTTTTTAAGAGTGGCTGTGCTACCCGCACATCCTGAACAAGCACCTTTCATCATCATGGTCAGTTTGCCTGTTTCCATATCAAAGTCTTTTACTTCAACCATTCCACCATGTTGTGCCACAGTGTTGTTGATATATTTTTCCATCACGGATTTTATCTCGTGAAGTATTTCTTCTTTAGTTCTAGTCATAACAATTAATATTACAACCTTTTTTTGGATTAGTCAAGTATTATGAACGTTTTTTGGTTGCTCTCTTTGCCATTGTTTTTAGGCTGGAAGAACGATCACCTTTCTTGGTAGGCATATCTGGAGATTCAGCATCTGTGTCTAGTGTAATGCCTGATTGGTCAAATGATTTGATCATTTTTTTGATTGCTGAATTTCTATTGTACACACTTTTGAAACTGTCTGGAGTTACTGCGAAGCCTCCGACGTTGGACAAAATTTTGTTCAACGCATCAAAACTTAAAAATGCTTTTTGATTTTGAGAATCAGCACTGCTGATTAAATTTCTCAACACACGAATCAAGTCCGTGTCAGAGGCTTCAGAAATTAAGCCTTTTTTTTTGAAAGTGTTTCTGCTAGTCTTCTAGACAAATGTATGAATGATTCTCTCTTGCTTCTGTCTGCTGGTTCTTCACCGCCTGTTGCTGGTTCACTTGCTGAGAAGTCGTCTGCCTGATCTGGCATATCTGCATCATCATCTGTTGTTGGTTCCATTGCTGGTTCTTCAACGTCGCTGTCCGCACCAATTGTATCTGGTGCTTGTTCGCCTGTCAGTACGGCTACGCCGCCTGTTAATGCTTCTCTTGTTGCTTCTAGTGAAGTGTATAAAGATTCTAAACTAGGCTTCACTGCGTTTGTGAATTGTTCTGATTGCTCAACTCCCATTTCGTCTCTAATAGCATCTGCTAATTCTAACATTGATTCACTCTGCATAGATGCTGTGTCTTCCATCCAGCCTGTGATTTTATCAACCATGTCTTTAGCCGCCATTACTAATTGAGCAGATTCTTCTGCGCCTTCTTTAACTTCTTTCTTTTTGTCTTTGATTGCTTTTTTCATTGGCTCTTTTTTATCGCCATCTTTGTCCATATCTAAAAAGTCTGGTTTTGCTTTTTCTGTCATTGATTTTTGTAATAAGTCTTCTGCGTCTTGAAGTGTAAATTCTTTATCGCCTACTTTAAACTTATCTCCTTTTTTCATGCCTGCCGCTTTGGCTTTTTGTACTGCTTGAGCAAATGCGTTGCCTTCCATTGCTTCTGGTTCATATTCTGGTTCTTTCATTGAACCATCATCTTCGAATTCTTTTTCAAGTCTTTCAAGTGCTCTTTTGATTACTTCTGAATCTTCTTTGCCTGCTCTTGATTTGATGTCAGCGGCAACGGCTTCTTTGTTCATTTTTAATGCTTCTTTTTCAGCATCAAAATAATCGCCTATCATTTCTTCTGCCGCTTGGTCTACTTTTTTGAAATAACCTTCTTTTGCTACTTGTCTATCTTGTATTGCTGATGTGATTACATCTAGGAACATTTTTTGCTTGTGATAGTCTTCGTTGTGGCTTAAACCATCAAATGATTCAGTTTGTTCAATATCGCTTATCTTGTTGATAATGCTTGATTGAGCACTTTCTAACTGCTCATCTGTGAATTGATCTAATTTAATTGAAGAGCCAAACACTTTTGCCAGTCTATCATTCAACTGTTCTGTTGTTGCTTGGTATCTAAATTGCTCTATCTTCATTGTTTTGTTCCTTTACTAATTTATTTATCAAATATGTAGTCGTCCAGGGTATCTCTTAACTTGAGTAAATCCTCCCAAACAATGTCGTATCGTATATTAGCCGATTCTCGTGTTATATCATCGTCGGTTCTGGCTATTGTGTGCTTGTAAAACACACATTCGTTGTATTTGTTGTGTATTTGATCGTCAGTGGTTCTGATCATTTTCAGCACAGATTGGTTGTTTTGGGCCATTTGCTTTGCCATAGCCAATGCCGCTGTTTTTGTGAATGTTGTTGCCACCTGTCTGTGTTTCTTAATATCATACAGCAAAAATCCCATGCTGTTTTCACGTACCACATAGTTCTTGATACGTAGACTGTTGCCATGTTGAATGGGTAGACTGATGGTTTCAGCCTGCTTGTCTATGAACTTTCTTAATTTTTTAGATAGTTTTTGTAGATCCATTAGCAACCACCATTGTTTTATTGTCACGTTCTATGCGACGTACCAAACTTTTATTGATAAGATTTCTTATTACTTCTTGTTCGCGTTCCATAAAATTTTCAATGTCTTTTATTTCTTTAAGTTTATTCAACATTGTTTTTTCCTCATTGGAAGTTTGAATTACAAAATCTTGTATAAGTTCGTTAATTTTCATTATTGTGTTGCTTTTTGTCTACGTTGTAGATTTGTGATTACAGGATCTAAATCTTTTTTATTCACTGTAATCGATTGTGGTGCTTGAGGTGTAGGTCTTTTGGTTTTCATTGTTACTTGATCACCTTGGACTTTGTCCACTTCATAATCCGTTTCTTTGTTTGCTCCTGTTGGCATAGGCACAGTTTTACCTGGCTTTACTATCTGTTGCTGTGCTTGAGTGTTGGTTTGTTTCAGTGGTGCTTTCACTGATCCTGATTTAATTGGACCTTTAGGAAGTTTGTTAGGAGGCACAGGTGCTCCTGTTTTTTGTTGACTACCCAAGGTATTCAATGTCTTTTGTAGGTAAGGTGTTTCTGTAATATCTCTTATCTTCATGTTTTGATTGGCTTTCTTCTGTACGTGCTTCTTTTGAATGTTTTACGTCCAACACTTCTTCTGTTTGGTCTGCTTCTAGATGCACTAGGTCTATTCATTTTACCTACTCTAATACTGGCTCCTGCCGTTTTTTTTGTTCTTGATCTTTTAATTTTCATTGAAGAACCATAACGTGCTTTGGCTTTTTTAATTGCCATTACTCCACTTATTTTTTTAGGCTGAGTACAAACACTTGGTGAACTGACGACACGTCCTTTTCTAGGACCTGCTGTACATCTGTACTTTCGCACCATTTTGCCGCCTTTGGTACGAGACCAAATTTGTACAACTGATTCTGTTACTATTTCTGTTATTTTCATACCTAAACCTGTATAGTATGAATATTTAGCACTTGTGGGGGGTGTTTTAATTAACCTGGAAACTTCAATAACAGCACAACAATAGTGGATAGTAAGCCAGCAACTATTGTTCCTGTGGCACCTATGATCACTTTAACCATACTCTTATTGCCTGTTTGAATATCTTCGTGAATAGACTCTACCTTTTCCTCGATTTTTTCTAAACGAGTCTCAAGGTTTTTGTATCTCTGTTCGCACAAATCAACGTGTGCTTCTAAATTTTGTTTTTCCAGCTCAGTAGCCATTTCTCTCACTTCCGTTGTTAATCAATTTTATTTCTCTTGGAAGATGCCTTGTATTTTGTGCCTCTGTAAGCCTTGTATTGTATTTATTCCACATCAACATCAGTTATCTATTTGTTTAATGAACAGTATATTGGTGTGTTCTGGATCCATTGTCCTGTATGCTCCAGTTTTAATTTTGATGGTCTCGTCCAAACCTATAATCATTGGAATAAGATCAAAGTCCTCTTCAAAGAATTCTTGCTTCACAGCATCTGGAAAATCAAGTTCAATTACTGTGGTCCATACCATGTGTTCTCCCACGTAATTTTCACCAAACTTAAAATTGGTAATGTCCTGTATTTCTGCTTTGGGTCCTGACACAATACTCACATTGGATCTCAATTGAAGTGAGTTCTCAAAAGTCATGTAATTAGCATATTGATTGGCAGGCTTGTCCTCTGCTGAGCGAGTACGTCTTGCCATGGTTTTTGTGATGTCCAGTAGTGATAATATTTTGTATCTCATGTGCTGTTGTTCCTAGCACATTTACTTATATCTCATAAAAAAAGAGCGTCCAGTTTCCTGAACGCTCTTTAATATTACTTTGTAACTTACTTTGTAATCCTAAGATTACGCAGTGAATGTTGCAACTAGTGAAATTCCACCAACTGCTTCTGCGCCACCTGGGCCACCTTGTACTGCAAGGTGATTACCGTTAGCCGTACCTTCAACTGCCGCTATTGTGCCGTTGTAAGTTGTTGTGATTGAAGTTATCGCATCAGCATGAGTAATAGTTCCTGTTGCTACTGCATAGATGTAAGTAGTTGGACCTAAACCGCTTTTTGCTACAACTGTCGCTGAGTTTGTTCTTGTTGCCATTGTTTTTCTCCTCTTTATCGTTTAATGACACACTTCGCTCCGAAGTGTATATGCAATTATTTAGTAGGTTTTGGTAAAATATGTGTGCTACTATATTATTTTCGGCTCTTTTTGGCTCTAGATTGTAATGCTTTAAGCACACTTACAAAAGCCGGGCCTGCTGTTACTATATCATTTATTAATTGTATTGCTGGTAGATAGGCACCCACTATTGAAGATGGTATTGACTTGCCTGAAAGAGCAGAGTCTATGAAACGTTTTACAGCCACTAGATTTTTGCCTCCCACTAGATATCTATACAATGCTAGGTCTCTACCTTGTACACTCACATCTGGTACACTCACCTTAGGTTCAGCATCATTAACTCTGCCTGTTTCTAAATTCCTATCAGCGGCTAATTTTTCCAAGTGTTCTATGCTGTCTGAACTTCTCAATTTTGCTCTTGCGGCATGAAGCAATCTTGTCACTAAATTTTGTTTGTCACGGACTGACAAGGTGTTGAATTGAAATAAACTTCTTCTTATTGATTTGTAGTCTGCGTTTCTTATCTTTAAACCAGTTTCAATGCCCAAAAACACCTGCATGATACTGGGTGCTATTAGTCCTTGTTGTAGAGCACCAAGGTATCTGTTGAACGCCATTGTAGGAAAACTGCTTTTGTTTCTCATTTCCATAGCACTTTTTGGATCTTTTAATTTATTGATTGCTTCTTCGTCACCTGTGACAAAATACACAAAGTTGTATAAATCTGTGGAATACATTCTAAATCTATCATAATTTGAATGCTTGGTTTCCCTAGCATATCTTGTGGCTATTTGTCTGTATGTAGGATATTGATTCAACAGTTGAAGTATCAACAGTGTAAGATACAATCTTTCTGTACAATCTGTATATGTAAGGACTTTTTGATCCCTTGAATCACGAGTCATACGTGCTTCAAACAATGAACTTAAAAAGTCCAATTGATTAGTAGTTGCTAGGTTCTGCTTTATCGATTCCATATGTTGACACAAATAATTCTACCATATCTTTTGCTTGTAAAAACTTTTCAATGGTTTGACTTTGTTGAAGATCTTTTGTGAACTGTGCTTTGACCTGAGGTTTAACACTAGGTGCAGTTAACAATCTTCTCAACACTGTGGCTTGATTCATTGATACTTTGAATTTTTTGCCATCATCTGTTGTTACTGTGTCCAATGGATTTGGATTGCCTCGACTGTCCAGTATTTTGCCTAATTGATTGAATATAGAATCCTGCTTGAATTCTTTATCCATTCCCGCATTTGGATCATCTGCTGGATCTATGTCTTTAAACTCTTTAATAAATTCTTTTGCTTTCATTGTGTTCTCCTTATCTATTTATCGCTCTGTTGGCTCTAGTGAATCCAGAACGTTTCACCAATTTCATATTGCCTTCAGGAGACCCTAGTACATAGCCTTCTCCGCCCGGTTTGCCATTGATTGTTGCTGTGATATCGCCCTGTGCTGAATCCAATTGATTGATGATTGAATCTTTCACTGTCATTATTCCGCCAACCAAATTCCACAGTTTGCTGAATGCGTTCATGTTTGCTGTTACATATTCTTTAATTTTAATTCTTTTAGGCTGGCTCACAGCACTTGCCGCCAACCATCTTAAAAAATCATCACCTAATCTTTTCAATCCTGTATCAACTTTGCTGTTGGTGTAGGTGTACAAAATGTTAGGTAGATCAGTCAATTTCATTTGTGCTATTTTGTTTTTGTTCAACAGTTTGTCTATGTCTGCTCCACTGTTGTTTACAAGTGATTTCAATTGGTCTAGTCCTTTTACTTGTATAGGATCTTTTTTGTTGATTGTTGTAGGTGGGATAGCCAATACAGAACCTTGTACCATGTCTAAATCTTTAATGGGTAGTATTTTTCCATCCTCAGTCAATGTGTGATGTACAACAACTCCAACTTTACTGTTGGCAATCTTTTGTCCCAGTTCACTATTCGCATCTACATTGTATTGTACAACATTAGGTTTGAATACTAAACTGTTGCCTGATTTTTTAGGTGTAGCAAAGTATAACATATCTCCTACAAAATATCCTTGAAAGTTTTCAGGCACTGCTTCTGCCATTGTGTTAAACACTGAAGCCATTTTAGAAGCATATTGAGATTGTGATTTCTTTTTGGTAGCGTCTTTGCCTCTACTCATAATTACACTTTTTAAATCTTCAGGGTTTGTTGCTCTACCATCATAACCTTTAGCAACAAATCCAGACTTGTCTGTAAAAATAAATTCACCATTAGGATTTCTACCAAACACCACAGCAGGAGAACCATCCCACTTGATTGTAAGTGACTGTGTGCTTTTGCTTAATGATTGTAATTGTTCAATGGCTCTTATGGCTCCTTTGGAACCTTCCCAGAAGATTAAATCTTCTGCGTGTTGTATTCTTGATTCTTTCAGTGCGACATTCTTTTTGTCCACTTCTTTAAATTCTACTAATCTCATATTTTTATTTTGTTAAGTAATCTTCTGTACCAGCCAATAGGGTCATTCATATTCTCAGGCAATTTTTTACCCATCTTGGCAAATGAATCTTTTACATCTGCCATCAAAGTATCATAGTCTGATCTGCCTTTAATTTTTGCGTGAATCGTTTCCACAGTGTTAAGATCATTGGCAGTTGCTCCTTTGCCCAACAATAATTCTGCTATCTTGTTAGGGTCTTTAGTCACTGGTTCATTGGTGTCTCTGTTGAGTAGTCCTGCTTTGTGACTCCATTTGTATCCAAGTGGTTTGGCAATAGAAGCCATCATCACGTGTCTGTCTGCACCTTTGTATTCTGATCCAGGTTCGCCACCTTGTAAACTCCACTTCATCCATTCCGGATCACCAAACATTAAATCTGTTTGTACATAACCATTCTTGGCACTGCCTCTGATAGGAGTTTTAAAGTGAACACTGATCCCGCTCTTCTTAACCCACAGTTTAGGATCTTGTTTGTTTTGTATTGCCCACTGATTCAATTTGTCTGCCAATTGATCTTTAGTAACTTTGGATTGATCAATAGCAACATCTAAATCTCCTGAAGTGGGTGCTTTACCAGTGGTACCTAATGTGTTGTTTTGTAAATCTAGTCCTGTAATTTTTTCTAACCAGGCAAGTGTGGGAGACACATCTGCTTGATTAATTCTAGTTGTGGCTATTTGTCCATTAGGATCTTTGAATACATTGCCACCCTCTTTAAGAATCTTCATTTGTCTTTTTACTTTCAATTATTTTTTTAATGCCAACTTGAAACTTCTTGGCTTCCTTGTTACGAATACTGTTTAAAAAACGTCTTTCCAACTCCTGTGCTTGTTCTTCTGGGTAATTCTCTGCTATTGTGTTCAACAGATTCACAGCACTTTCGATGATGTTTGAGCCTGTTGTTTCTATGAAGGCTTCAGCGTCATTGACTCTGCCAATGTTTCTTAATTCATCTAGTATGCTTCTGGTACGTTTTTTCATAGTCTTGCCCTACTTTTTACTATTTACCGATTAGAAAGCAAATATAAAGCAGGTATTCATAGTATAGCAGGTCTAATTTTGGTTGTCAATCTTTTAATTGATGGTGTATTTGTGCCTATAAATACATATATTATTATGAACTTTTTACAATTTGTATCAGAAGTAGGATTTCCAATAGCAGGTGCTGTGGCATCTGGTGTGTTCATATTCATCATTTTAAAATTTATATTAGCCACTGTGACAGGGTCTGTGAATGGTCTTAAAAACATCATTAAAGCACTGGACAACAGAGTTCAGACCATGAACAATGATCTAATTAAGATTGATGCTTTGCTTTCACACGTGACTGGAGTCAAACCCAATGTTGATAGACTTGCCGCCAACGAAGGCAAGGAAGATGCGAGGAAAGACTAGATGATCACACTTGAATTTGCCAACGCAATCAAAGAATTTGGATTCCCTATTGTAGCCGCATTTGGTTTGGGTTACTTTGTTTACTATGTGTGGACTTGGGTAACCAAAGAAATAAAACCTGTATTGGGCGAAGCCAACACAACACTGATAGCACTCATAGATAGAATAAGAATGTTAGACAATGACATGATACGTTTAACACAAAAGTTAAACATGGTGCTTGAACACAAAGAAAAGCAAGACAAGAAAAAATCTAAGAAGACTTAACAGTATATACTTTAATATTCTCAGTCTTACCTTTGACTGTGATGCTGTCTATATAATCAAACGGGTAAACAGTTTCAATGGTGTGTCTTGTGTCCTCACCTATCACTATGGTCTTGCCTAATGTTTTGCTTGAACTTTCTAATCTACTTGCTAGGTTAACTGCGTCACCAATCACTGAGTAATCAAATCTCTGTTCCGATCCCATGTTACCAACCAATGCGTCACCTGTATTGATTCCTATCCCTATGTTTATTTGAGGAAGTCCTTCTGCTTGAAGACGTACATTTAATTCTGCTAGTGCCTTAGTCATCTCAAGAGCACTCTTAACTGCCATCTCTCTATGTTTTTTATTTTCAATAGGTGCGTTCCAGAATGCCATGATACAGTCACCCATGAACTTGTCTATGGTTCCACCATTTGATATTATCACATCTGTCATGCGTGTTAAGAATCTGTTAATCAATTTTGTTAGTCCTGCTGGATTGCCTTTGTACTTCTCACTGATAGGTGTGAAGCCTCTGATGTCACAGAACAAGAATGTCATGTTCCTTGTTTCGCCACCCAGTTTCAACAGAGATGGATCCTTCTGTAATTTTTTAACCATGCCAGGATCAAGATAGTGTTCAAACTGTTTCTTAATTTGTTGTCGCAGTCTGCTCTGTGTGGCAAAATTATTGTACACAGAATGAGACCAAATCAAAAACACAGACAACATTATCCAAGATGGATCTACAAGAAATCCTCTGTTGGTGTATGCCATGAATGATCCGTAGGCAACACCTACTTCCACAAACAACAATAGAGGCACAGCCAACAACACACTGGTTCTAGGTAATACCATTATCAACAATAATAGTAACAGTGCCATAAACACAATTTCATAAGTGTCTGCTTGAGGTGTACGCAACAAATATTTGTCTGTGAGTAAAGTATCTAATGCTTGGGCAGTTATGTTCTGATCTGTTGTAAGTCCGTGTGGTGTATATTTTAACACACTCAATCCCGCGGCATCTAAACCAACAATCACAATTCTATTTTTTATTTTGTTTTCATTGTAATTGCCTGAAAGAATATCACTTGCTGTCATATTCACATACATTGTAGGATCAGCATAGTTGATATACATTTCTGCATGATGATTCACAGGTATGCCTGCTTTTTTACTCACAAGCACTTCATCTATGCCATGTTGTTTGGCTACAACTTTAATTCTTTTTGAATTGTTTAACAACCTAACATTTTCTAATATCATGCTGGGATAAATTTTTCCATTTATTCTAATCAACACAGGCATTTTTCTTACCACAGCATCTGGTTCTGGTGATGTTACATTTACTCCCATACCAGTGGCACCTGCTGAGACTTTTGCGTGTGGAGAAACAATGCCACCAAACTCATACAACCATGGTTTGACATTGCCCTTTTCGATAATCTTTGTGGTGCTGGGTAAATTTGTATCAGACTCATTTTTCACACTCATCATGAGTACTGCTTTATTTGATTCTTTCAACACTATAGAAAACACAGCATCTGTATCCAATAAAATATTACTCAATTGATCCCGCACATCATTAGTCATGGGCATTGATTTTAAATATTCAACGCCACTCATTCTATCTGGTTCAGCAAATAATATATTGTAGTTCACAAGTATGGCACCAGCATCAGACAGTTTAGCATGAAGCATAGCCATTATGTGTCTGGGCCATGGCCATTGCCCATATGTTTTTAAATCTTGTTCTGTGATGTTTACCACAGTGACTGAATCACTTACAATCTGTCTTGGTTGTATTGTTTGAAATTTGTCCCATGTCTTGTATCTTAAAATTTTTATTGTGTCACTGTTGTCTATTCTTATTCCAGTCAACACTATGGCAAACACAATCACCATCCATATGCTTGTTAAAAATTTATTCATCCTAATTCTTTCAGTCCTTCAAGTATGCCAATTGATACGCCAAAGAACAGTGAAAGTCCTAACATTATCACAGGACTTAATAACCACAAGTACCAGTAGTAACGAAATATATTCTGTCCTCTTGCCAATCTTATTTTACGTTGATCCAAAAACCAATGCACTATTCTTTTTATAAAGCCTTTGATATGTTTGTTTACAAATTTATTCAACAACCAACGTATCACTCTCATCACAATCAGTATGGGAGAACTCAGCACATCAAACACAATCAGGAACACATCAACACTGAAGTCTACAATGTTGTCTGCTGTGCAGGCTTTCTTCCATCTCTCTTTAAGTGTAAGTTTCTTTTGTTCTTCCATTTTATCTTTCTTGTAGTGCTTGACCAATGCTGTTATGGAATGGTGTTGTAATATAACTTAAAATTGTTCGCTCTCCAGTCAAAACAAAAACGTGTACCTGTACACCCGGCACCAACTTATACTGCATTTCTCCATTGGCAAAAGCCTGAGAATCTAATTCTAATTCTATTTCATAGTAAGACATTGTTTGTTTTTGTACAGCATCAGGCGATATAGATATTATCTTTGCTCCTATAGGAAGATATGTAAATGCTTCAGAACTTGCCAATTTTATTTTTGCTGATTGTCCTACTTCAACATAACCTCTGTCTTTAACTTGTAATTGTCCTTGAACAATTAATTTTTGATCTAGTGGTACCAACACTGCCAAAGCATCACCTTGTTTAACAACTGATCCTGGATTTTTAAACGTAAGTTCTTGTATCTTTCCATCTATGTTTGCTTTGATATGATAAGGTTCATAGCCTACACCTGGATTGATTGTGATTATGATGTCGCCTTTGTTGACCACATCTCCTTGTTTGTGATTTACTTTTACAATCTCTCCTGTAACCATGGTGCCAAGTGTTGTAATATTTTTCTCAGGTACAACCAGTCCATTGGCAACAGTGGTTATGTCAACTTTAGAAAATGACATCCACACAAAGAACACAACAAATAGACTTGTCAACAAGACAAAGAATTTATTGTTTGATGAAACTGATGATTTCTGTTGTTGCTCTATCACGTTGTTTTATTGCCTCCTTTGCTTTGGCATATTTGTTAGCACCTTGCAGTGCTCTTGCCGCCAATATGTTTGAACCTATTAGTAGTCCCACATCCAATGAGCCTGCGATAATTTGTGTCGCACCTACTGACATAATAACCACTGTCATAAGTCCTGTTAAAAATATTTCTAAATTTGTTGTGCTGTGAATCTGCAGGCTTAGGTTCATTCGTTGTGCTGTCAACACTATCATTATAATCATGAATATAGCCGCAATTATTGCCGCTGTCCAATTTATGTACAGCAACACAATAAGAAATGCCAACACGAATGGCCAATCTAGAATCCAACCGGTTGTGGCTGATGTCCTCATATTTTTTATTGTTGTGCCTGCACCATCCAACTTTTTATATTGCTCGGCTGTGAGTTGTCCTGCTTTGCTGAATTTTTCTCCAAATGCTTTCAACAGAGGATCGTAAACACGTTGGTTGTGTGCTGTCATCATTGCGCCTCTATTCTGTCTGAATCCAAATTCAAACGCCAGCAACATAATGGCTCCCATAGCCAAAGATATTAATGTTGATGTAACTCCTGATGCTAGATATTTGTTTAACACAATTATCACAAACAACGCAGGTGCCAAGGCACAGATGTTGATGATCAAACTGCTTGTTAATAGCATTATAGCATTCGATTTATCGCGGAATAACTGTCGTAAAAAACTTGTCATATATAGTAGTATTTAATTGATTTGGTAATTAAAGAAGTGGGTCCACAAGACCTAACACCTTGTGCAGTTGATATCTAGCAATCTGCCAATCTATCAATGCGTTGGCATAGGCAACTTCACTCATTATGTGTGCTGTCTTCATGCCAAACACAGCCATGATAGGTGAATTTCCTGCTTGAAAATCTGCCAGTGTCAATTTGTACATTTCATCGTTGATTTCAACTGTTCTTTTCAAAGTAGCCAGATTCTTTTCAACCAACACATAATTGTTCCAAGCATTATCAAACTGTTCTTGTGTGGTTCTTAACACATCCGTATATCTAAAGTTTGCGGCATTCAAACGAGAACGGTCTGCGTTTGTCAAGTGTCTGTTTTTAAAATTAAACAGTTTCCATGTCATTGTGATGTCTGCTCTCCACTCTTCTTTTTGTGAATTATGTGTGTCATAACCACCACCTAGTTCACCGTCCTTCTCTGTGTATGAAAGTTTGCCGTCAACTCTAGGTTTGAATTCCGCACGGTCAAAATTTAATTGTTCTTGAGCAATCGTGATATCCATGCTGGCAATACGCAGTGTGGTATTATTGGACACTGGAGTTCCTTGTACAGGAATCATGCCCAATGCATCCACTAAAGGTTTTGGCATACCTGCGATGTTGTGTGGCTTGAATCTCCAAACGTTTTGGAATCTCTGTATCGCACTATCAAGACCTAGTCTGCTTGTCATTGAAAGTGTTTGATATGTTCTGTATTGTTGTTCTATTTGCAGTTGTTCCAATTTAGAACCTTCACCTTTTTTAACTTTTTCTATTGTCATAGCAAGTGTAACTTTAGCATTGGCTTCTACTTTTTTATTGGCTTCGTGTGTGTTGTATGCTTTCATCAAGTTTAACCAAGCATTGATTGCCTCAATGATCACATCTTCTTTTACCAGTTCTAATCTGTAGTGTGCCTGTTGAGCAGTTGCTTTGGCTTTGTCTATCATGGCATTGGTTCTGCCTGCGTCCCAAATCATTTGTGTGATTGTGATTGACTTTTGAATACCTTGTTTAGAATCATGTGTGATTGTGTTGTTGGGATATGTACCTTTAGCAGGAGTTCTGTCGTCTTCCCAGTTGTTGCCAATTGATATAGAAACTTGCGGATAGTATGCTGTGTATTCTGATTTGAGTGCCTCAACAGCCGCTTCGTAATCAAGTTCTGCCGCTTTGATCTTTTCGTTCTCAACAATCAGTCTTGGTAACAATTCATGAAACTGCATCCATGTAATTTTTTGATCAGCATCAACATCAGCCCATTCTTTTTCAGTAGCCTGTTCTACCAATTTCTCATCTGCTTTGGCATCTATTTCTTTTTTAGCAATTTCTTTTTTTACTTCAGGCTTCTGTGTTTCTTCAACAGATGTTTCTGCCAGTTTCTTTTTCTCAATGTGTTCTTTAACTTTGTCTTCTGTTGCTATTACTTCTTTTTCAATTTTTTCTAACTTTTCTACCTTCTCTGTGGCTTTGGGAGCCTCTTCAACTTTGTCTTTGAATTTCTTTATGGGATTTTCTTTTTTCTTTTTGGGTGCTTCAACTATCTCTATGGTTAATCCTTCCACAGGTTTGGATCTAATCCTTGCTTGATTATCACCACACTTCTCTTGGATATAAGTTTCTGTTTCCTCAACCACTTCCCATTCACAACCTCCACTGTCTTCCGCAAAGACGGCTATGTTCCAATTGAACATAATTGCTATCAAAATGTAGTGTACGAGTTTGTTCATTATATACCTATATTTAGCATTATCCAGAAACCACCACTTCTGAGATCAATGCTGACTCTGTCTCGATCAGTGCGTAGTTGATGTCATCAAATTGTGAGAAATTACTCAGGTCAAGATATGCGTTGTAGCCTGTGGTGTTTGCGACCGTGACTGTGTTGCCGATCTCCACTGACCAACTGCCACCGCTGTATGTGACCGGTGTCACTTTGAAAGAGTAGTCGCCTGTGGCATCAGAGTCCTGTGTCAGATAGTCCTCTGAGTCATCCAGGATCTTGATCTTGTCCAGATTGAAAGTGTCAGTGGTCTCCCAAAGGTCACCGTCTCCGTCCCTATCGTATCCTATCACACCATAGTGGTCATCCGCCTGTGTGGGTGTTGGTCCGGCGTCCATGTCTGTGTTGAAGGCCCAATATACAGAGTCCGCCGAGTCATCCCACACAAGGTCAATGTGGTCCATACCACCACCGATGTACACGTTGTTGCCCAGGTGTATGGCCTCAACAGCGGTGATGTCGTTCTCTGCGGTGTGCGTTCCTGAGCCAACTGTGTCTCTGAATACTGGAATGAATTCCGAGTCAACCACTATGCCTGCACCGTCGGATTCTGTCATTGCGTCCTCGTTCTGTTCTTGAAGCCACGTGGCAATTTCCTTGTGGTGATTCGTACTTCCGATGTAACCCGAAGAACTGTGACCGTCGATGTCACCCCAGGCAAGGAATGTTCCTGTGTATTCTGCTTCTGTGTCCTCTCTGCTCCATTCCGCTATCGCACCCTCATTGCCGTCACCGTTTGAGGAAACTAGATCTCCCCTACCCATGTATTCCTTGTGATAGACTGATGTGGAACCTCCCACAGTTGCACTCAACACACTATTGGTGTCACTCCAGGCCCTGTATTCTGCCGCTATATTCTGACTACCATTACCCACACCACTTATCATTCCTGTGTTGGTGGATGACGTGGTGTCAATGATGTTGATGAAATCTTCCTGGTCCTGATTTCTTTTATCGTCCCAATAACTGTGTTCAGTGATGGACACCAGAGAACCTCCTGACATCAAGTATGCCTTCCAGGCGTCGGTTAAGGAAGTGTTAGTGTTGATACGAGTGTTCCAGTTGAAGTCCCAGATCTGTGAGAACTGTGAGGCATATTTGAGTGTATTGGACGCCCAGTTACCCGAAGCGTCTGTGTCATACGTTACAGAGAACAAATCATCCAGTTGGCCACCCGCCTGGTTGTTTCCACTAATACTTCTGTCACCATGCAACGCCAAAATCTTGCCTTCCGCCCATGCGTTGTTCAACACCATGTCCTGTGAGTACCTTGCTCCCCAGGCATCTAATGAGGTGTTGCTTATGCTTTGGGTGTGTGTTGCGGAGATCACCTCGTTGACGTCCGTGACATTGACCACTTGGTTCGTAGTTGATGTGTTGCCAAATGCATCTGTGGCTGTGATTGTTAAATTGTAACTGGTTGTGGTCTCATAGTCCAGTGCCGCCGCTGTGGTGATTGCACCTGTGCTGGAGTTTATTGTGAATGCGTTGCCTGTGTTACCTGCTGTGATTGAATATGTGATTGTTTCACTCTCTGCATCAGAGGCAGATATTGTTGACACTGATGTGCCTGTGCTGACATCCTCTGCCAATGACACAGCACTGGTGTTGGATATCACAGGTGAGTGATTGTTCTCCACAGTGATCTGCCATTCGTCAATGTCTGCGGCTCCGTATGGATCTTGCACTTTCAATAATATGCTGTATGTGGTGTCCTCTGTGACAGAGAAAGCAGAGTCTAAATAAATTCTATTGCCAGATATTCTTAACTTTCCTGATGGATCAGCAAATATAGAATAAGTCAATTGATCACCATTGGCATCTGACCCATACACATTTCCTAAAGTCGATCCCACTGCTAGGTTTTCATTCACACTCACATCATTTGGCATATCCAACCAAGGTGCTACATTTACATCTTGTTCTTGGGCCAGTTCGTAAATGAATTGATCCATGATATCATCGGCTTCAATGGCATTGTAGTAGGCATTTTCGTTGGCATCTACCACTTCAAACAAATCATCTTGTTCTGCCTCTAGAGCATAATAATCATCAGCATTCATTATGCCATCTCCAGCACCATCAAAATATTCATCAATATTACCTGCATTGACCACCATCATGTCTTTGACTTGCTGATCAACCACTTCGTTTTCAGGATCCATTTCTTTGAAAAAATCTTCCATTTCTTGTGCGATAGGTTCTTCAGCCAACACTTTCTCTTTTTCTTCTTGTAGTAACTGTTCTACCACTTGGTCATCTACTTGATTTTCTTCATCAACGTCGAACACATCATTGTCTTCATTGAAACCTGGACCGTCTTCTGGATTGACTATTTCTCCATTATCCAAATTAATCATTACATTGTCTTCTTCAATCATTTCTTCTAGTTCTTGAAATTCTTCGTTGTTTTCCAATTCCTGCATCTGCTCTTTAACATTCTCTTCAGCAAAAATATCTTCAGGTTCTTCCTCAATGATTTCTTGTGGTTTATCAATCTCTTCTTTGATTTCTTCCATCACATTTTCTTTGAATTCTTCTATAAATTCAATTGGTGCTTCTTCTATGAACTGTTGGAGTTCTTCTTCAGGTATAAAGTTTTCAAACTCCTGAACAAATTCTTCTTGGAACTTTTCAAAGTTTTGTACAATGGCTTCAAATCTTTCTTCAACTGCTAGAACTTTTTGTTCAACAATTAATTCTTGTTCAATAACTTGTTGAACTTCTTTTTCTACAATTTCAACTTTGGCTTCTATCTCTGCAAAATCTTCTTGTACTTCAGCAAATTCTTTCTCTATCTCTTGAACTTTCTTTTCAACATCGGCTTTCTTTTCAGCCACCACTTCAATCTCTTTTTCTATTTGTTGTACTTCTTCTTCGATCTCTTCGAATTCTTCTTCTAGTTGTTGTAGTTCTTGTTCAATTTTTTCTCTTTCTTCAACAGGTGCGTCATCCAATTGTTCTTCTAGTTCCTCAATTTCTTCTGCAACTTCTTCTTTCTTTTCTTCGGCTTGTTCTTTTTCTTCTAAAACTTGTTCTTCGGCTTCTTCTAACTCTTCAGCCTCCTCTTCAAGTTCTTCAGCCTCCTCTTCCAATTCCTCAGATTTTTCTTCAAGTTCTTCAGCCTCTTCTTCTAGTTGTTCTTTTTCTTCTTCAAGTTCCTCTTTTTCTTCTTCTAATTCTTCCGCCTCTTTTTCTGCTTCTGCTTTTTCTTTAGCGGCTTCTTCAGTTTCTCTTTCAACTTCTGCTTTGGCTTCTGTTTTTTTAGTTGTTGCGATTGTAGTAGCAAACTTTTTAAGCACCACTTCTTTTGGCAATATGACTGGAACTGTAGGCACAGTGTATGGATCAGTGATCACTGTGGCTTGGTATGCCTCAGTCAATAGCACTTCACCAGATTCGTTTTTAATCATTACTTGTCCAACTGAACCATCTTCGTTGGGTAACAATACTATCTCGTTTTCTTCTCCATCTGTGTTGGCTTTACCCGCTACCTGTGTGCCTCTTACACCAATAGTCAATACGGGTGTTGTCACCTTCATAGCGTCATTGCCTACCTTGGCAATCTGTCCTGAAACAAAAGAAAAGTTACCTTCTAACACATTGGCATTCATAGATCCCACAGTTGGATTCTCAGGATCATACACAAAGTCGTCAATCACCATTGTGCTGTTTGGGTCAACAGACATTGTGGTCTCATCTGCAAAAGCAATACCCACAGCAGTTCCGCCTGCACTGATTACGTCATCAAGATAGATGAAATCACCTTCGTTCAATGTCAATGTCTGATCACCACGCTGAATCGTAAACGATTGTTCCGCTGTGGTAATTTTTCCAATTGCTTGTGGATCTTTGAAAACTGCCATGTGTTCGTACCCTTTTCTATTATTATTATTTAATTAAGTGTGCAGTTATTATAAAAGATATTTTAATGATTAACTACTCACTTAATTGTAAAAACGCACTAAAATAAACACCTTGCTTTTTTTAAATAACACTATGAAAACATTGGTTGCTTTTATCCTATTGTGGATTGGTGCTGAAACAGATTACAACACTAACATACCTCATCCTAAAATTCTATTGGTGCCTGAAAGCACTCTAGTAAAAATGCACTATGGCAATCAGAAAGCAGAAGACACTGTTCATGCCTTGTACAACACAGAGAACAACACCATATATCTCAAAGACACTTTCAATCAATACAAAGTCTTTGACAAAGGTGTGCTGATGCATGAAATCATGCATTACGTTCATGACATGAATGGAGCAGTGGGAACCAAGTTTGATTGTATGGCACAATCTGAAGCAGAAATATATCCACTTCAAAAGAAATATCTAATAGAAGTTCACGGGGTCAAATGGGAATACGATCCTATGTGGCTTAAAATTATAAGCAGTTGCGATAAGCCTTAATTGATTGTTCTAGGCTGTTGTCTGGCTTTGAATTGATTCTGCATATCTAATTCTTCATCAATTCTTTTTTTGAAATACTCTATTACTATTTGATTTTTCCAATATTGTCTTTGATCTATTGGATCTTTTGATTCTTGTAATGGGCCGTTTTGCTGATTCAAAAAATCTATTTCTTCTTGATACAAATCAACAAGATTGATTTCTTCCATATGATCATAGTTCTGATGCATACAAATATTTATATATTTGTGATATTTTGTAAACCTAATTGAGATCTTCCACCTTGATCAAATTTACCAAAAGCAAATAGATTAAAAGCAATACAATATCTTTCTGTGTTGCTTTTACTAGGATTGACACTGTGTGATAATGTTGAAGGAAAAATGACCATCATGTTGTTTTGTGGAGGTATCGCAAATGCTTCTGAATTACAAATGTTAAAATTTTTATTTTTGTATGGCACATTCACTGTGGGTGTTAAGACATTATAGTTTGTTTTTTCTTTGTGAAATACAATTTCGCCACTGTCTTGTTCTGTTTGTAGATAGTACACAGCACTGAACATACTGCCTGAATGCGAATGAGCACCGCTTTCGTCACCTTTGATATGTTTTACACTCCAACTGTTTGTGATATCGAACTTGGCTTTAGACTCATCTATATCTAATACTTCGTGTAGAAAGTGTTCACATTTATGTAAAAGTTTTTGTTTTAAATTTTTAAGTTCTGGCTTGTCTAACAAAAATTTATCCATAGAACCAAAGCCATTGTCAGCGGCAAATCTTTCATACTCTTGTGACTTAACAAAATTAAATTCTTCATCAGTCACACCTGGTTCTATCACAGTTTGATACAAAGGTATTCCGAACAAAGGAATCATATTGAAGTTTTTATCAGTCATTTTTAAATTTTATTATAAAGTTTAACACAATTCGAGTATGATTGTCAACAGGATTTGTGCTGGTATGATACCAATCACTTTCAAACATCACGGCAGTATTCTTTTTTGGTGATGCTGTATCCTGTATTTGTAAATTATCAAAACCTTGATTGCCTTTTTTATCGAACATCACAGTGTCTCCATCAGAGTCATTCACATAATATATCATACTATGCCATCCTTCTCGATCTCTATCCACGTGAGGACAGTTCATAATGGCTTTACCACTATTGTTCTGCGTCAATAGGTTTGCTTTTATTCTGCCTATTTCTACAATTTCTTTATCAAGACTGTTTAGGATTGGTTCAACCAGATTCCAATAAGGACTTAATGGTTGTTGATCATACAACAAATGTATGAATTGTCCAGACTCATACAAGTCAAACGAATTTGATTCGCTCACTACTTGTTTAACTTCTGGTGGTACTGTGCCTGGCAGATAATGCCAATCAAATTTAAACGATGTAAATGTGTCGTATAGTTGATTGTATTCTGCTTCTGGTAATATATTTTCTATTCGTTTGAACACATATTATTTTAGCCAGCCGATCTTCTTGCCTGCTTTTACTCTGGCTTGATGCTCTTCTACTGTGCTTGGAAAACGCCATGCCCATACAGCCACTAATGCCATAAAGATTCCTGACCATAACACTGCCTTCATATTGCCAGTGAAGTACCAAGTGAACACAAGAGTTGATGACATAACTGCCACCATTGCGTACTTGCCTTTGAGTGGGAATACTTTTTTCTGTGTCCAGTTTGTTAAGAACTTACCGAACCATGGATGGTTGTATAACCAACGTTCCATCTTCTTGTTTGACTTTGCGAAACAATAAGCCGAGAACACAAGGAATATACTGAACGGTATTCCTGGTGTAATGAAGCCTATGTATGCTATGGCTAAACTTAAGAATCCTAAAGCCATAAAAATGTATTTTTTAATCATGATATACCTCGTTTAATTTATCTGCTAAATCACTTATCATTGCGTCAGTGTGCATTGGCGTAGGAGCAAATCTTAATCTCTCTGTGCCTTTTTCAACTGTTGGATAATTGATTGGTTGAACATAAATGTCATGATCAAATAATAATGTGTCGCTAATCTTTTTACACTTTATTGGGTCTCTAACCATAACCGGAACCAAATGTGTTTCATTTGGATACACTTCAATATTATAATCTTTTAATAATGTTTTTAGTTCCATTGCTTTTTCTTGATGCTGAAGTCTCAATTGTTTTCCACCATCATCTTTCAAATACTTAACACTTGCCAACGCACCAGCACAAATAACTGGCGGAATGCTTGTTGTGAATATAAAGCCGGGCGATATACTTCTAATGGCATCAACAATCTCTTTGTCGCCTGCGATGTATCCGCCATGCAGTCCAACCGCCTTACTGAAACTGCCGCTTATTAAATCTACTCTGTCTTGTAGGCCAATTTTTTCTAACCAACCTGCACCAGTTTCTCCATACAATCCAACGGCATGAACTTCATCAATATAAGTTATTGCTTTGTATTTGTCTGCTAAATCCAAAATTTCTTTTATAGTTGCCACGTCACCTTCCATGCTGTATACAGATTCAAATATTAAACAAGGTGTGCCTTTAACTGCCTTAAGTTTATCTTCAAGGTCTTCCATATCATTATGTTTGAATAAATGTTTCTTGGCTTTGCTTTTTAATATACCTTGTATCAGTGATGCGTGATTGTTATCGTCACTCACAAATTCTATGTCGTTTATAATTTTAGTTAAAGATATTAAAGTCCATTCGTTGGCAACAAATGCTGATGTATGTATCAAGGCAGATTCTTTTTTGTGCCAGTTAGCGATTTCCATTTCTAAAGCAACGTGATAATGTGTTGTGCCTGAAATGTTTCTTGTACCTCCTGAACCTGCACCTGAGGCATCAAGAGCAGTGTGCATGGCATCAAGAACAACTTTGTGTTGGCCCATGCCAAGATAATCATTGCTACACCAATTGATAACATTTTTTATTCCGTACTTGCTGTACCATATAGTTTTAGGAAAGTTGCCTGCTTCACGAAGCACATCGTTGAACACACGATAGTTTCCTGCTTCTTTCAAGGCATCGGTTATTTTAATGAAAGGTTCTTTGGATATCATGTATGTATTTATTAAATACGCAGTTAATTTAGATGTACTTGTCTATGATTTGTTTGCTACAAATCTGAACTGCCTTCTCGTAAATCTGTTCCACAGGAGTGTTTAACAGTAATTCTTTAGATGGTTCAGCAGTCATCCAACACTTACTGTTGATTTCACCTTCGAGTTGTCCTGGTGACCACACACTTAATCCGCTAAAACATCTCCATTGACTTGGTTCATCTTCTTCATGAAGTTTTTTCAACATCTGAGCGTCGCTGGTTAAACTGAATCCATTGCCTAATTTTAATGTATTTCTACAACTCCACTCGTCTGTGTGTAGTAATAAAATACTTTCTTGATTTACAGGCCCACCTTGATACACAAGGTCCTGCATATTAACTGTTTTAAATCCTTTTACTTCTAAAATTTTTTTAAGTTTAGTTCTTGTGGGTTTGTTAATGACTAATCCTGCCACGTGTTGAGCAGACTCTTCATATAAGAATACAACACTTCTATCAAAAGAAGAATCGCTTCTCATTTTAGGAGTTGATATCAATATTTTATTTTGCCAAATTGGATTTATCATTTGCTGTACAATGGTAATGGTCCACCATAAGGTTTTCCTTTGATTTTCTTTCCTGAAACATAAACTCTTTTCTTTCCTATTTTGTAGGATTTCTTTCCAGAACGTTTTCTATAACCTTGACTCTTACAACTTGCCAACTGACTGGCACCTAATGCGTGGTCAGGTTTCTTGCTTTTACACAATGCTTTGCTGGCAGGGCCTGCCTCATAAACTATTACATCTTGTACTTTCATAAAAATATTTAGCGATATTTGTCCGCTGGATCTCCTGTCTGAACCTCTGGCATCATCTTAAATGTTAGCACTTTTCTAGTACCTCTAGTGGTATTAATGACCACATCGCCTGATTTTTCAAAGTGTTCTATCTTTGTAATGGTTGCTTTTTCTTGTTTGTGACCAACTAGTATCTCTTGACCTAGTGCTAGATTGATCTGAATGGATTTTAAGTTCATATGAATACTCCATTAGATTGTGTGATAAAAATATTTATCTTGCTAGGATCTTGTCCATAGCCTCAACAATTTCTGTGGATGTGTAATTGTGTGTGGGCATGGGTCTTGCTGGAGGGGTGTAATCTAGTTCTTGTAAACCGTGTTCTCTATCGATGTATTTCCAATCTACTCTACCTATATCAAACTGTTGTAACCATTCAAACACTTTGTTAGGATTAAATGCTCCACAAGTGTACACATCAAGTTGTATAATACCAGGTGTGGTTTCGTCCCAACTATGTAATACAATGTGGCTGGTTTCTATAATTGCGGCAACGGTCAATCCTCTGTTGCCTTCCATTTCAACATACTTGGCAAAAGGACCCATTAGCAGTTTCATATCGATACGTTTAATTAAGTCCGCAAGTGAATTTATAGCAAATGTTTCATCCTTGGGAGGATTGTTTGCTTCTGCTCTTATTATAATGTGTTTGTGTTCTAATAGTTTTGTCATATTCAATCTTTATTTATGAAAAGCCAATAAAACTAGCACTTTATAACCATTGACATTTCGGTTGTTTTGTTGTAATATAAAGTATGAATAGAATATTGTCAACAATTATTTTGTTAGTCCTTCTACAAGGATGTTCTGCCACAATGGGAGAATGGCAACAAGGTGCTAAGGCACCAGGCTACAAGGCTCATGATGTATGTTTTGTTTGTGGAGAGCAAATAAAATTTTATAAGAATGAACCTTACAGTTGGTCAAAGTTTGTAGAAGAAACAGATTATTACAACAACACAGACACAGTTAAACTTCCTTGGTAACAAAAAGCCAATGAAATAGCGGTTTCTGTGCGGTTGACGGGTAGTACCAAAATATGTTATAATGTTTGTAATTAAGGAGGACAAATGTTTATAGAACAAAACAAAGAACAGATTGCTAATTTAGAGCGTCAAAAAATAGCAATTAAAGACCAATTAGAGTTTGAAACCAAAACTAAAAGAATTATTGAGTTGGATGAACAACTATATGAGATTGAAGATACAATCAAAAAATTAACTAAAGGAAGTAGGGCAGTATGATTCAATTAGAAACAAGAAACGGATTAATGGTTAAAAGTTTAGAAACATTGTATGAAGAATACATTGACCAATATCTACAAGGTAATTTTACACATGGATATTGTGATTGGAATGGTGATGATGCTTTAATGAGTCCAGATATGTTTGGCTCCAAGTTTGGCGAATATTGTGCGAGACTAGGTTACGACGAATCAGAATATAGTGGCTTTAAAGCAGAACTAATAGAATGGTGCAGAGAACATCTTGCTCATTTAGAAAGTAAATTTGCGTAATGAAAAAACAAAAAGAATATAAACTAACCAAGAAAGATTGGATTGAAATATTAGAGTTTTGGCCCTTGTCTATTGTGACTCCTGCCATGATACTTTTAATATTATTTGGTCCATACATAATGAGATGAATGAAATATTAATATTTGTTCTGTTTATCAGTGCTATAATTTTTATAAGTTTTAGACTAGGTAAAGAACGTGGTACAATGTTAGCCAGCGAAAGAGCAGTAGACATAATGATCGCAATGGGCTATCTTAAAGAAAAAACAAACGGTGAAATAGAAAAGGTAGATAATGAAAAATCTAATTGATCCAAAAAATCCACACACAGTAGGCAAAAGTGCTTGGAACTTAGGTAACCATACACTTGTGATAATGTTTATTGCGGCTATTGTGTTTGTGGTTTATGCGAGTTATTAATGAATAGATTAGCAAAAATATTTGAACCAAGCAAAGAACGTTTAATGAAGAACGCAAGAACAATGATGCTTAACGCACAAGACCCGTGGTTCAAATCATATTGGGAGAAGGTGTACAAGCATCTATTAAAAGAATATGGGAGGTTAAACTAATGTCAGAAGATATATTAGGGTATTCATCACACGATTGGAGAAAAAATACAGATGATGCTATCGTTATAGATGAAAAAAATATGAATTATGCGAAAGTAAACGATTGTAAAGTAAGTTTTAAAAATCCTAGAACTTTACAAAAAGAAGAAGTTGATCTATCTAGATTGATTAGAGTATTCGTAAACAATTTTGAGAGCCATAAAAGGAGTGTAAAATAATGGAGATGTTGCTTTTATCTTTGTTTATTATATTAACAGGTTTGGCTATTGCTTATGCTGGTGAAATATATCTTTACCTCAGTCTAGTATTTGGTTCAACAATAAAAGATATACAAAACAAAATAAAAACATTAATTGGTAAAAAATAATGTCGGACAAGAAAAACAAATTAATTTCAGAACAACACGAAGAATTGTACGCAGAAATTTTTGAGCAGATGGTTGAAAAAGGAATAGACAATGATCATCAGATGGTTGCAAGTGTGTATCTTGCTTTGGGATTAAAGATGTATCGTTCTTGTTTGCCAAAAGAAGATTTTCAAAGACTGTTGGACGATGTGTGTTCATCAGCAGTTGATATTGAACCATTTCAAAAAGAAAAGAAAGAGATATTACACTGATGGTTAAAAGACTTACCAAAAAAAAATTAATAGACATCTTGAAAGGACCACATAAAGAACGTGTGGTTCAAGCATATCAAGATATAGCAGATTGTATTAGAAGTGATCAGGTTCCTGCTAGTGATGTGGCAAAGTTCTTTTCAAATAAAGACTTTTATAAATGGTACAAAAAGAAATACTTGACTTATTAACAATATGAATGTAAAATTAACAAAAGGCAACAAAAGGAAGGCATATGATTAAAGGCATAGTGATTGGTGCAGTTGGTATGTACATTTACCTTGTACAACCGGAGTGGGCATCAACTATTATTGATTATACAACTAATCTGTATAATTCGATAATCGAGACAGCACAAAACGGATAACTTAACTGTTGCGTTCTGTCATAGAAAGGAACAATGAATAGAACAAAAACTGTTAAACCTAAAATCGTAGAACTCAGTTCTGAAGACAAAGCCAAGCAACGAAAGAAATTGATGGCAGAGTTTTTGGCAAAGGGTGGCAAGATTGAAAAGGTTCCTTACGGAGTGACCAATCAAGAAATGGGATCTCCTAATCAAAACGCAGGCTGGATCCCTCCACAAACCATAACCCCTAAAACTTGGCGTACTAGGAAGACCAAAGCAAAAGCCAAGAAAAAGAAATCCAAGAAATAATTTACTATTTCGGTAAATACTTTTATCATGCTAAAATTATTATGGAGCACCTTAACCGCTCTGTTATTCTTAACTGTGACACTGACAGCACAACAACCAACACAAGATCCGCAGTTGGAACAACCAGCATTGCCACCACTGGGCGGTGTATATGGTTGGCAAAGTATGCCTATGATTTGTGCTCCAGGTAATACCATTCATAACGATTTGACAGCAAAAGGATTTGTACCTGTGAATATGAGTTTGGGTAGAAAGAATGCTGATCCGAACGGCGAACCTGTGTTTATGGTAACCTATTATATCAGCATGGATGGAAACAGCACAGCCGCAACAATGAACATACCCACCAGCACAGACACTTGTTTGTTATTTGTTAGCCACGATTTGGTTATTGTAGATTAATCTCACATAAACAATTGGTATGAGACCTTTCGAATACCCAGTCAAAATCTATCTAATGTACGTTACAGATGATACTTGTTTCAAAGTGTATGCGATGGACCTTAAAGATGCGTATGAAACTTTGTTAGAAAATGAGTCCACTCTGACAGTGCATGATATCCAATTTGTTGAAGAACACAAATGTGCCAGTGTACAGGAATCTATTCACTAAAAATATTCACGAACCACTTGACAAAACAATAAAAATGCTTATATAATAGCATAGTATTAAAGGAGTATAAAAAAATATGGCTATAAACGGTAAAACGAAACAAGTAGAATTTGGTTCTCGTAGCAGAGCAAAATTAATACAAGGGGTAGATGTTCTAGCAAATGCTGTAAGAACAACCTTAGGACCAAAAGGTAGAAACGTAGTGCTTCAAAGAACTTGGGGAGCACCTGCTGTAACCAAAGATGGTGTCACAGTTGCTAAAGAAATTTTATTGAAAGACGACCTAGCGAACATGGGTGCCCAGATGGTCAAGGAAGTGGCAAGCAAAACCAACGATGAAGCAGGTGATGGTACGACCACTGCCACAGTTTTGGCACAGGCAATTGTCAAAGAAGGCGCCAAATATGTCACGGCCGGAATGAATCCAATGGATTTAAAAAGAGGAATGGACAAAGCCACAGATGCCGTTATAGAACAATTAACAAATATTTCTAAACAATGTAAGACTCAAAACGAAATACAACAAGTTGGAACTATTTCAGCAAACTCAGATGAAGCAATAGGTTCTATGATTGCTGAAGCAATGGATAAGGTTGGCAAAGAAGGAGTCATCACTGTTGAAAAAGGTAAGACTTTAAAGAATGAATTAGAAGTTGTTGAAGGATTACAATTTGACAGAGGTTTTATGAGTCCGTATTTTATAAACAATCCAGAAAAACAGATTGTTGAATTAGAAGATGTTTACATCATACTGACAGGAAAACATATTAGAACAATCCAAGAGATAGTGCCAATACTAGAAGAACTTGCCAAAAAGAATAAGCCATTTCTTTTAGTTTGTGAAGATGCTGAAGGAGAAGCATTGGCTACTCTAGTAATGAATAATGCCAAAGGCACAATTAGATGTGCTTCTGTTTGGGCTCCTGGTTACGGTAACAGTAGAAAAGCCATGCTACAAGATATGGCAATATTAACTGGCGGTGATGTTATATCAGAAGAAACAGGTTTAAGTTTAGAGAAAGCCAAATTAGAAAATCTTGGTCAAGCATCAAGAGTTATCATAGACAAAAGCACAACCACAATTATTGGTGGTAAAGGATTCAAATCTAAAATAGATGGCAGAATAGTTGAGATCAAAAAACAAATTGAATTGAGTGAAGGCGGTGATGACAAAAAGAAATTAGAAGAAAGATTAGCCAAGTTGACCGGTGGAGTTGCTGTCATAAGAGTTGGAGCCGCAACAGAAGTTGAAGTCAAAGAGAAAAAAGATAGAATAGACGATGCCTTGAATGCTACCAAAGCCGCTGTAGAAGATGGTATAGTGCCTGGTGGTGGAGTGGCATACCTTAGAGCCAAACAAAATATTGCTGACCTTAAAGGACACAACGAAGATCAGACAGCAGGAGTGCAAATTGTGTTGAAAGCAATTGAATCTCCAGTGCGACAAATAGTAGCCAATGCTGGTGGATCACCAGATGTGGTAGTAAATGAAATATTAAATGGCAAAAACAATTTTGGTTATGATGCTGGTAAAGGAGAATTTGGTGATATGATCAAATTAGGAATAATTGATCCTACCAAAGTTACGAAGACTGCTCTATTGAATGCGTCAAGTATTGCTGGACTGTTGATTACAACAGAAGCATCAGTGTTTGATGAGCCAGAACCCCAAAAGAAAGACTGGGATCCTGTAAGTGGTAACATGAAAGAGGGTGACTTTTACAGTTAGTTTACCAAAAACTCTTGACATTTGACAAAGAGTGCTTATATAATTTACATAACAATAAACTCGCTTAAAAAGGAGAACTAAAATGAGTAAAATAATAGGAATAGACTTGGGTACAACCAATTCGTGCGTTGCTTTGATGGAAGGTAAGGACGCAAAGGTTGTTGAAAATACAGAAGGAGCAAGAACCACTCCAAGTGTGGTTGCGTTTACAGACTCTGAAACATTGGTTGGAATGCCTGCTAAAAGACAAGCAGTGTCCAACACATCTAACACAATATTTGCGGCAAAACGTTTGATTGGTAGAACATTTGAAGGTGATGCTGTACAAAAAGATATTAAGACACTTCCTTACGAAGTTGTGAAAGCAGACAACGGTGATGCGTGGGTTAAAGCCAACGGCAAAAACTATGCTCCATCAGAAATTTCTGCTTCAGTATTACGTAAGATGAAAGAGACAGCAGAGAAATATTTGGGTCAAGAAGTTAAGAAGGCAGTTATCACAGTACCTGCTTACTTCAATGATAGCCAACGTAAGGCTACAAAGGACGCAGGGAAAATTGCTGGACTTGAAGTTGAAAGAATTATAAATGAACCAACAGCGGCGGCATTGGCATACGGACTTGACAAGAAAAAGTCAGGCACGATTGCTGTGTATGACCTAGGTGGTGGTACATTTGATATTTCCATATTAGAATTAGGCGATGGTGTATTTGAAGTTAAGTCCACAAACGGTGACACAACACTGGGTGGTGAAGACTTTGATGCTACAATCACTGATTATATCATTAGTGAATTTAAAAAGGATCAAGGAATTGATCTTGCTAATGACAAGTTGGCAGTACAACGTGTGAGAGAGGCGGCTGAAAAAGCCAAGATAGAACTTTCAAGCACAACTCAGACTGATATCAACTTGCCGTTTATCACAGCAGACAAGACAGGTCCAAAACACATCAACATGAAGATGACAAGAGCCAAACTAGAAGCATTGGTTGGTGACCTTGTGGCAAAAACACTTGCTCCATGTAAACAGGCATTGAAAGATGCTGACGTAAAAGCAGGTGATGTAACAGAAGTAGTGTTGGTTGGTGGTATGACTAGAATGCCAAAAGTGTTTGACACAGTCAAAGAATTCTTTGGTAAAGAACCACACAAAGGTGTTAACCCAGATGAGGTTGTGGCATTGGGTGCCGCAATACAAGGTGGTGTGCTACAAGGAGATGTCAAAGATGTCTTGTTGTTAGACGTTACACCATTATCACTAGGTATTGAAACATTAGGCGGAGTAACAACCAAATTGATTGAGAAGAACACAACAATTCCTACAAAGAAAAGTCAGGTGTTCTCAACAGCAGAAGACAATCAAGCGGCTGTTACCATCAGAGTAACACAGGGTGAACGGGAAATGGCGGCTGATAACAAGTTGCTGGGTAACTTTAACCTTGAAGGTGTTGCTCCTGCTCCAAGAGGTGTGCCTCAAATCGAAGTAACATTTGACATTGACGCTAACGGTATTGTGAGTGTGGGTGCTAAAGACAAAGGCACAGGCAAAGAACAGAAGATCACAATCAAAGCAGATGGTGGACTTTCAGATGAAGACATTGAGAAAATGGTTAAAGAAGCAGAAGCCAACAAAGAATCGGACAAGAAGAAAAGAGAGTTGGTAGAAGCAAAAAATCAATCTGAAACATTAACACATCAAATTGATAAACAACTCAAAGAACATGGCGACAAGATATCTGAAGAGGAGAAGAAAGCAATTGAAGATGCCAAAACAACTTTAATTGAAGCAACCAAATCAGATGATGTGAGCAAGATTCAAGAAGGAATCAAAACACTCACTGAAGCATCAATGAAGTTGGGTGAAGCAGTTTACAAACAGGCACAACAAGAACAAGCACAAGAACAAGCACAACCTGAACAAAAGGAAGGTGCTGATGAAAATGTTGTAGATGCTGACTTCAAAGAAGTAGATCCAAAAGAAGAAGAAGACAAGAAATAACAATTGACAGAAGTTTCCTTTTGTTGTATTATAGTAATATGATAGGCAAAAGGAAAACTTCGCAATTCAAAACAGAAATAGAAGCCACTGTTAGAATCACAGTAGATCATAATCAAACATTCACAGAACAACAAATACTAGACGAATTTTCAACTAATGTGTCTGAAGATTTTCACCAAGTAATGAGTTCCGACTCGCAACATCTTCAACCTACTCAAGTCACTGTAATGAGTGAGAAGGTGATTAAGAGTAACGGAATAGATGTTGAACTAGATTAAATTTTTTCTGGTACACCAAACTCTGAGAGGTGATCTTCTCTTACACAATAAACCATCTCAATAGGTTTTGGTCCAAAATGTCCAGCAATGTTCATTCTGATACTATCAGCATTGTAGGTAACATAGAGTTGGCACTCTTGTACAGTATTAAATTCAGGCTTGTCGTACCAGAACATATCTTGAGTTCCGTCTGCGTATGCTCCCATCATTAAAACTATTATAAACCATTTCATAATAGTATTTAGATATAAGGATAGAGAAGTTATGTGGTCTTTTTAGTATACCACCTATGCAGAAAATTAAGTTATGCTTTTAATTGTCCGTCTAATTGTAAACCTTCTAGTTCAAGTGGTTTACCTTTTGGATAAGAAGGTTCTATTTGAAACTCTTCTCCTGTCTCGTCGTTCTTACAACCAGCAATTAACCAATCATATTGAAAGTTCATATCGTTTACAAACTCCCATAATACATCATAAGTTTTTCTGTCTGGATCTTGTTTAAGAAGTTCTGTTTTACATTCTTCCATTGTGTCGAATGTTTGTTGCATTTGAAATGTCTTTTGTGTTTCAATTGGTGATTGTCCTATCAAATATGCTAGTATTAAAATTTTGTACATTATTTGTTTTCCTCTTCCATTTGTTCGTCTAATTGTTCGAACTCTTCTGTCATATCACTAGAATCAAGTTCTTTGTTTTCTTTCTTTAACTTGTCGCACTCTCCTGGAGCAAACATACAGCCTAATATCTTACCAATAGATCCACCATATAGCAGTATATTATTTGTAGGCTCTGCTTTTGTGTTCACACTGGGTTTGGCACAACTACTGATGCCTATTCCTATCAATATCAATATAAGAATTAATATTATTGCTGTATCTAGTCTTTTGTTCATGTTCATATTTATTAAATACATACAATGCATAAATTAGTATTATTATTCATGTTTACTATTATAATAGGTTGTGCTCCAAAAGTCAAATACTCTTTTACACTGCCGATACCAATCACTTATGATGAGGAAAGAATGGTGCATGACAAATATCCAATTGAACCAGTAGAAATAAGAGAACTTAATGAAACTAATTAAAAAATTATACAACGACTTTGATAGAGCATCAGAAAACAAAGAATTTTATGACAGATACCAAATATTTTTTAAAGGCAAGTATGCCAAACCAAATGCAGTTGTGGAGCATATGGAATTTGATTATGTACCAAAAATTGTTAAAAAACTGTTGAAATTAGGCTCTTGACTTTGGTAGTAATATTTGTTATAATCAAATTAATAGGAAAGGTGCAATGAAAAAATTACCAATACGTAAACCAAAAAACAAAAAAGAACGTGTTGAGTGGAGTTGCTTAGGCACTATTGCTTTCGCATTCGTTCTTTTTGTAATAGTGGTAACAATATTGTGTTTAGGATCTTGATAGATTTTTTACAACATATATTGTATTGGATCATAATAGGTTCAATTACTGTTTTATTTGTAATGTTTTTATTCGGAGCACTAATTATGGATCTACTGATGGAACTATTTGGTAGAATAACTAGGTCATTTAAGAAAACAAATGAATAGAGCCGACCTAGGCCATATTTAATATTATCCTCATAGAGGACCGGCAACACACCGACAGGAAGGTGCATGGGAGAGAACCCAGTTGCTTAAGAGTTTGGAGTTGGTGGCGATTGCGCCAACTCCCCTTAGGTAGCATTGCCGGTAGATGATATATATAGGTATGAAGGATACTTTTACCGCAAATTTCCAAACACAAGGTTTTATACAAGCCACACTAGACTCTCAAGAACTAGAACCCATTCAAAAAGAAATAGACAGTATTCAACAAGATTTTGATTCTGCTGAAATAAATGATCTAGGCAATGCCAGTAATTTAAAAAACGAATTCCATCTACAGGATTGTTTGGAACACATTGAACATTTGATTAATCCTTTATGCCAAAAGTATTGTGAAGTTTATGCTTTCGGAGATAGAACCAAGCATTATACTCTTAGAGATGCTTGGGTAAATTATCAAACCAAGCACGAATACTTTGGCACTCACACTCACCATGGTGAATTCAGTTTTGCTTTGTGGATCAAAGTTCCTTACACTCAACAGCAAGAACAAGAATTTGTAAATTATCAAGGCAGAAATATTCAAAGACTGCCAGCATTTAACTTTCATTACACAGATGCCTTAGGCACTATTAGAAATCATATCATACCAGTAGACAAATCATTTGAAGGTAAATTAGTATTGTTTCCTGGTAGCATGAATCATTCTGTAACTCCTTTTTACACATCGGATGAATACAGAATAACAGTGTCAGGCAATTTAGTTTAATGCCGCTTTAGCTCAGTTGGTAGAGCAACTGATTTGTAATCAGTAGGTCCGCGGTTCGAATCCGTGAAGCGGCACCACACACTATGAAGAACAACATTATCAATTTAAAGAAACATCCTGTCTACATTAAGAAAATGATTAAAGGTAAAACATTAAATTTGTTTGGTGCACCTATATCTGAGGAAACAATTATTCAGTACTATGAAATATTTGAAAAGTCTTTTATATCAGAGAAGCAATCAGCAGATAACCTGCGAAGTGTAGATTTTGATCAACAGTAGTTGCGACCCAATACCATTTGCCTTCCATAGTCCAGTTGTTGCGTTTAACCAAAGTGCTTTTTACAAAATCAATATGGTGATGTAAGACAGCATCCAGCAAAGCCAAACTGATAGCCAACAAATAATTTGTAAAGAATATTAAAACAAGCCAAGTACCTACACCGTGATGTATGGAATGAAGTAATGCTTTGGGAGATGAATAAATGTGCTTGTGACTGGGACGACAATATATTGCTTGTAGAGCCAAATCACAAACACCGTGTTTGATGGCTAACAAAAATAATACTATAACAGTTTCATAAAACATTAAAATACACACGCCCATTGTCCACCAGGTTGTGCGTGGTCTTTTACTGATCGTAGAATAGACCTAGGACTTTTATCTTTGCTCTCGCTGTCTGAATCGGATTGAGTCTTTTCGGATTTTGTTTCTACGGATACTTGCGGATCGAATCTGCAGTCCTTGATAGCACAACCTGTTAACAAAATCAAAATGGATAATAGAACAATCATCTTCATACTTAATATAATATCAATCAATAAAATAATCAAGCAGAAAGTTTGCCGTTATGCTTTTAGGATTCCTTTTTTGATTAATTTCTTTTTGTTCTTGATGTGTTCTGCTTCAACTAAACTTTTGTTTTGTCCGTAGTATTGAACAGCATAGCCTTCGGTACACATTTTTAAATTAAGATTAACACCGTCAGCAAATATTTCTCCTAGTATTCTACCAAACTTTCCTGTTTCAGAACCTTTGTGAGTTTTGATTGTAAGTTTCTTTGCTTTTTTCAATGCTTGTTTGAGATATTCTTTTGATATTAAACCGCGAACTTTTTCTTCTTTGTTTCTAGTTCTTGATTCTGGAGTATCAATTCCGAATAATCTCACTCTGCTTTGATATTTGATATCAAATCCCATGTCCAATAACACATCAATTGTGTCACCATCAACTATCTTTGTAATTTTATTGATTCTATAACTGAAGTCAGTTGGATCGCCTAGTGCAGGACCTCGTCTTGGCATATTATATTGTCCAATCTTTTAATTGTTGCTTGGTAGGTTTCATAGGTTTACATTTTTCAACCTTGCCACCTTTTGCTAGAAACTCTTTCATTTTAGCATCCAATTCTCTTTGCTTTTCAGCAGGTGATTTTTCCATGTCTCCTGCCACGTATGCTCTATTAATTCCCATGTGTCTTGGCATTATAAATTACCTTCCCATTTGCCGTAAGTATCTTTTTTCTTTCTGGCTTTTTTCTTTTTTGCTTTTTTCTTTTTCTTCTTTGGTGCTTTACCACCTACCCATGCTTCATTATAGTTTGGAGTAGATTTGTCATCGGCTTTGTATCTGCCTTTTGATCTAGCACGTTTAGGTTTCACTTCCCATTCTGGTTTTAACATAAGGGTAGTGTTCATTTTTATAAGTTTTTTAATCCAATTAAACATACAGTTTATTTACCTTTCATGTTGGAGCGGGTAATGGGGTTCGAACCCATGACCTTCTCGTTGGCAACGAGACGCTCTACCACTGAGCTACACCCGCCTTTTTTGTATGTATTATACAAAGTTGGACACACCGGTGAGAATCGAACTCACATACAAGGATTTGCAATCCTCTGCGTAACCATTCCGCCACGGTGTGTTGGCGGTCCCACGGGGAATCGAACCCCGCTTTCATGGATGAAAACCATGTGTCCTAACCGATAGACGATGGGACCGGTTGGCGGTCCTTACGGGAATCGAACCCGTGATCTTCCGCGTGACAGGCGGACGTGTTAACCGCTACACCAAAGGACCTTGGCTGGCCCACAAGGACTCGAACCTCAAACCTCGGTACCAAAAACCGGTGTGATACCATTTCACCATGGGCCAATAAAGACAGTATACAATGGATCTGTGACAAAGTCAAGACTTGACAATTTTTATGAAATGTAATATATTAATAATTACGTGATGTG